ATCATACACAAGACGTTTATTATATGGATAAATATGAATGGAAAAATAATTTTTATGGAAAGAAAATACTTTTAATAGGTGGTGCTGAAAGTGCATTTGATATAGGTCATGTATTAGTAAAAAATAATAGCGATTTATATTTTACTACAAAAAATTATATTGAATGGTTTCCCCCCGGAAATGATACAGAGGAAAATATAAAAAGAGCGAAGAAAATTAATAATAATTTAGATAAAGTAATAAATATTAGTGGAAACGAAACGACAGATATGAATTTAAATTATATAGAATATAGTTTACCTGAACCAATGTCTGCTATTTGGCATGAATATGGAAGAATTATTTTAAACATACCATATAAAATAATTACTGGGAATTTTTCGAACGATCAACCCAATTGTAATCATATACACAAAGAATTATGTAGTATAAATGAAACACCAACTAATTTATTTAAGAAATATGTAGTAAAGCGAACGGAATTTTTATTAGATATCCATGAGAATAAAGTAAAAATAATAAAATTTCCAAAAAAAATAGAAGGTAGATTAGTAGAATATGAAAATAATTTAATAAACGATGTAGATATTATAATATGTGCAACTGGATATAAAAAAAAATTCCCCTTTTTAGATGCAAAATATACAGAAGGCGAGTATATAAAAAAAATGATACCTAAAAATACAAATAATTTGGCATTTATTGGTTTTGCTAGACCTACTATGGGTAGTATTGCTGCAATTGCAGAAATGCAATCATGGTGGGTAAATGAATATTTTTATAATAATTTAAATTATCAAATAAGACAACCCTTTTTCAGAAATATTGATCCTTTAAATTTAGATAACGAGCATATTAATACACTGGTAATCGGTTGTTTTTATTTTACAGATTTGGCCAAAGATATGGATTTACAACCTAATATGACTTATTTACTTTTTACAAATTTTGAATTATTTACTACTATATTATGTAATTCTTGTCATCCTATGATGTATAGAATTCACGGGAAAAAACGAACACATGAATCGGAAAAAATATTGTTAGATACTTGGCCTTCATTGAAAAACAAAAACACTATTTCGAAATTGTATTTACTGTTTTTTGTATTATTACATATAATTTATTATTTGATACTGTTTATTGTACTTTATTTATTATTTAAATATTTAAATCCAGTAAAATATATTCATAAAGTAAAAAAAATATATATGAATAAATAAACAAAATTCTATTATTCTATGTTAACCATTTGTAAATTATTACTTGCATCGACATTATACAATGGGTTTGTTTGTTGCAAATATTGTAGCATATCGTTCAATTGAGGTGAATAACTGACTTGTTCTTGAGCATCACGTTTTCTACGTTTTGTGGGATTTACTCCTATTTGTATATTTTGATTGATTATTTCATTTGATTTTGTACGTTCATATAGTTCAGTTAAACTGTCATAACTCTTGGACGAAGTATCAACTGTATTTATTGACGAAATACTATTTTCCCGAACCCTATTTTCATTTTCCATCTCATTTGTAGACATATTATAATAAAATATATTATTTTTATTATAATAATCAATTTTTTCATTAATTTATAAAAAAGTTAATGGTCATAATAAGGATTGTCGGTAATTGTCATACCACAATATTCTTGGGGTTCATTTTTATAATCCTTGGGTTTATGAATGCCAGCTTCTTCGGCTTTTTCAAGTAAATATTGGAAATTGTCCCAGAATTCTTGTTTGTGTCCAATTGATTCAGTCATAATATGTGCCATTTCGTGAATAGCAACAAACATTAATGTATGTTCATCAATTAAATTATTATTATTTTTCTTTTTCTTATTTAAACAAAATGCCAATTTCTCGCCTTTGTTTTCACTATATGCAGTGAATTTACTTGTTGGTAAGGTTTCTTTGATTTTCGTTTTACTAAATCCTTTTACTAATCGCTGCACGGCTTCTTCGTCGCCGCAATTATTATTCATATAATCTTTTAAATCCATACATTTATTTGTAACAGTGGCTAATAAATCCGCGGCTTCTTGTAATTTATTACGTTCTCTGACACAATATTTATTTCCATCTACTTGTGAAACAATACATTTTAAATCAAACTCGCCGTCATTTTTAAAATAAATGTAAAAACAAATAACGATAATAACGACAATCATAAAAAAATTGTAAAAATCATTGTTCATGATACTATACTATATAAAAACATTAATTTATTCCACCACAATATTGTTATTATTAATCATATTTTGAATATTTATAATTATCGCATCAATATCGTCATTTGATGTCAAGAATGTCTGTGCTAGGCGCATTGTACACGCAAATGATGCTCCACTATGTCCATCGTTCTCAAGGGCTTTTCCTAATTTATATACTGTTTCATTTGTTGACCACATAAATCCCGCAGAATTATCGTCAAAATGTTTAATATATTCAAGGCAATTGAGTTCTTTAATGGCTTTAACAGCATTAAGAACTAACTCCAACTCATATGATGTATAAATAGTCATTGTATTTGTTTATAATAAATGTTTTATGTTATAAACAAATCAATTTTTACGATTGCTTATTGAATCGCAAATACGTCGTATAGTATGTGAGTTTATTGATTTTTTTAAGTAAGATACAAAGACCATATTATCTTTATAAAAGTATTTTTTTATTAACTGATTTACCTCAGGCAATGTAATAGTTTTGTATTTACTATCAAATAAATTCTTATATGAAATATTATGTAAATTTTGTATCATACATATAGCATTATGGTGTGAAAATGTGTCACTGTCTTCCATCTCCATTTGAAAATGTGCTTTAATACTTTGTTTTGCTTTTTTTAACATTGTTCCATCAATACCATTGTGTATAATGTTATTTATGACCTTTACAAGTGTTTTTAAAACTTCTTCATATTTTTCAGGATCACATTCTATATTAAAAAGAAAGTCACCTGCGTGTTTAAAATAGGTTGTTTCACAATAAGTATTATAAGTCAATCCGCGTTTTTCGCGAAATTCTGAAAATAACACACTACTCATACCAACAGATAAAATATTGTTTAATATTTGCAACACATATACATCAGGACTATGTATAGAAGACGTTTTAAATCCAAGAAAAATTAAATTTGTATGCATTTTGGGTACTATTTTAGTATACATTTGCATTTCGGTATAAGTTGTTTTACACATTTGAATATTATAATTATGTTTATCAATATTGTATGATTTATTAAAATGACTGTTTTCTACGGATTTTACCACGGAATTCATTTTATGTGTGCTACATACACTAATTACAAAGTTGTGTGGTAAATAAAACTGTTTGTACATTTTATAGAGTTCTTTTAAATCAGAGAATGTGTTGTGATATTGTATAATATCAACCGGATGTTCATAAGAACTATTTTTATACATTATTTTATTGTAATCTATATCTATTAAGTATTCATAATCATTTTCATCTTTTAAGTTCTCTTCGCGTATAACATGTTTTTCCTTGTTATATTCTTTTGATGGGAAAGTGGAGTCCAATAACATAGAACCCATTGTATTTATGCAAATATCTAAATCTTTATTTAAACATTTCACAGTATATGATGTATATTTTTTTGTAGTGGTGGCATTATTTACTGCTCCAATATTATCAAATGTTTTTAATATTTCATTTCCACTTTGTGTTGATGTGCCTTTAAAAACCATATGTTCAATTGCGTGTGCATATCCTCGTGTTTTATCGTTTTCATAAGCACTACCAAAATCACATATTATGCAAATCGAACATATTTCATTGTTAAATGATTCTTCATGGACTATTCTTAGACCATTTGGTAATTGTTTTTTAAAGATCATAATATAATATATATTATGATTTAAATAATTTATTGGCTTCCGATTTCGAAATCTTTGCGATGGGGATCGCTTTCGATGGTAGAGTTCATCCAGGGTCCAACATCAACCTTTGGGATGGAAGGGTCACTGCGGATGGATTGGTTGGCATTTCTCAAAGTTTGTCCGATAGTTTCTAAATTGCTAAGAGGAGGTCCAGCACGAAGGAGGTCGGGTGCCATAACACCATTTGTCTTACCCACAGCGGTGGGGTTAAGAGAAGCAAATTTGCTGTTTTCGTCATTGGGTAAAAGGTCGCTAGGGTTGGCTACAGGCATAGAAGGTGTAGCGGGGGCTGCAGGGGCAGCAGGTTGTTGGGGTGTTTCTTCCTTCTGGGCAACGGCTTCACCGTGACTGTGTCCCAATGATGAATAACCATCAGTAATCATTGATTTTGAACTGCCATAACCAAACATCATAACAGCTAAAACAATTAATACAAGAAATATAATTAAACGTTCATTTGTGAAGAACTTGGCTAATCCGCGTTGTAGATCTTTCAACATTATATATAAAGTGGCGATAATATATTTCATTAAATATATTTTAATTATCTAAAGATTCTACTTCTTCTTCGCTATCATCACTATCTTCAATGGATTCTAGCATATATGTATTTTTAATTCTTCGGGCCTCTAAATAAGATGCTAGCGCCAATTCTTTTGCTAACTTTGCTTTTTTTCGCGCATCTTTGTACATTTTATAATAAACATCTTTTCGCTCACTTATTTCAAAAGTTTCCTCTTCTTCGGCAGGAACTAAATCAATTTCTTCTAAACCATTGCTAAAATTTTGTAAATCTTCTTCATTTGATATTTTTTCTTCGTTTTGTTCAACACTTTCATTATTTTCAATAGGTTCTTCTAGATTATTTGAAATCTCAGTTTCATCTTTTGTCATATGTTCTTGTACATCTTCATTATTATTTGAAACAATTAATGCATTGTCTAGAGTTGCGACCAATTCTTCACCAATCTTTCCTTTTGTGTTTTCACTCTCATTTATTTCAATGTTAATTGGTTCGGTTACTGGTTCTTCTGTAACTACATTTTCATTAATATCTTGTTCATTATTCTTAATTAGTTCTTCCTTATTTTCAATTAAATTTGAAGATGATTTAAATACACATTTCGAAAATAAATTCTTCTTTTCTAATTTCATCATTTGTTTAATTTCAATCATAATTTGAAAACTACGAGGACTACATTTAATACCTTGAATTTCCAATATTGTCATAATTTCACTCTCATTAGTTATTTGGTCAAATTCGACTTCTTCTTCACGTTCATCATATACTTTCAATTGGGGTTTACCCAATGCAGTGGGAATATCTACACGTACTAAATAATATTTACCGGATTTAAAAAGTTTAATGGGTGACGTAAAATAATTTTCAATATCAGAAAGTTCTAAATCTCCTTCAAACCATTCTTCCCGCGATTGGAAAATCTTATTATGGCAAAAATCTTCTAAATTTTCCAACCATTGAATAAAATCACCATTTTCACTATTAAACATCAAATCAATTAAAAACTTCTTGTTTGTATTCACAATACCATTTCGTGATAAACACTTTGGTGGTTGAATATAAACTGGTTTATTATTTACACTAAAACGTATAAAATATGAACCACCTGAGCGAGACATAGGATTTGATAATACTAATTTATCAAATGGAAAAGTGTTGGTTGCTTCAAATATATTATCCATTAATAATATAATTTTTATTAAAAATTATAAATGAAAACGAATGTATAATCGTTTGTTTTTTGTAAACACAGTATTCTGTATATATAAATAATGTCAAATACAGTAAGAGATACATTAACACATTTACTACACGACAAACGTCTACTGGAAGATTTTAGGGAAATAAGTAAGCCCTTTGTTGACACAATTTATAAAGAATTACACATTTATATAATATGTTTGTTACTATACAGTATTTTATTATTTGTACTGATTCTCACTATTTTAGGAATTTTAATTCGTATAATATCATATCCTAATATTTTTCTCAATAAAGTATATAATGCGCCAATCCAAAGCGATGAAAGAAACTAAAATGAAAGGAGGAAATCCTGTACCGGAAACATCTAGTCAAGAAACTCACTCTGGCGGAGACGAAACTCCCGCTGAAACACCAGAAGGGTTTGCACCATTTACTGGTGGTAAGAGAAAAACCATGCGTAAGTCAATGCGCAAACAGAAAGGTAAGTCAATGCGCAAACAGAAAGGTAAGTCAATGCGTAAACAGAAAGGTAAGTCAATGCGCAAGTATAAAAAGAAGGGCGGTTTTATTTCTGCTGAAGTTGCCACTCCTTTACTATTTTTAACTGCAAATACAATGGTAAAGAAAAATAACACCAGAAAGCAAAAGAAGTAAACTGTTTATTATTTATCTTAATAATAATAATAAGATAAATAAGCAAAATAATATATTTTATTCATTATAATGAATAGTTTAGTAAATTCTTCTTTAACGGATGATACAAAACAATGGATTGCCATAGATAATCAATTGAAAATATTAAATGAACAACAAAAACGATTGCGAGCTCAAAAACATTTACTATCAGAACGTATATGTAATAATATGGCAAAAATAAATAGTGATAAAATGTCACTGAACAATGTTATTATAAGGAAATATGAAAAAAAAGAATATTCCCCATTAACCTATACTTATGTAGAGAATTGCTTGAGTAAAATAATAAAAAATAGAGAACATGTTGATGCAATTTTAAGAAAAATTAAGCAAGAACGAACTATAAAAAGCAGTTTTGACATAAAAACATTGTAGTATACTAATGCAAAGTAAAATTATGTATTTTCCATATATATATTATATATAAATGGAACATTTAACGTGCCCACTTGGTTTATGTATCGATCATTCTTTGAATGGTGGTTCATTACCTATGAAAATTTATGAAAATAGAGAACCTCTTATTATTACAACCGTGTTTTTCGATAAACTAATGGATTTAGTTACAATTACAAACTTCAATGATCATTTAATGAAAAAAGTAAAATGTAAAGTATCTCACAATAAAACGCAGAAATTACGCAAGAATTAAACTCACAGTAAGTAATGACTGCATAATAGATAATATTTTCGATGTGTTTGTAATTGGGTAAATGTCACCGTAACCAACCAAACACCCGGTAGAAATGGAAAAATATAGGCGATTAAATATTTTTTGAATAATATTAGGTTTAATTTGTGACGGGTCTAGTTCTTGTTGCTCAACTTCTATTTTTGTTGTTTTTGTGCTCTCATCAATATTTTTTTCTTTTTCCATTTCTTTTGAAATATAATTATCATAATTATCAAATTTTTCTTTTGATACTTCTTCAACATCTTTTTCCACTTCTTTTTTTATAATTTCGTCTTTTGTAATATCTTTTACTTGGTTTAATCCTTTAAAATGATTATCATCAATCAATGTGTACAGTAATGTAAAAAATAAACATGATAAAAATAAAATGATTATTTTATTTACACGTATAAATTTAATTAGTTCAGGGTATTTCATAAGTATTTATATAGTATACTTATAAAATTTAATTTTCGTTTGACCATTTATTATAATTAAATGAATTCATATTTAAACATTGGTCTCCATTTTCTTTCCAATATTGGACCTTTTCATCCATTTTCTTTTCTTCTTCTGTTTTTGGAATATGAGGACCACTTGTAGATAGTTTATCTAAATTGCATTGTTTTGCTTCTGGCTTTACACCATAACAATTAACACCAAACTTGATATTGGGATTTGCCATATACCCACCATTTATACCGGGTCGTCCGCATGCATTTTTATGTTTATTTGTACTTTGTAATTTATTCCACGTTTCTTTTTGTGTGGGGAAATATGCCATTTGATTCGCAGACCAACCATAATTACACCATTCACCTCCATTATTATAAGATTCTTCTATTTGATCGTATGTGGCAAGATCCGCTCCATATGCTTTACATATTGCCTGAGCGTCCTCATAATTGTATTTATTATTGGAAAAGTTAAATACCTCTTTCTTGGGTCCATCATCAACCGGAGCTGTATTTTCAGACGAGTCATTTGGTGTTACTATTTCTTTGGTTTCCTCTTCAGGCACTGTTTCCGGTACTGTTGTATCGGGTATTTCGAATATTTTTTCAAAATCATCAAATATTGAGACATCAAATGCTATTTTAAATAACATATAAGCCAATATTAACATAAATAATAACCAACCCACGGTTTCAAGAACGTATATTGATACTGGTTTTGCACCACCTTTCATTGGAATTCTAAATATATATATCATCGTGTAAAGTATCAAAATATATCCTAATTGATATATCCAAGCATAATCGTCTTTAATATAATTTTTAACACTTTCCCATCGTTCTTTTAAAAATGTTTCCTGTTTCGCTTCATCTAATGAAAAGTAAAAAGCAATAAACGCAGCAATAAATACTGCTGCTAATAATAGGTCTATAATATAACTAAATGTTATTTCACGACTGGATGAACCTTGACCTGTAAACATTCCTAAAACAAAATAAGCAACAATATAAATAACAATAAAGAACAATAGTAAATATAAATTACTTAAAGTAAATACCTTTTCTTTCAAAAAATCCTCGTTCAATGTAGTTTCCTCGGTTGTTTCAACTGGTACTTCCTCGGTTGTTCCATCGGTTGTTTCAACTGGTGCTTCCTCGGTTGTTCCATCGGTTGTTTCAACTGGTGCTTCCTCGGTTGTTCCATCAGTTGTTCCATCGGTGGTTTCGTCGGTTGTTCCACTAGATTGATCAGTACTCCCCTCCCCTTCCATATTTTCTTTTAAATTCATATAATTCAAAAATTTCATCATAATTATTGTAATATATTATATACATTTATTTTTTTCGATAAAATAAACAATACGCTTGTTCTGTAACTAGCGATGGTTCATTGGCAACTCTTGATATACGTGCATCATTAAATAAATGCCATTGACCTAATGCATTTTTTACAAAAGAAGTATAATGTCCACCCCCGACATTTCCACTGTGATTACATATACCAAAACAATCATATTTATAGTTATCATTGGTGACTACATATTTTTTTAAATCTAAATCATTAATCGGAAAATATATTTTGTTTTGTATTTTTCTTAAATTGTAATTAAAGCGTTTAAATGTAATTATCAATATTTTTGGTAATTTCCAAAACATCATTTTTTTCTTTGCATCTTGATAATTCTTTGTTTCATCATTATACCAAGCATTGTCATTTGTAAGATGTTCTTCATTTGTATAATGGTCAAAACATTTGTATATATTATCAAATATTTCTCCATTTTTAAAAATAGGCAAATCAATAGAAAAAAACATTTCAGGTGTTGTGCTTTTTAATTTATTATTCATGTCATAAATATGCGAAACAGAAATCCCATAAAATATATCCATAATTTCGGAATACTCTTTTTCATAAGTTGTTTTAATTAATTCATAACATTTTTCATCAACACTATTTAATTCACTGGTTATATTTATTTTTACTTGTTTACATAAACCTTTATGAATACATTCCATAAAAAAAATCAAAAATTCTGAGATATCGTTTTGTTCCCAAGTAGAAAAAATATCATATTTTAATTCCTTTGAAATGATTTGTAAACTATGTACAAAACGATGAGGTTTTACTATTCCATTACCACTCCACATAACATTTCTTAGATTATTCCATTCTTTTAATAATAATGATTCATTATTATTATTATAAATCGTGTTATTATCCAAAAATAAATTCAATTCATAAATATGGTTAATTATTTGTAAACACGAATTTAAAAAACATGTATTACCTAAGTTATATAGGCCAACAAGACCATTTTTGCTATATTTATCCATTATAAATATATATAAATATATCTTTATATAGTATTACAATGGATAATAGACGAAATATTCAAAATATATTTGATGATATTTCAAATCTAGCGGCTGGTCAATCAGAATCAGATCGTTCTTGGTATGAACCTCCACCAAGACGCCGTTTCATTAATCAACACTTAAATCGCGATGAATATAGACGTTTTACAAATACAAGAGAAAATGTATTTAGTAATTTAAGAGAAAATGATTTGATTGACACACTGCAGAGTACAATAAGAAGTTATAACGATAATTTCAGACAATATCAAGATAATACTTTATTATTAATTTCTTGTTTGCAAGAGATGTGGAATCATACTAGAACCAATAATCGTCCACCTCGTGCTAATTTTTCATACCGTTTTGTACCTCAAAATATGGCTTCATTTAATCAACCAGTAATAGTTGCCCCAACACAAGAACAAATTAGAAATGCAACTGAGAGATGTACTTATGACATAAATAATCCTACGTTAAATACAAGTTGCCCCATTAGTATTGACAATTTTGAAAATGGAGAACATATTTTGCGTATATTACATTGCGGACATAGTTTTCGCACAGAATCACTAAGACAATGGTTCAGAACAAATACCCGTTGTCCCGTATGTAGATACGATATACGCGAATATCAGACAAATCAAACAGCGGGAAATGAAGACAATGAAAATATAAATGAGAATACAAGTGATGCTGATTCATTACCACCATCTCCTCGTCCATTTGTACGAACAAATAGCACAGGGTCAAATAATCCAATTGAAAGTGGTCTGGTAAATGCTACAGCAGATATCATTAATCGTGTATTACAACGTACACTAAGTGGTGGTGATGCGGGTATCGAACAAGGGGACAATAATTTACATGTATTATCTTTTGAATTTCCTCTTAATTTGGAAATAGATGCGTCAAATGGTGACGTAGTATAATAAAAAAATATATATTTTCGAATATGTATTTTTAGTTCATAACAAATCCATAGTTTTTAAAATTTTCTTGTAATTCCTTCTTGTTGTTTATTTTTTCAATTTCTCGAAGTTTTTTATCAAAAAGCAATTGTTTAATTTTATCTGAACAATATTTTTCCTTTTTCTTATTGAATGTTTCCAAATCATTCTCATATGTATTTTGTAAATCTTTCATATCTACCAAATATTTTTTACGCGCGGGTTCTTTTTTTTGCATTTTCCAAATATCCTCTATTGCCAATCCAAACAATTGCTGTAACGGTTTCATTAATTGATTTGTAATATAATGGCCATAATCAATATTCAGTTTGTTTGTTTCTATAAATTCAGGCGTTTCAATGCGTTGGCCGGTAAGGGCTTTTTTGTTTTTATTTACTACAAATACATATTTGATGCGGTCACCTGGTTTAGGTTTATTTCCGGGATCTCGCTTTCCAATACGGTCGGACAATACCCAATGACCGATTTGTTGGGGATTTTTATATTCACTGCGTAATGCCCGAGTGATTGATAGTTTATCCATATTTACATCACCTTGTATGAGATTTTGCAAGGAGTCGTTCAAATAATCAATCGCATTTTTAAGATTTTGTGTACGCATCAATATATTGATAATTTCACCATATGTATCTTTTAAATAGTCACATGAATCTCTGCGTTTTAATGATAATCCCATATATTTCAGGTCTCCTTTGTTTGGGTCATCTTCGTATAATATGCCAACATAACGTTTTTTCGATAATAATACAAATGGCATAAATGTTTTTTCATATTCCAAATACATTGGATTTTTCAAAAACTGACTACATATTTTTTCGACTTCGAATGACAATTCGATAGTCATTTCCAATGCGGGCTGTCCTCTTATAGGTTTCCCATCCAAATCTTCAAAATTGAATGTATAGAATACACTATCTGTGTCACCATAAATATATTCTGCTCGAGTTCGTACTTCTGTACCATTTTTCATTGTAACAATTGTGTTTCCATAAACATCTTCGATCATACCTCGTGCATACATAATCATTTGTCGTCCAGTTGCAGTTGTACACGCAGCAACGTCTTTTTCATAAAATGTTGATGTTCGAGCACCACACTGACCATACAACGAATTTGCCGTTACCTTATAACCCAGCTGACGCTTATCCAAAATATTTTTCATAAATGGGTCGGGTTCGGTTTTAATCTTTTTTCGTGTGTCTTTTCTTGCTTTTAACAATTCTGTCAAAATAGATGGCATAATGGATTGTTGACCTTCGGGAAGCTGTGCCCATCGACAAACCTTCCGCCCGACTTTAACTTTTTCTTCACGCGATTTTGGTCCTTTTAATCGTTTATATTCATAAGCATCGAATTCAGTGTTAATATATTCAAATCCAGGTAAATTATCATAAACAAAATTACCAGATGCATCTTTTTCTCCTGTTTCTTCTTTTAAATTTCCTTCCAAATCATATGTTTTGGTCCATACTTTACTATCATGACTATAATTTTGACTAATCATTGAAGACGGATACAACGAACTGTAATCAACGCACGCCACAGGATTATCCATATACATCTTACATTTGGGAGGCAATACAATAGCTCCTTCATAACCACCGTCATTTTCTTTTTTCTCCAAATCAGGCATTAACGTTTTTTTCTCTTTACATTTTTTTGCAACATAACTGGTAAGTTTAATACCTTGTCCACGAAACACTAAAAATTCAATTGGAACACTACAAATATTTGACATCTCAACAAATCCTGTAACAACATCGATTTTGTTCATTAAATGATGAACAAGGTTACAATCCTGAATACAGTATTTTGCAACAATAGCGCGATCCGCTGATGTTCCATTTGTTAATCTAAAAATATCCTGAGGAGAAACGTCGTCCTTAGCAATACCCCATTTTATTTTTTTCTTTTTCTCAAAATGATGATGGTCTTTTATAACAATAACATTGTACTTTGTGTTGTTATGTGTTTTTTCATAAATATCCAACACTTCGTATTTTTGTCCACCATTATAATAATCGGTTGTAAATGTAATAAGTTCAATGTGTATAAAATCGTTTATGTGAAGTCCCTTTAAATTTGCACTATATAACTCACAACGTTCTTCGCCATTTACTTCAATATTTTCAAAATGTTTGATTCCGTCACTAATATAACTACCAACAACATCATCCAATTTATAAGATGATAAATTGAAATCACGACGAAAATACATATACATATCAATTTGTAAACGACCTTCGATATTATAATAACGCAAATCATATTCACCACTAGCAATCGCCAATTTTTTATTTTCAATACTGCACGGTTTATGACCTGTATTTTCTGTTTTAATACGCGATAAACTTAAAAACTGTTCTGTTACGCGCAATTCCATTGCACGTTTATACATGAACTGATAATCAAACCCAAAAATATTATATCCAATAATAATGTCTGGGTCTTCTTCTTGTATTAATTTAGCCCATTCACATAAAATATCTGCTTCGTTTGTTACAGATTGTATTTCAACATTTTTCACTTTATCACACGTATCCAAAACAAGACAATGATTTTTATATGGTTCTTGTTGTCCATATTTCATAAAGGTTGAACCAATAAATGTTACTTTATCACCTTCCAATTCAGGAAATAAACACATTAATGCTTTATCTATTAACGTAATTTTTTCGTCGCGTGTAATTTTTTCCTTCATCAATAATACTTCCAGCACTGTTTTTTTTGAAAATTTACGTTCAATGGAAGATTTCTTTGGTTTTGATGGAGTTGTTCGTTCTTCTACACTAAATTCAGTATTATTGATTTCTTCATCCTCACAAGGAGGACTGTATTTATTTACAATTTCATCTGCTTGTTCAATCAATTCATTTATTTTATCATTACTGGATTTATATATTTTTTCTAATGAAGTATCTAATTTTTTTATGCATTTCTCGATTTCTGATTCGTCAGATTTACCATTTTTCTGATATACTTTTTCTACATTTTCGCAATGTTTATTTTTGAAAAAGGCACACATTATTGATTTTTTCAACAATTCAAACCCATTGTCTTCGTTTACCAATGGTTGATTTTTAAACACATCAACAATATTTGTTGCTAATTTTTTATATGTTTTAATCGGCACAGGAAAATCACCGTGACTACTACTGGCCTCAATATCAAAACTACATATTTTAAATGGCACACTATCTTCTTTATTATTCAATGGAATAAGTTTTTTTACCCCACATTTATATTTATATTTACAGCATGTTGCGATACTAGGATCGTGTGTTCCCCTTACTTTTACCCACCCGGATGGAGCCACATTTGTAATATGAAAGAAACGCAATAAGGGCGGAATGTTACTCTCATATAATTGATATTGACTAAGAGCCGGATACTTAGATTTATCCGAATATTTCAAAAAATTCCTATTTACGTCAAATTCTTCTTCTTTTGCATTCCATAGACGCTTTACTTTATTAAAACATCGCGTACTAATAAACTCAATTAACATAAATTTGGGCTTTTCTCCTTGGGTGAATCCATACAATTTATTGTGATCGTCAACTAAACGCGTATTAAATGACATCTTATAATAATTTGTTCTGCAACTATCTTTCAATGCATCTTCAATGTCACAATGAATATTATTAACTGTAGTTATATTGGCATTATCCGGTAGCTTAACGTAAAAGAAGGGTTTAAAATCAATCACATCAATAGAACACGTTTCTCCTTTTTCATTTATGCCAAACATTTGAATATTAAAATAGCTTTCATCTAATTTAATTGTATTATGTGATTTAGATTTTTTAGCCAATAGTTGCATTTCTGCATCGGGTTCATCTACTTTACTACATACTCGAAAATCAAATAACCTAAATTCCTTAGCATTATCATTTTTTTTAACACGCATTGTCTTCTTAACACTGCTTTTCATAATATTTATTTATTATTATGAAAATCTTTTTAATCAATTTTTACTTCAATGTTTTTTTTGACTTTCTGTCCTTCTTTTTTTCCGTTTTTCCTTTTGATTTACCTTTTGGTGTCTTATTCGTTTTTACTTTTTTTTTTGATTTGCGTCTTTTTCGCGTCTTTTTTGTTTTTTTTGGTTTATCTTCAATCATAGACAATGGAGCTGGTGTTTCACCAGCATCTGCATGATTAAAAAAATCCCTCAATGTATCAACTTCTCGTTCATCTTCAAAGTACTCTAATTCCCCTTTATTATCTATTCTAAAAACGGTAGGATAACCACTTATATAGATTTCCTTATCTCCTTGAATACGTCTATTTAAATCCATAAGTTTATTATCTTTTTCTGGGTCACTAAATTCTATTTCCATTATCTCGTGGTTAACATTAATTCCGTCTTTCATTTCATTCCATTTAGGCATTAATTGTTGACAATGTCCGCACCATTTTGCGTGAATTAAACCAACTATTACTGGCATTATATATATATTATTATTATATAATATATAGGTAAATGTCTAAAACAATATTTCTCGCATTTTTAATATTTACATTTTTTCTAGGATTATACGTATTTATTGAACTTAGTTCAAAAATAAAACCATACGAAAAAGATAATTTACAAGAGTTTTTTGAAAACGATGATTCAAATTGTCCCAATCTTCTTGTAAGAAAAGATGGTGTCATATTATTATACAATACATCCAAACCAGTGGTTGAAGGATATAATCCGATGCCATTTTATAGTTTAGACGAATATATTGTTCATTTAGAAAGAGAACGCACAAAAGGAAACAATTGCCCTGTATTATATTTACAGGCGGAAAATAATACACAAGGTGAAACAGTTTATCGGGCTCGTCCCAGTCCATTTGATATGCAAGGTGGACTACAGACACAAGTACCCGAAGTATTATATAAAGAAAATGCACAAAAAATGTTGGTTCCTGTAATGGACGCGTCCCGTGGAAATCCTCCTTATAATGTAAAACATTATGCGGGTTTTGACGCGCATGGTCAACACGTGGGGCAAACAACAACATTAGATGAAATACACGCATCTACATCAAAACAACCCGCCAGTGATAACGCAATGGATGAAAATTGGGGAGGCGTTAAACATACACAAAATGCAGTTAAAGTAGGAAAATATAAAGACCGTGAAGTTACAAAACCAAATCATGCGAGTCACCCAGGAGCATTTTAAATTGAAACATTATATAAGGATCTAATATATAATGTTGTGTAAATATCAAAATATACTTGGAAAGGTAAATAAAGGGGTTCATAGTGTACGTTTATTTAATGTTGCTATAATGGACGTATTAATGACAATAATATCTGCATATTTAATTTATTTATTCCATCCGAATTATAATTTTTTTGTAATATTAGTATGTCTATTTATTCTAGGTATTGTATTACATCGGTTATTTTGCGTCAGGACAACGATTGATAAATTACTATTTCCAACTGCGAAACAATAACATATTTACAATAAATAAGTTTTAATACTATTTATAACATTTGCGCCCAATTTTCGTAGTTTTCCTGTATTACCTTTTATATAAAAGTCATCTAATAGTGCTAATTGTTTTTTATATGCATCTATAAAGCCATACAAACTGTCATAATCTTCCAGGATTTTTTTTGCTACGTTAGTACTGACTCCTGGTATTTGACTCAACATTAATATACCGATATTATCTTTTGTAATATTTTGTTTTTTTGCTGTTTTCACAACATCCGGATATTCTAATACATTTGTGTTAAGATTATAATTGTTGTAATATAATATCTTATTTTTTGAAAAATCACGAGATAATTTTTCACCCATTGACAATAAATAATCGGCACTTTCCTTGACATTCTGGGTTCTCGTAAGTGAAAATCCTTTGAACAAATTGATAGATGTTAATGATGTATAAATTGTTTTTTTCTCGATAGGATTGACTATACTATTAATATTGCCTTCTATTAAATAAATAATATTATGATTTGGAACATTAGATGCATTTGATAAACGAAATGATTGTTCTGTATAACGCCCATCCTTTATAGAAGCCATTAAATCAGTCAATGTTTTTCTTTCAATAATGCAAATGGTCTCATCATCGTCTTTTTTTATTACTATATCACCAATATCTAAACTTTCTTTCGCAATATCAAAAGAACAAGGTATCGGATGACTTAATATAATACTCTGAATATTATCATAAAGATCATGTTCTCGAATATCAATAATAATTTTCATTGTAAAAATAATGTAAATGGTTATTATATTATTTTTAAACTAAAATATTTAAGCACGTCCACCAGGCATACCAATAGGGTATGATGAACGAGTTGTGGATGAAACGGGCTTCTTCATTAATGAATAATTACTGGAAGTACCCTTAAACGCGGTAGCAGAGGCGGCAGAGGCAGTTGCCTTGGGCAAAAGACCGGCCTTTTTGTTTCCACCATTTGTTGATTGATTTGTGATGCTTGATGCGGACGCAACTTTCTTTGTTGTGCTAAGAACCATATTATATATATACTAAATATAATAATTTTAAAAAAAATATAAATATTAAAATTGATTAATGTATAAATTATTCATTTTATTACATTATAATGAATAATTCTACTAACTTGGAAGAAGATATTTTGATTAAACAGGATGAACAGGGAAACGAATTTCTATATTTTGATCCATATAACCCTCTAAACGTTCAAATAACAGAAAACGATATTAAAAATATACTTAAAAGATACAATATTAATATTCCCGTTCATAATTTCACGTTATATAAACGTGCATTTGTTCATCCATCCTATACACGTCGTCCAGATGATGAAAATAAAGCAAATAATATAGTAATTGCAAATAAACCCGATAATTGTTTACCCTTACATACTAAATGTAACGAACGATTGGAATTTTTAGGCGATGGTGTATTAGAATGTGTTACAAAATATTGTTTATATAAACGCTTTCCTAAAGAAAATGAGGGATTTATGACAGAAAAGAAAATTGCATTGGTGAAAAACGAATCCATTGGGCGGCTCGCATATGAAATGGGTCTTCATAAGTGGTATATTATTTCTAAACATTCGGAAGGAAAACAAACTAGAGTAAATCTAAAAAAACTTGGTTGTTTGTTTGAAGCATTTATTGGGGCCTTATTTTTGGATTGTAATAAAATTAATGTCAAAGATGATAATAGATGGTTTGAAAATGTATTTACAACAGGGCCGGGATTTCAAATTGCCCAAAATTTTATTGAAAATGTATATGACGCACACGTGGATTGGATTGGTCTTATTAAACACGATGAAAATTATAAAAATATTTTACAAGTGACTATTCAAAAGGAGTTTAAAGTTACTCCACATTATATTGAAATTAATAGTTATGATCAGGAAAAGGGATATCATATGGGTGTTTATTTATGTTTAGGACAACAACATTTTAATCTGAAACACTTTCAATCTACAAACATAAATACATATAACTCATTTCAAGATATACACGACGTAATGGAAAAACAACACAAGGTGTTTGTGTTTTTAGGAGAGGGTATACATAAAATCAAGAAAAAAGCTGAACAAATTGCATGTAAGCAAGGATTAGAAGTTATGCAAAAATTTGTATAAAAGTAGATATCTACAATAATTTATAACATTATTGTATATGAATATAGATACGTTAAAAAAACGACCACAACCTAAACAAAAAACGGATTTTGAATTTTTTATTGATAATCCTGTACAACAAAAAACAATGGAAATTATTGATAAACGTGGTAGTCAAGTTATAAATCGCGATGAAATATTAAGAAGAGTAAAGAAAAATGTTACTAGAAAAGATGAAGTAGAAACCGACGCGATTGATAAATCCATTATTGCAAATAAAGAAGATATTTCTGATTCTTCCGAAATTATTGATGAAACAGAAACTGAAAAACCTAGCAAAGATATTGAAGTTGTTCAGGAAACCGAAGCTGAAAAAGAGGTTGACAAACAATCAGACATGGATGCTGAAAAAGAATCCGAAATGGAAAAGGAGGTTATAGCTGAACCAGAAGAGCCAGTTGAAAAAGTGCAAAAAAAACGAGGACGCAAACCAAAAGAAGGAGTATTTGATGACAGTGTTATAGAAGCGGGATTAGAAGAAATGAAAAAAAAACTTCCAAAAGAACTCGGCGATCAAATTATTATACGTGCACCCACATATTATATGAACAATCGTAAAATTTTTACGAAAAAAATCAATGAAGCATTCAACGATTATTTAAAAAAAATTAAATCAAGTGAAAAAACAAGCAAAGATCCTGAACAGCGCACTCTGTTTACGCACCAGGAAATAGTTCGCGATTATTTAAATATTTATACTCCATATAGGGGTTTATTATTATTTCACGGGTTGGGTTCCGGTAAAACGTGTTCTTCTATTGCGATTGCCGAAGGAATGAAAACAAACAAACCGGTTTTTTTACTTACACCGGCTTCGTTAAAAATGAATTATTTTACAGAATTGAAAAAGTGCGGGGATGATTTATATAAGAAAAATCAATATTGGGAATTTGTTTCAATTACAGGTAATCTTGAACGTGTTGAAATATTAAGTAAAACATTGTCTTTATCAAGAGAATATATTCGAAAGAAAAAAGGAGCTTGGATGGTTGATGTTTCGAAAAAACCTAATTTTTCTACTTTAAGTTCTGATGAACAAAAGAGGGTTGATGAACAATTAAACGAAATGATACGTGTAAAGTATAGAGATGAAAATTACAATGGTATTGATTTAAAACGATTGAAAAAACTTAGCGGAGATTTTACTCGTAACCCATTTGATAATCATGTTGTTATTATTGACGAAGCACACAATCTTGTGAGTAGAATTGTAAATAAATTGAAAGATAAGAAATCAGTTTCATATAGATTATATGAATATCTAATGACTGCACAAAATGCTAAAATCGTTTTATTAACCGGAACACCTGTCATTAATTATCCAAATGAAATCGCTGTGTTATACAATTTATTACGCGGATATATTAAATCTTGGACATTTAAATTAAATGTTAAGACAAATGACAAGACAACCACTGAACGATTTCTTGAACTTTTTGATAAAGAAGGGTTTAATACTTTTGATTACATTGAATATAGTGGAAATAAATTGCAAATAACACGAAACCCATTTGGATTTATTAATACAAATAAAAAAGGTGTTTTAAAAGGAAAAAAACGTGGAGGTATGTATGGTGGAGCAGATGAAGATGCCGTTAAAAAGGGAGAACCCGAAGTAGATGAAGAGATGATAAATACAGAGGAATCTGTAACGGAGGAAAAAAAAGAAGTCGAAGATGGCGATGAAACAAAAAAACGAGACGAAGCGGAAGAAGGTGACGAAGCGGAAGAAGGTGACGAAGCGGAAGAAAAAGAAGAAGGTGACGAAGCGGAAGAAAAAGAAGATAGTGACGAAACCGAAGAAAAAGAAGATAATGACGAAACCGAAGAAAAAGAAGATAATGACGAAACCGAAGAAAAAGAAGATACAGGGGTTGATAATTATACTTCTCAGGATTTGATGGATGCCCAGCAAAAGATTGCTTCTGCTCAATATGAACGTATAAGTACATTACAAAAGCAAGTTGAAAATATGGAGGACGAAATGACCAATTTAAAAGAAAAAAATGGAATTTTGGAAAAACAGTTGGTTGATGGAGTATTAGAAGAAGGAAAGCAACAGGAATTAGAAAAAGATAAAGAACGTTTGGAATCATTGGAAGAAAAATTAAATGCATTAAGTGATAATATAGAGAACATTAAAGGAGATGTCAAGGAACCATCAGATGAAAAAGAAGATAATGAAAATGAAGAAAAAATGAAAAAAGAATTAGAATCTCAAAAAGAAATGTTCGAAAAACAAATGAAAACACAAGAAGAACAATTTGAAAAATTAAATGAAACTATTAATCAACTGCAAAAACAAAATGAAGATTTACAAGGACAAATAAATGATAATGATAGTAATAAGTCGACCAATTATGACATGCCAAAAATAATAGATAAGCAATATCAAATGTCATCTACGCAAGATGAATTATTGGAAAAACAAAAAGGCATTATAGAGAAGCAAGAAAAAGACATTGGTGATTTGCAAGGAAAGATTGAAGATCTTAGTGGTAAAATAGATAAATTAAATGATAACGACGATGTTGCAAAGCAACAAAATGCATTAATGAAAGAACAAGAAAAAGAACTAAAACGAGAAATAGAGCAAATGCAAAAAGACAAGGATAAATCATCGAAAGAATTGGAGATTTTAAAAGCAAAGAAGAGTAAAAAAGGAAAAAAAGATAAGGATGTTTCTGACGATGAAGAGGAAGAAGAGGAAGAACAAACATTATATGGTGTATTTGAGAACAATGTGAATGCATTGGGAAAAAATATAGGAAATGTATTCGGAGTAGGAACACAAGGGGCTATTGTCGGTGGTACAAAGAAAAAGCGTAAACCCGGAAAGCGCAAAACAGAGAAAAAGAAGAAAAATCAAATACAGATTGTTGATAAAATGATTACTGATGAAGAAGATATTGAAGATGATGCAAATGTTCGCAAAATGTACCAAATGGGACATAACCAAATATATGCTCCTCATTATGGTGGAGGGCCTTATGCAGACAAGTATAATGGCGTAAAACTCGACGCTGCAGGAAATATAACAGACGATTTGTTTCAATCTACCATATTAAAAATATTAAAGAAATACAAATATGATGTAAAAGATTCTGATATTATTGTAGATAGATTCAAATGTTTGCCAGATGATAAAGAGGTTTTTAATAAAATGTTTGTAAATGTGAGTAATGGCTCTCTATTTAATTCAGATGTTTTGGTGCGTCGTATATTAGGGTTAACATCATTTCTAAGTGACAAAGAAGAATTAATGCCTAGTATTATCAAAGGCAAAGATGGTTCAAAATTTCACATTGTAAAAACAGAAATGAGCGATTATCAATTTGGTTTATATGAAAAAGTACGTAAAGAAGAAGCTGAACAAGAAAAGAAATCACGTAAAAATGCATTGAAAAATAAAGATGATAATGAATTATATAAATTTTCGTCAACTTATCGCATTTTTTCACGCGCATTATGTAATTTCGCATTTCCCCCTGATGTTGAACGTCCCATGCCCAGTAAAAAAGAAGATGTTTCTGAAGATGCAGTGGATGGTATTAAGAAAAAGGAAATTATTAGTCGTGATAATTTTAATCCAGAAGACGAAAGTGCGATTACAGATGATACAAGTTATCAAAAGAAAATAACAAAATCACTAAAAGAATTAGCAAAAATGGAAAAGGGCGGTAGCTCGAAATATTTATCCAAAGATAGTTTGCAAATGCTTAGTCCCAAATTATTATCGTTATTAGAGAACTTACAACATCCCGATAATATTGGATTACATCTTATTTATAGTCAGTTTAGAACGATGGAAGGTGTTGGAGTATTAAAACTCATACTTGACGCAAATGGGTTTGCGGAATTTAAAATTAAAAAATCAGCAAATGGTGACTGGAGTATTATTCAGAAAATAGGTGATGAAGATAAACCCAAATATGTTTTATATACTGGTACAGAGACAGCTGAAGAAAAAGAAATAATTCGTAATATTTATAATAGTGATTGGGACGTTGTACCTCCATCATTGGTTGCACAATTAGAAAAACGACAAAAAAATAATCAATATGGAGAACTTATTCGAGTGTTAATGATTACTGCTTCGGGAGCCGAAGGTATTAGTTTAAAAAACACACGTTTTGTTCATATTGTTGAACCCTATTGGCATATGGTACGTAAAAACCAAGTCATTGGACGTGCTCGACGCATTGGAAGTCATTTGACTTTACCCAAAAAACATCAAAATGTAAAGGTTTATTTGTATTTATCAACATTGTCTGAAACACACAAAACAAGTGAAAAACATATTGAATTACGCATTCGTGACATTAGTCGTATTGACGGTAATACTCCTGTAACAACAGATGAAACGTTATTCGAAATTTCAACATTAAAAGACAATATCAATAAACAAATATTGGATGCCGTCAAGTCAAGTGCTTTTGATTGTAGTTTATATGCTACGAAAAAAACAGATGAATCTGTTGCGTGTTATAGTTATGGAAACATAAAATCCAATGATTTTGGTAGTATTCCAAATATTGACATTGATAAATCAGACAAAAAAGAATTAAATTTGAAAGAAAATGTTCTCGATAATTTACAAGAAATAACATATAAAGGTACAAAATATACATTAGATATCAAAACTAACAAAATATATGATTATGAAAGTTATCAAGCAGCACAAGAAAAAATGGGGGATTTAATATTTGTAGGTAAGATGGTCAGTAAAGATGGAAAACAAACGATTGAATTTATTTAATTATTATTATTGTAATTGTTGTTATAGTTATTGTTATTGGTATTATAGTAGTTGTTGCTGTTGTTGTAATTCACAATATTATTTTCAAAATTATTATTATAAATAGGCACTTCAAATAAATCCCTTGGGGCAGTTGGACTCGTTTGAATATATAGATTATCAGGTAAATTCGTGTATTGTTCAGCATGGCCTATACGAGTGATTAGAGATTGTATTCGGTTTTCTTGTACACGCCTGATTTGTGTAGTTTCATTATTTATCATATCTTGAAAAACTTGCATCCACCATATACGATCGAATTGTGACATGTTGCGAAACCATTGCAATATTTCATTTTCATTATTTGAAACGTTCATGCTGTTATTATATTAATATTATAAACACATTAATATAATATACTAATCAATTTCTTTTAATAAAAATTGATTCATATTTTTCGTTAAGATATAATTATATATAATTCATAATTATGAGAAACCCTATTAGCGTTGCGTGTGGTATTTTGGAGGTCATTCCCAGTGAACAAAAAGAATTCATTTCGGACATACATTTGTATGTTACGGATTTAAAGTTTGTTGCACCCGAAGTGTTAGGAAAAGACCCAAAACATTGGCATAAATTTAGTCAAATTCTTAACAAATATATTTCACAAGATGATTACAATAATACAGAATGGTGTAAAGGGGTGATTAACATTTTTACAGATCCAAATTATGAAGTAGTATAAAAAAGAGGATGATTTATAACCAATTCCTGAACAATCATTCCCAACGACGCAATCATTGCTAGACGTCCATTATTCAACTCTTTATCCAATAATAATCCATTTTTTTCCTGAGCCAAGTCAATGTCAAAACTTAATCCAATATCGCCAGGTTGATATTCCTCTTTAAGTTCAAATGGATTAGTATATGGATTTTTCCATCCACGAAGCATTGAATTAAATTCAGACGCAAACATAATAGTTAAAATGGCGACTTTTCCTGAAGAAGGAAGTTCATCAAATCCGTGAATGGCTTGTTTGTGTGTAAATTGTTCTACAATGGGTATTAATGTTGCAGAAACCATACCAATACGTCCATGTTTTAATTCGGCTTCTCTGTAATAATTTACTTTTGTAGTATCCTTTGAAAATCCAAATGGATCAAATGACTCCAATGGTGGTGTAGAACCACGAATAACTGATGGGGGTGACAAGCGTTCAACTTGTATAATACGTGAAACACATTGTGTAAGCATAGATAAAGACAAAAGAAAGAAGATTCTCATTATACATAAAATATACATTATTTTTTATGTATTTTCCCTAAATATATAAAAAAAATATTACAGCATATATGCTGTAATGACGTGGCATATATTTTATTATATTCTGACGTGGCGTTTTTTCGTTTTATTAAAATATTTAGTACACCGTTTTTTACGTTTACACGTTTTTTTTGCTAACTTATATGCTTTCCCTTTTTTATTACACCCTTCTTCCAATAAATGAAAATCATAGAATACTGTATTGCCCCCGGTAATCGCACTTGCCAGTCGCGCAATGCCCCAAGATTCAGCGGTTTGATTTGGTCGAGAACCACTTGAATAGTACGCACCACGTCCTTTATTAACTATTTTTTCCAACGCATCAATACTACATTGAGTTTTTTCAGAAAGTTCTCTAGATGGTTTAATGTTCTCCATATTATAAATTTTCATTGCTTTATTAATATGTTTTGACTTCTTAGATTTATAGGATTTTACCTTGGGGCGTTCTAAATATTTTCCTTTTTTATAGAGTTTTCGAGAACGTAATATATTCTTTTTCTGTTGTATAATATCCTTTTTATCGAGATGTTTGGGAACGTATTTATCTGGAATACTCATTTATATTATAATAATATAAAAATAAAATTATGTATATTTTCAATGTCTAGTGGATTATTTGTGAATCCTACACTTTTTAATCCCATTGCAAATAAATTAAAAGTAATATTCTGCATACCCGGAAATCACTTTTCTAATAAATTTTTCATTTCGTGGACCCAAACACTATTAATATTAGGACATAAATATGATATTAAAATATCAAACCAGTACTCATCACAAGTTAATTTTGCACGCGCATTGTGTTTAGGTGCAAACGTATTAAATGGACCGGATCAGAAACCATTTAATAATGGTGGCATTGATTATGATGTAATTATTTGGTTAGACAGTGATATGGTGTTTACTCCCGAAATGATAGATAAGCTAATAAAAAATGGTATGCAACACAAGATATATTCAGGTATATATGCAATGGACGGTGGAAAACATTTATGTTGTGTAGAAGATTGGGATGAAGAATATTATAAAAACAATGGTTGTTTTAAATTTTTATCGTGTGAAGAGGGTGATGTAAAATTAAAAAACAATCATAAAATAGTGAAATGTGCATATGTTGGTATGGGATGTATGGCCATTAAAAAAGGTGTTATTGAAGATGAACGATTTAAATACCCTTGGTTCTTTAGAAACATTACAGAATTCAATCACAATGGTGAGATTATAACGGATGGAACAAGTGAAGATGTAAGTTTTATACGAAATCTAATTGATAGTGGTGTAATACAAGATGTTCCTGTAGATTTATCATTACGTTTTGGTCATGAAAAACACATAGTATATTAATTTATAGTTTATACATTATAAATTAACTAACAAATATAACGTTTATTTCTTATAGTTATCTGTAATTTTATTCTTACAAGCGGCGTTCGGACATCTTTTAACGAAATATTAATGCGTTTAAAAATGTTTTTAAAAATAATATATAAAACAATCCGCATATATATTGTTATAATGAACGAGGAAAATAACGTATTAACTATTCGAACCGTTCAAATCCAACCCATTCGTAATATGATTACAGCAATAAAAGATATATTAACCGATGCAACAATGACATTTACAAAAGAAGGATTAAAAATTATTAATTTTGATAAAACACATACTATTTTAGTAAATGTAAATTTAAATGCAATTAATTTCGAATCTTATAATTGTGGTCCAAATAAAATCATAGTGTGTGCAAATACTATTCATCTGTTCAAAGTTATTTCAACAATGTCAAATGATGATACATTATCTATTTATATAGAAAAAGATGATTATCATGATGGAGTTGTTTCCCATTTAGGGTTACAATATGATAATGGTTCAATTAAACAATGTTATAGTCAAAAACTGCGTCTTATTGAACCCGATACAGAAGAAATGAGCGTTCCTGATGTAGAATACTCTACTGTGATTAATTTACCTACAAGCGATTTTCAAAAGATCATTCGTGATATGAATGGCATTTCGGACAGAATTGAAATCAAGTCAGTTGGTCAGGATTTGATATTTTCCTGTGCAGGATCCTTTGCTAAATCGAAAATTTATCGTTCTGAATCAAATGGAAATATGGAGTTTATACAAAAAAGTGATGAAACGATTGTTATACAAGGTGAATTTTCTTTGAAAAGTTTGAGTCATTTTATAAAATGTACACCTTTGTGTAGTCATCTTGAAATGTATCTAGGTAATGATCTGCCATTAATAGTAAAATATAATGTAGCTTCATTAGGTGAAATTAAACTTTGCCTAGCATCATTGCCACCTGCCTAACTGATAATTTTTTTTCATTTGTTTTTCTTCTGCACTGGTCCACCATATTTTATTTTTCAAGTCATTTGACTGTAAATAATCATTATTTGGAATGAAAACGTATTCTGTAATGTTAGTAAAGCATATTTTCTGTTCTTGTTTTACTTCTTGTTTTACATCTTTTCTCACTGAATTAGAATAAAGATGTAATCGATGCTTAAAAAAATAAATATCATTCATTTTTAATAATATAATAAGTAATTATTATATTTTTATTTTTAAGTTAATGTTCCGGTTGATGCTTTTTAAAAATACATCCTTTATTACGTTCATCCGTAATTTCATAAAATATAGATGAATCTTGATAATCAATGTTATCCATCCATACTTTTATAATACAAAAACTTTTCTTTGGGGATATAGTAATACCATTAATGTGATTATTTACATTATCATCACTACAAAACGTCTCTCCAGTAACTAATTTAAATAATTTTCGCCATGTATCTGGTACAACCTTGTTATGTATTTTATATGAAAAACATCCCCCGTTTCTATTTTTTTCGTGTTCCCATTGTGGGTCAATGCCACTTCTCATTAAAAACAACATTGTATTTCTTAATACACCTTCATTAATTGTTTCATTAAGTTTAACCACTTCCTCAACAGAATTTATATTCTCCATGATTAATTTATAACTATCCAAATTCCAATTTTGATCGGTTGGTAAGTGGTAATACAAATTCCACTTATCATTCAATAAATGTGTTTGAGGCATACTTATCCTCTTGTAAATATAATATAAAATACATTTATATTGTATTATAAATCAATTTTACTATGTTAGTAATTATTCACATTTCTCTACAATACATTTATCTTTTTCTATGCGTAAATAATTATTAAACTCTAAAATATATTCATTTGTTTCCGCATCTATAATTACAATTTTATAATTATTATCAAATACATACGGGCTAAATTGATATTCTAACAAACGTTTTACAAAACAAGGGGAAAAAAGTTCATTTCCAACTAAAAAATAAGAATCATCCAAATAAAATGTAATTTTATTTTTCATAGATGGATGACTATATTCAATCGTTAAAAAAGATACATTGGATTTTTCTATTTCTTGCATTTTTACATCTGTATACATATTTATTTTTGAAATAACAGAATTATAATATTTTATTAAATACAATGAATCACATATATTACCGTAATTTACATATTCGTTTACCAATTTATCATTAGATTCGTCCAATGTTTTATTTATATTTTTTTTATCGAAATAATCTGGTAAAATCGTACGATCTTCAATCATAAAGTGCAATGAATTTTTAGTGTGAGTGTGTTCATATAATAGACAATTTGTTTGCCAATTCATAGCATCAGGTTGATATTTTACATTCATTAAATAACATATAACATTATAACTATTAGTATAAATTACATCCACACTTGTTTTAAATAATGCATTAGAATTATATACATTTTTTATGTAATCGCGGGCATCATTATAAATATTAATACATTGTAATGATTTATTTATAACCCAGGGTTTTCTAATCAATTCTTGAATATAACTATTCATTAACATTAATCATAAAAATATTTTTATATTATCTTATAAAAATATTTTTTATTCACTGATATACCATTACATAGCGGTTTAAATATCCAATGTTACTGTGTTCTTATCTGATTTTTGTTTACGTTTTTGTGTACGCTTAGGCATTTTTCCGCTACTCTGCGATAAATCACCCAATGATGTTGCACTAACTACTGAATCTTCTTTTTCTTTATTTATAGTAATATTTTTTGTTTTTAATCCAGCCAAAATGTTTTCAATGTCATCGTTTTTTGGTCCACGCATTTCAGGTCGTGCACTTTTTTCTTGCGAATTTAAACTCCCAAAACCATTTAGTTCTACCCCTTCCTCATTCATAGATGAACGTAAATCTGGCCGACTATTTAATGATGTTCTTGCGTCACGCCCCACTTTCGTTTGCTGTGGTGCGGGAGGAGGTCCACCTTTTGGACGCATATCTTCCTCCTTCATCATTTCATTTGCAAATGCAAAACCAGGGGACTTTTGGCTCATTGTATCTACAGTAGCATCTGTAAATGCCTTCATCAAATCCGGATTTTGACGAATAACATCATTAAAACCAGGAGCAGAACTAGAAAGAGCTTTATTTGTAAAACTGACCACAGCGGCACTAAATCCTAATCGCAATACAAGTGATAACTCGGGGGCCATTTTTGCACCTTTATATTTATCATGTAATTCAGCAAATATTTCTTCATAACTGTCAATATCATCATTTATTTGTTCACCCCAACCATCCAAATTAACACCAAATGGGTCAAAAGCAGCATTTGCGTATTCTAATGAATTTACTGCTGTCATAAACCACCACCCTTGTAATTTAATACTATCTTTAGTACGCTTATCTTCCATTGCCGTTTCGTATTCATCTTCTATTTCATCATAAGGCGACTCCATTGTTAAATTATTATAACCTTTCAATTGACCCTTTTCATGCCACCCATCCAATTTTTTTAACATAAGACGCTTTTTGCGACGCATTTCGCGCTCATTCATCTTGGGTGGTGCAGGATTAAAAAAGCTTGTTGCTTGCTTTAAAAATCCATCTGAGTTTTGTCCAATTGTTTCGGCAGTTGCTGCCCCTAATTTTGAATCCGTTTTATCTTCGTCAATGTTCAATTGTATAGGTTCAGTATCCAATTTAATAGTAGATGGTTTATCTTCAAAACTACTTAAATTTACTGTTTCGCCCAAATTTACAGACGACCCGCCACCTGTTCCTGTCAAGTCATTTAACTCATTTTCTAGCGCATTGAGATCACCAACTTCAATATTACCCCCTCCTGACAAAGGGATATTTTTTTCATTCATTAATAATTCAATACCTGGCCCAAATTTCGTTGTAGAAATATCGTTACTCCCAACATCTTGTAATGTACCATCAATGTCTAAACTTACTTCTTCCATTATGATAGTTAAAGAAGAATTATTTTTAAGTTTAACGCACATATTATATTTTATTTTCTAAATACCAAATACCTTGTAAAAAACAATCAGCCAAATCATCTTTCTTTTTTACTTCTAAATGACCGTTCCATTGGTCATACAAATTATACTTCTTCAACATTTCAACCGAATAAGTAATTGCATTTTTTTTATTCTCTTTATATCCTGTACCCTCTTTCTCAAAATATTTTAATTTATTTTGTGAACTTATAAATTGTATATCTATACTTTCATTTTTCATTATAAAATATTGTGCTAACATACCTTGTATTGTTTTCATACGGTTGGCAATTGGACTTATTTGATTTTCAATAATTACCAAATCTATTTCCGCTGTAACAAAACATTCATTACTTTTTAATTTTATTTTTTTACCTAATTCTATCAAATCATATTGGTCACATTTCTTTCCTTTTTTATTACATTCACTTAAACACCGGTTATTATAAAATTCTAAAAATGTGTCAATACATTCCTTTTTTGTTTTCTTTTCTATTTTAAGAAAATGACTATTTACCAATTTAAATAACTCATCGACGGATTTTTTATATAATTTAGTTTTTGTATAACTCTTATTTGGAACAAAGTATTTACTTTCATTTGCATGATTTTTACAAAAAAACAAATTATCTTTATTATAATACGCCTTCTTGTTACATATTTTTTTGTTTTTTAGTACAGCATTACACTTGCGTGTTTCTAACATATCATCTTCAATTAAGTTCATTATACCCCATTTATCTATTTTTACTTCATTATTACACAAATCTAAAATACAATATGCCATATTTTTGATTCCTACATCAAAACTTATTAATTTCATTTTATAGAATACTATAAAATGATATTTAACTTACTTTTCATCGAATTTAATATTTGGTGCTATTTTACGTTCCGCCAATTCAAATTTCATCATATAATTCTCTTTTAAATCACTATTATCTGTATAAACAATATCAACAATATTTAATTTATTTTCTTTTGATACTTCATTTAAATTTGTATTCATAATATTTGTAGCTTCTTTATTCATTACCTTTCGATAATCACAATTTTTTATAACGGGTTCACCTAAACTACTATTTACACTAGGACGTCCAAATACCTTTAATATAGGATCATTTTCATTATACTGTCTATAATCCCCTTGTATTTCTTTATAAGCTTGATTAATATCCATAATATATATTAATCAAATATTTTATTCGTTAATTAATAGCGAAACCAAATCCGGTTTTTTCATTTTGGATACAGCGTTTGACAAATTTCTATCTTTCACCATTTGTTTTAACTGTGCAACATTCATTTTTTCATACTCCTTTGTAATATCTTCCTTTTTTAAAGATTCTATCTCTTCTGTTACTTGTCTTTTTACTTCACCCTCTTTATCATCACTATCCTCAACATCCTCTTCTTGTACTTCACATTCCTGACTCTCCTCATCTTCATCTTCACCTTCCTCACTATCCTCCTCATCACCTTCCTCACTATCCTCCTCATCACCTGCCTCACTACCCTCCTCATCACCTTCCTCACTATCCTCCTCATCACCTGCCTCACTACCCTCCTCATCACCTTCCTCACTGTCCTCATCATCTTCATTTTTTTCAGATTCATTGGGGTACTCCATTTCTCTGTACTCTTCTGCTTCACCATAATATTCATCACTATTGACATTACTTAATGGTACTATATTTTGAATTCCATTGTCACTTTCATCATGATTCAGTTTCTGTACAACATTGTTTACAATCTGTAACAATGTTTCGGTCTTCTCTTCCATTGCTCCTAAACGTTGTCTAAAATGATAAACGAGTACAACTACTAATATTGAGCTGATAAGTATACTTGCTACAAAAAATGTATTTAAAAATCCGTAAACCTCCATATAAAGATTTTTATATAATATACTATTAAGACAAACGTATTATTTAAATCTATTTACAAATATATTTTAATATTGCCATTTTATATAAATGGAAGACGAAAATAATCAAAAAGTTTCCAATAAAATAGATCTTAATTTTGATAACAAAATGCTTATCATAGTCGTATTATGTATTATTTTGTTCTTTTCACTTTTAGGAGTGAATCTATTCTTCTTTTTTGGAGGTATATTTGAAAGCGTGACAAAATTTGTAATGCCCTTGTTTAGACAAATATTATCTTTACTCGGTTTCTCTGCTGGTACTATTATTAACAAAACCGCGGATGTAGTTGGAGATACAGCAAAATTCAGCGTCGATATTGCTGAAGGTACGGTACAATCTGTCGGCACTTTACTGCAAAAGGCAAGTGCAGGCGGATTAACTGATGATATGCGTCGCAATTTCAAAGATTCGATGAATGTCACGCCATCATCGTATGAAAATTCTGTACTCTCAACGGCAGCATCAAAGCGTTCATCTTGGTGTCTTGTTGGAGAATATCAGGGTAAACGCGGTTGTGTTGAAATAAACGAAGGTGACAAATGTTTAAGTAAACAAATTTATCCTAATAAACAAATGTGTTTAAATCCTACGCAAACAAATAATATGCAACACGTAAACAAAGCAGCTGCGCGTAATCAGCAATAATCATTATATGTAAATGTTACATTTACATCTTGTTTCGAACCATTTTTATATGTACATAAACTTATATCATCAAACCGGTCAGTTACTGTCATTTTAACTGACCCATATAAATATGTTTCATTGTCATATGTGTAGTCATATGACTTGTAAGTATAGTTAGAATATTGAATACCTTCACCATAATCGTATATTAATATATTATTGTTTAATATATTTATAGATGGATCAATACGACTTAACTTAATGGGTTCTTCTTTTCCAATATTTACAAAATAATAAACACCTTGTTTTAAATTATATGTTATGTTTGATTGATAATATGTATCAAACACATAATAATTTTTAGATATATCTTGTAATGATATTGCTTCTGTATTTTTTAAATTATATGCATTGTTGTTTATGTCATAATCAAAATAGACAAAATTACTTAGACATCGAACATAATTTTCAACGGTAATATTGGATGTTGTTATTGCTAACTGATTAACAACACTATTTGTGCTTGTATTTTGGACGACCATTGCATTTTGTTTGGCATTGTCAGAATAGGATAATACATTTAAAGAATTGTAATTGTTTGAATTTGTTTCTATACTACCACTATTAATACTATTAAAACTACAATCTTCTTGTATAAGTAAGTTATTTGTATCTATATTTGTCATTATACCGATTTTTATATCAAAATCACCCAAACTTGTTAGGTTCTGAGTTGATATAACCGGTGTAATACCAATATCATATACATAATCACTTGTGCTGTTTAAATTTATATTATTAATGGATACATTTTGTAAATAAATAATACCAGTAAAATCTTTATTGGTTTCTTTATTATAATTAAACGAAACGTCAAAATTAACATTACTTGATTGAAAATTTACATTTAAACTAGCAGTGATACTATTATTAAAACTTAAATTACACGCAAATGATGATAAATTTATACTATTATTTTGAATGTAAATGTTACCTTCACGTCTTAAACTAGTTGATTTCATAACACCATTTATATACAATGCAATTGGAAAGTTAATATCAACAATTGTATTGTCACTTTGTGGTTTTAAAGTATATAATTGAAGTACATTACTTGTTGAATTATTCAACACAAATTTATTTGACTCATAATTCGATAGTATATTATAAGGATATCCTTCATTTAATATGCCATAATTAATAGTTTCTTTTTTATATTTATAGAGGGGAACAGATTCATCAAGATATAAATCTATATTTCCGGGTACATTTGCTGCTGTTGAATTCGTTTTTATTATAGTATTAGGACATCCATTATCCAATGTCTTTATTTTGTAAAATGTTTGATATGTATCATTTAAATCTCGATTATAAAATGAGACAAAGGTTTTTGGTACTTTTAATTTACTTTTATTGTTTACAAAAAATGACCATTTCTGTTTTTGAGTTAAATCATTTGTTTTATTTGATGAAGTATTATTTGCATATTTTAATATTTCAGCTTTACGTCGCATATCTAAATCAAATTGTGTATATGCAGTAGTAGTATATGGAGATTCAACTTCATAACGACTAATTGGTATATGTAATTGTTGCTTTTTTTCTCGTTGTAAACACATATCACTTAATGTTGTCATTTATAATATATATTATAAATGATAATAAATTTATGTTTAAACCTTAGAACTATACCATATATTGGACAAATATCCATAGTAATCTTCTTCGCCTACTCCAGTAGCATATTTGCTTGTAGACATGTTAGGACCGTTATTTACAATGCTGTTAATTTCAAATACGTTAAGTGCTTTTGCAAAATAGCGCAAATCTGATAATTTTCCAGCAAAACCACCATTCTGATTAACTACAACATCCTGGTAATTTTGTTTGGGTGTATGGTCTAATACGGCACGTCCAGATATAGTACCATTTATATATACATCCATTACTGTGTTTTTCATACGAATAGCAACATGAAACCATTTCATAATAGGAATATTATCAACAGTAACTGTGTTTGTGGGATCACCCGCTTTAACTGTATTCATTTTTACATACAACTGATTGGTATCTGGACCATAATATAAACCAGGACTATTATTAACCACATCTAAATTATTTACCCCAGTAGGAGCATCTCCTTTGCTAAATATGTGATTATACTTTGTTCCTGATGCTGATGGTACGTCCTTACCCATACGTAACCATACACCCCACGTAAATTCTAAACCAGTATTTTCATTGTTTGATTTGAAAATAGGTGTATAATCCGCTGACTTTGGGTCTTGGCTAACTACTACGGGTTCAGTCCCATCCAATAGTCCCTGCACTACATAGGGGTGCTTACCTGGTTGTGTAAAGTAAGCAATTAACGTTATACCAATGCGAATTAAAAAGGTAAATACAATTACCACTAAAATTAAAAATCCAAACTTAACAACCATTGTATTTGAATCTAAAAACGATTTTGACCCTTCTACATTTTTTGTCAAGTCATCTACGCCTGCATTTAATGATTCCTTAGCACTTGATATGCTATTACTTAATGTTTCATATCCTTGGTTAAAAGCATCAGATGATTGTTGTCCAATATTATCAAAAGTATTTTGAGTTGATGACATTACTACTTATATACTATATTAATACATAAGTAATTTCCTAAAATAAGGTAAATTTAGATTGTTCAATATTATCCTTAAATAATGAAAGGTCTACACCATACGCAGGTAATATACCACTACGTCCATTTCCTTCCATATAAATATCATATACCTTTTGTGGATTCAATGGCTCGGCCCAGCGTTTAAATTTTGTAATATATCCCTCAAAAGAACCACTGCTTAATGTCCAGGTACTTGGTGTACCGTGTGTATATTTGGCAGATTTAACTAATTTGCCATCCATATAAACATCAATAATTTGATTGTCAATGCTTATTGTTAAACATACCCACTTTTGAATGGGGAAATTATCAGTAATTATTAATTCCGCTCCCGATGTTGCAGCAGTAGAAGCATATTTTAAAGTAGGTGTGCTTGCTGCTAAATAAAGTTTTGTACCAGCTGGATTTTGAGTATCACCATTACTAAAAGTAATAAATGGGCACTCACCACTATGTTTCTTTACATAAACCCAAATACTATGAGCATATCTTGTCGAATTTGGACTGCTTAAATCTTCCGGTGTAACGCTTGTCGCCGAAGTGGTGACATTTTTATAGTCAGAAATTTCCTGTGACACATTTGTTACATATTGATAAATTACATATATCAACACGATTAATACGATTCCTAAAATTACCAAAGTAACGTTCATTTTATATATATATACTATAAATATTTTACAACAAGGGAGGATTAAAACTCTGGTATAAATTATAAATATACGCTATTTGCATTTTTGACAGCGGTTCTTCAAAGTATTTAACATTACATATTGCACCATTGCTGTCATCATCATCGCCTATATAAATATTGTCATAAATACTATGGTTGGGACTTTTATCAGTTAATAAAATGGTCTTACGTAGTTCTCCATTTATGTATATAGACACTTCATTACCACTGTAATTAAACACAAAATGATTCCATTTTTGTAGTGGTAAACTCACTTCATAACGGTCTATTTCTCCTTGGTCGTTTATTTTATTATTATTTGTATACTCTATAACAAATACGTGTGGTTCTCGATTATTTGGATCTAGTACAGGAGGTGTTATCTTGTCGACTGCATCATATTCTGTAACATTCGCATCATTATATTGCTTATTTTGGATCATTAATTTGGGTTTACTTGCATAATCAAATATAGTATATTTTTCATTTGTATTTGGTGGAGTATTTATATATACCCACATACTAATACTATAATTGTGTCTAGCTATTTTTTCATTGTTTTCTTCCATTGCCAAATCATAACCACTAAATATAGAGCGACGTTTTTCTAAAAACATGGGATTTTCTAATAATTTAGTTCCCTGTAATGATAATGTGCTTTCGATAAATGGTAAAAAGTATATTGTTGCAAGAATAATAATTAATTCAACAATGTATAATATATACACTGCGGGTGGTGAATTTTTAAAATCTCGTATTATATATTTTATAAAATCTACTATCATACACGGGATGTAAAATAACAAATAAGCAAGAAAACCTAAATTACCATCTAACTTTTTCAAATAATCTCCTAAAAATATATATGCAATACTTAATGCTACAATGACCCCAAATACTAATAATGCATAAAATATACGTTTTGTTACATCTAATTTGTATATGGATAAATCAACATAATTAAATAATATAAATGTTCCTATCATTATACCAATTGCACTAAATGCCATTTTTGCGGACGAACTGTCAAATGCCGATACTGCGTTTCCTAATTTGAAATATAGGTAAATAAGAGGTAAAAGTACAATAGATATGTAAATCACTATATTTGAACTTTTATAAAGCAAATATGGGTCTTTAATCGCATAAAATATAAACACTGTTATACAAGCTAGTAAAATATACAAAATTCCGTATGATGTCATATTATCTTTAAATTCATTGTCTGTATTTAAAAAATTAAGAAAAGTTGTAATAAAAGGAGGAAGATCATCTATTTTCTGTATATTGTATAAAACAATTAACGCTCCTATTATTGAAAATACTATCCAAAAAAATATTTCAGTTACTTTCATTAATATTATTAATATATAATAATATTACATATTCTCCATAGCCGTTTTTTTTCCGTGACATTCTCTACACATTGCTACTAAATTATCTACATGATTAGAACCACCATATTCCAATCGTATTTTATGATCAACTTCAAACCATGCTGTTAGTTGTTTTTTACAATCACCACATTTCCAGTTTTGGTTAGATGCAACATATTTTTTTTTCGTTTCACTTACTGATCGTTTTGTTGATTTCTTTCCCGATTGTTGTATTTTATCGACACTTTGCTGTGGTTGATTTCCGCCACTGTTTTGCATATAATTATTTGCACTAAAATTCAAAAAGGGACTTATTATCTTATTACTATTTTTGTCTAATGGCATGTATTTTAAGTATTCATTTGACGTTTTTATAATTTCTCCTGCTCGCAATGGGTCTCGTTTTATTAGTACATATAACATAAAAGCACCAAAAGCAACACCACCCATTTGCAAATATTTTTTAGAGTCCAATACGGTTTTTATATACTTACCGTCTGTATAAATGTTTCCAATAATAATACCTGTTATTAATAAAAATACTAATTCTATTCTCATTTATATTATAATTGTATTATAATTTTATCATATAAATTGTTAGTATACCAACAAATATGTAGAACAAATAAACATAATGTTTTTTTAAATGTATCATATACGTTTTCAATGTCGTTTTATTTACATACTTTTCTTTATATAATTCGTGCGCTTCACGTCGCGATATTTGCGGTTTACCGATTTTCTTGTTTATATAATTATGAATAAAATGCATCCATTTTTGAAAATCTTTATTATTTCCCAAATAAGGTGTAACCGGATATTTATCTAATAATGCACTAAATTTTTTTCCTATTTCAACATCTGGTATAAATAATGGCATATTCATAATTAAATCATAATATTTTCTTTTTACAACTTCATTTGGTGTTACAGGATAATTATAAGCAATAGTATGAAGAAAAAACCAAAAATGAGGTCCCCAAATTTCTGATTCGTATTTCATTATATAAATTAAAAGACATTATAATAGTAAAATATAAAGATTATGTTACTATTTTTTATATCTTATGAGTGATAATTATTGTAATAACTGTGGAAAACAGGGGCATTTATATCATCAATGTAAATTGCCAATTACAAGTAATGGTATTATTGCATTTCGAATTAATAACAATAATATAGAATATTTAATGATTTGTAGAAAAGACAGTTTGGGTTATATTGATTTATTAAGAGGTAAATATAATTTATATGATAAAAATTACTTACTTGAAATGATTAATCAAATGACCATCCAAGAAAAAGTTAAAATTTTAAAAAATGATTTTGACTTTCTATGGAATGACCTTTGGGGATTAAATAATGCTTCAAAGTATAAAAATGAAGAAAACATTGCCCGAGATAAATATTTTAAATTAAAACAGGGGTATCAACTAAATAGTGAAAATGTTTCATTTAAATCGCTAATTAAAGATTCTAATACTAAATGGGAATGTCCGGAATGGGGATTTCCAAAAGGACGCCGAAATTTTCAAGAAAAAGATTTTCAATGTGCTATTAGAGAATTTTGTGAAGAAACTGGATATAAAAATAATATACTACACAATATCGATAACATTATGCCATTAGAAGAAATATTTACAGGTTCGAATTATAAATCATACAAACACAAATACTTTGTCTCATTTATCAAATATGAAGATAGTTTAAATACATACAAAATACAAGACACTGAAGTAAGCGAATTAAAATGGTTAACCTATGAAAATGCTTTGAAAAAAATACGATGTTACAATTTAGAGAAAAAAAATGTGCTAGAAAACTTACACAATATTCTCACAAGTTATCGTATGTTTTTACTATAAAATATTTTTGTATTATATATGAATAATAATACAAAAGAAAAACGTTGCCCCAAAGGTTCACATAGAGACCCTATAACAAAAGAATGTGTAGAAATTGCTAAGAAAGATAACGTAAAAGAATCCAAATATCAGATTGAAAAAGCAATGGGACATGGAGCTCGTAATCAAGTAGAATTTGTAATATCAAACGATTTTTTATATAATGTTAAAAATATTTATTCGCGAAAAGATTATAATGCAATTAAAGTGGAACATTTAAAAAAACTCCACGATAAATTAAAATATGAAGACGAAACCAGAAAAGGACGAAAATTTATTAAAACATGCCCTAATAAAAACAGTTTAATTGATGCTATTTTAGAAATGCAAAATGAAATTAGAAAAAAAAACGGATTGGATGAAAATGCGACAGAAGTTGTGGAAACTGTACCAGAAATACCCAGTCCAATGGAAGAAAAAATCAAACCAATAGATGAATCCATTTTCGAAAACAGTATTAAAATACCTTCTTTCATAATAGATAAAGATGATACATCTAATAGAGAACTCGATTTAGGTGAAATTCCAAAAAACAAAGAAGATGCTGAATACAATGATTACTTAAAAAAGAAAGAACTTATGGAATATAATGAAAATAAAACAAAAATTCATTTTGAAAATTTATATCCTACTCTTGATGACCCGAATTTTAGTTCAAAAATATCTCTATTTAAAGAATTTGATCAAACAAAATATGATGGTCAAATTAGAAACATTGAAGAACACGCAAATAAATTGTGTAATGCAGAAGTTGAATTATCACCTCACCAAATGTTTGTTAAAAACTTTATGTCAAACAAAACCCCATATAATGGATTGTTGTTATATCATGGTGTAGGTACCGGTAAAACATGCAGTGCTATTGGTATATCAGAAGAACATCGTAAAATAACTGCACAACACGGTAATAAAAAACGTACTATTATAGTGGCTTCTCCAAATGTTCAAGATAATTTCAGAAATCAACTTTTCGATGAAAATAAACTAGTCGAAAAAAACAATATATGGTCTGTGGAACGCTCTTGTGTTGGTAATGATTTTTTAAAAGAGATAAACCCAAGTAATACATTAGGATTGCAAAGAGAATTTATTGTACGCCAAATAAAAAGTATAATAAACAACAATTATGTATTTATGGGTTATACTGAATTTTCACGTTATATTCAGAAAAAAGTTAAAATAGATGATAGCGTTGACGTCAAAACCAAAAAAAATTTATATCAAGACAAATTACAAAAATTATTTAATGATCGATTAGTCATTATTGACGAAGTACATAATATTCGCATTTCAGACGATAACAAACAAAAACAATTGGGTCGTCAGATGATTGATGTTGCAAAGTATAGTAATAATATGAAATTATTGTTACTGTCTGCTACACCCATGTACAATTCATACCGAGAAATTATATGGATTATTAATTTATTAAATTCTAACGACAATCGCGGTACTTTAAAAACAGACGAGGTATTTAAAAAAGACGGGACATTTACGGATAATGGCGAAGAATTGTTGCAACGAAAACTTGTTGGTTATGTTTCATATATACGTGGTGAAAATCCATATAGTTTTCCTTTTCGAATTTATCCCGAACATTTTGAACCAAACAATAAACCCAAAAATTATCCAACAATTCAATTCAATAAAAAAGAAATAAGTAAACCAATTCAACATATTCCATTATATTATTCGAATATGGGAGAATTTCAAGCAGCATCATATAAAAAAGTTATTACTAATTTATCAGAATCAGAAAAGATTTCATTTGAAAATATGGAAGCATTTGGATATACCTTATTACAAAAACCAATTGAAGCAACCACTATAACTTATCCATCCGTTGATAGCGAAAAGGAGTTTTTCACGGGTAAAACAGGACTTCAACACATTATGAAATTTAAAACGCAAACAAATCCAAAACCAATGAAATATGATTATAGTTACAAACCGGAAGTACTCAAAGAACACGGTAACATTTTTTCATTGGAAAAACTTAATTTATATAGCGGTAAGTTACACAAAATAGGGAATGTTATTAAAAAATCTAAAGGTGTGATATTAATATACAGTCAATATATTGAAGGTGGCGTTATACCCGTCGCATTGATGTTAGAAGAAATGGGATTCCGGCGTCATACATCAAATCCACAAGGAAAATCATTATTTAAAGACGCACCTGCGGAAGGTATTGATTACAGAAATTATAAACCCAAAAGCACTTTTAAAAATGAAAAGGAATTTAAACAAGCAAATTATTGTATGATTACCGGCGATGCCAATTTTTCTTATGATAACAACATTGAAATCAAGAAAATAACAAGTAAAGAAAATAAAGATGGAGAACTTATAAAAGTCGTTATTATTTCCAAGGCAGCATCAGAAGGTATCGATTTTAAATTCATACGTCAAGTACATATTATTGAACCCTGGTATAATATGAATCGTATTGAACAAATTATTGGTCGCGCTGTTCGCCAAGGAGGTCATTGTTTTTTACCTTTCAAAGAACGTAATGTAGAAATTTATTTACACGTTGGAAAAGAAAAATCAATTAAACACGAAACACCCGATATGTATTTATATCGTCTTGCAGAGAACAAAGCAATACAAATTGGAAATATTACTCGTATGTTAAAAAATGCTAGTGTCGATTGTGTATTAAATATTGGACAAACAAATTTTACCATTGAAAAATTACAAGAACAAGAAGAAAATAAAGAGATTAAAATTAAATTGTCTTCGGGAAAACTCATTGATTATAAAGTGGGCGATAGACCATACAGCGAATTATGTGATTATAAAGACAATTGCTCATATAAATGTTTAAGTACAATCGATTTCAAAGACAAAGAAATCATAAATACAAATTATACAAATGAATATGCTGTTATGAATTATAATGTTATTGTAAAAAGAATAAAAAATGCTTTTGTTTTACACAATATTTATAAAAAAGATGACCTAATTAATGAAATTAATTCCCAACGTGTATATCCAACAGACCAAATACTTTATGTTTTATCTCAAATGATTGATCACAAAAGTGAATTAATAAATGACAGTTTGGGTAGAACCGGAACAATTATAAATAAAGATAAGTATTATGCATTTCAACCTCTTGAAATAAATGATGAAAGTATATCAATACTAGAACGAACAAAACCTATTGATTATAAACACTCAAAAATTAATTTCAAAGACAAACTTATTGAGGAACCCAAAAAAATGGATGCATCAGTCAAAACATATAAAAATATACTTGAAAACATTCAAAATATTGTGGGAAAAATAAATAATCCAAGCGATAAAAAGCCAAAATCAAATGATAATTTTTATATACACGCCGGATATAGTAAGATTTATCATATTTGTGTTAATATTTTAAAAATCCCGAAAAATAGTTATAAAAAATTTATTATATTTCACTTTATTGATGAATGTAACGTTAATGATAAATTAATTATACTCAAAGAAATATATTTTACAAAACGTAAAATGAATGATACTGAAAAAATATTTGTTGAATATTTTGACAATAAAATGATATATTTGAAAAAGAAAAAATGTGTGCTTTTATATCATCTCAAAAAAAATTACGTATATGAAATAAATGATGATAATTTAAAAGAAGTCCCTATTAATGAATCTAATAAAAAATTATTTGAAGAAGAAAAAGCCAAATATAAAGTGATTGACAAAAGCATCTATTATTCCATGATTGGTTTCCTTCATAAAGATAAAAATGATAATTTAATTATCAAAATCAAGGATATTATATCCAAAACATATGTTAATTATGGCGTAAATGCTACTTCATTAAACAAAGAAGATATTATCAAACGCGTTTCTTGCATATTAGACCCCGTCTATTGTAAAACTGTATTGAATCCATCAACTTCAAATGAAATCGTAAACGATTTTAATGCATTTTTAGATAGTAAAAGTGGTAGTGATACTATTAAAAGTTCTATTGTCGTAAAAGGTTTTTGTGTTATTTTAGAACTCATATGTCGTTATAAAGATGTTAATTCTTTAGATGGAAAACGGTACTTTTTTGATTTAGAAACATCTTATATTAATAACGTTTTGAATATATAAAATTATAATATGTAACCATATATTATAATATGTTAAGATTTGGTAAAAAAACACCAACAAAGACAAAGACAAAGACAAAGACAAAAACCCCGTCTACGCGAAAAAAAACACCAAAAAGTGCATCCAGAAGGACTACATTAAAAAAACGCAAAGAAAATACATTTCTAGTGGGCTTTTCTAGAAAAATGGGTCTTCCCCATAATGTTGTTGTTGCACTATTATCTATTTCTGCTGGTGTTATGCATAAAAACATAAATAGTAAAAAAATCAAGAATTTGGGTAAAGTAAAAAGCGACGATGAATTTTTCTATAAACTTGCTGAAATGTTTGTTAAAAATAGCAATCCGAAAATGCGCAAACAAGCAAAATTCTTAGAGAATATATTAACTAGTTTATACGGTCAGAAAGGAGGAAATGGAGAAATCAAGGTAAAATCTATTGGTGAATACAGGAGTTACAATTATACTTTATTGGGCATGATGATATTTTTTGGATTACAGTTATTTGTTTTATTATATTCCACAACCAATATGGTTGATATTGCAAGTGACCCTGATATGCCTCTCAGTTATATTAAAGACATTGGGGTAAATTTATATACCGAAGGCAGTGATGTTTATGATATTGCAAAAATATGTGCTAATTCTAGTTCAACTACATCATTGGGCCTAATTAGTAAAGTATTACCAGAGGGTAGTACTATCAAATACGCCACAAATGTTGCGAATTATTACACTTGCTTTATTGAAAAGAAAGATGATCTTGAATTTAAACGATGGTTTGAAACTGAATATGGTAATAAAGATGGACAATACGATTTCGGGAAAGAACATTATGAAATGCAAAATTCTATGGCTCTTGTTGTTAGCCAAACAATGACCAAAAGCGGAAATCAGCTTGCATTACCCGCTCCTAGTGCTGAAGACAAAATTACCGATGTGCTTTTATCAACTGTTGATCAATCGAAACAATTACAAATAATCACAATCGATGCTATTACAAAGAAATTAGACGATGCTCTACCTAAGCGCCCTAGCCGTTCAACTACAGTACCTGAATACAAAGAGTTTTTAGAAGTTAAATTATTAAAGCTCGATGAAATTATTAATATGTTAGACGAAAACGAGAAAATAGAAGAACTCGTTGATAAACATTTAAAAGAAGAATTAGAAAAAGCAGAAAAAGATAGTAAAACAAACGAAGAAATTACTGTATTAGGTGCATTATATAGCGTATTTGAGAAGAATAGACAAGGTATAATGCAAATGGTTACTAGTGCATTATTTTCCACAAATCCTGTCACAATTGCTGCATATAATATGAAAGTTGGTCTAATTAAACATAAATTGAGCATTGCCCACGCTTTAAATAATTTGCGAGGTACTGAAATAGAAATAGGAGCACAAATAGATTTGTTGGTTACTCAATCAGAAACCCTTTTCCAAACATTTAGCTCATTATTTAAACAAACCATTTATTTACTTTCGGTTGGAAGTGCCATTGTATTAATGTATAAAAAACGTAAAACAAAGGTCATCGAAAAGGACGGTAAAATTGTTGGATTAGATTTGCGTGATGGCGAATCTACAGGATATTTAGAATTAACAAATGGTAATCTAATAAAAAATGATTAATCTATAAAAATTGATTAATAATATAAAAATATATTATTAATATATTGTAATAATGAGTTCAAACGATAGAGAACAGAAGATCTATGGTATATATGTTCTTTCTGCATTAGAAAGAAAAGTGCGTTTACATATTAATGAAGTCGGGAAAACGGTTAAACAAAATATAGAAAGTAAACTAAAGTCAATGCTACAAGATAAGTGCATTCCCGAAGGAATTATCAAAAATAATAGTATTAAAATTATTAGTTACACAAGTGGAAACGTTGAAGGAGAATCTATTGTATTTAATTGTAGTTTTGAATGTTATATTTGTAATCCAGTTGAGGGAACCCTTATCGAGTGTAATGTTAAAACCGTCACAAAGGCAGGAATTCACGCAGAATATTTTGACACAGAATCTAATAGTGTTCCTCTTCATATATTTGTTGCCCGCGACCATCATTTTAATGATGACACTTTTAATAAACTTAAGGAAAACGACAATATTACCGTAAAAGTAATCGGTACACGATATGAATTAAACGACCCTTATATTTGTGCAATTGCTAATATTTCAAAAGTTAAGTAAAATGGATATAAAAGCAATAAAAGCGTATTATATATAAATGGATCGTTTGAAAGAAAATATTGAAAAGTTGGATAAACTATATCAAATAGAAGTTTTAAAGATTTTTTTAAAGCATAACATAAACATTAATGAAAATAAAAATGGGATATTTATAAATCTTACTACTATTAACAATGATGTACTTTTTAATGAAATAAACGATTATTTGGAAAACTTTCATATGCAAGAAAAACATTTTCAAGAAAATGAAGACATCAAAAAGCATTTAGAAACCGCATATTTTTGTTAATATACTTATTAAATGCATATAAAGGTAAGTATATAATATTTATTATATGAAGCAAATTAATATTATATTGGATCACGTGTATAAACGCAATAAAATTAGTAATAATCAACATATTACTAATTTAAGACCCTATTTTTTTACAAATGCAAAAAAAACTCAGTTTAATAAGCATGTAATCGTTAAGAGTATTATAAAACTGCACAAGAAAAATATTAAAAATGTATTAGAAGAAACGTGTGTATATAATTTTAAAGATACTGTTGTAGAAAAAAACACACTGGAAACGAATCATACACATACACCTATTCAAAAAAATATACGTACTAATACTTATGATGATTATAGATTACACAAGCATTGTAAAGACACGCTATATTGGAATATGTACATTTTAAATTATGGATATTTAGAGTATATCAATATTCATCATCGTTATGGAAATGTCATGTTAGACGATAAAATCAATATTTCCAATTTTATTAAAAGTAATGTTTCTCTTATGAAAATGTGTAACTACAAAATGTCCAAAGCGTATATTAATGAAATGGCGAGCTCTCTTGTATGTGAAAATAATACTAATATTAATACATTATATGCATATGTTGTTTATTATAAATGTAATATAATTGTCCTACATCATACTGGTAAATATTTTATTTCATTTACAAATGAAAATAACAGCAAAACACACATTGTTAAGTACACTGACAAAAAAACATACTCGATTGTAGAAGAAAACTGTAAAAATGTAGATGCATTCACTAACAACAAAATAAAGTTTGTCAACTATAATAAACCCCTCAATGGTATGAGTAGTTATAAAATGGACCAATTGCGTAATTATGGTCAAATAATGGATGTTGATATTAATAAAAAAAAAGAAGAATTATATTTTTCCATTTATGCAAAACTGTTGTGGTAAACTATTTTTTTATGCTTAATACATAAAAAAATTGAATTAAATAGTTATTATGTATAATTACTATATATGGAATCGAAATCATCAATGACATTAGATCATTTGGTAAAACTTTATTTAGAAAGCCAACCAATCATAAAAGATAATTATAAGGAGAAGGAATTCGAAATACGCTTTGGTTCTAACCCCAAATTACAAAAACCATTGAATCGTGTTGACTATGAAAATGTGGTTAAACATTTATTATCTTGTGGTTTCACTTCGGAAAATTTAAATGGATTCCAAATGCTTCGCATTAATAACGAATTTATTGACAAGCGTTCTGGTATGACGAAACTATCCACAATACGCGTCGAACTAAACGGAGAAGACATGATTAATGCCTATTGTGTTCATAATGATTTGCAGAAACTTATTGATTTACACTCTACTACGGGTAGTAAAATAAAGTTTACACAGAAAAATTATGCATTAAACAAAGATGACCAACAAATTAGACCTATTGATATGCCTAATTTTAATATACGCGCTGCTTTCCAAACTGAACAAGATTTTAAACATTATTCAAATATTTCAAAATCTATTGTTCGCAGTTGGAACGATTCTAAAAAAATATTCCGTTTGATTAATCGCGTACGTTTTTCACACCCTGATTATCCTATTTTCGTGGATATTAGTATTGTAAAATCGTCATCTCGTGTAAATAAACGTCTTGTTCCTCAATATACAATTCAAGAATCCAACACTTTTTCAAATAGTGAACATTATGAAGTTGAATTGGAAATGGATAATATGAAGGTAGGCACGGGAACACAATACGAAGATACAACTGCATTAACTTCCAAAATAAAACAAATGATACGTTTAGTATTAAGTGGTTTACAAAATACAAAATATCCCGTATCATACGACACCCAAAAAGAAGTCGCAAATGATTATCTTGAACTTATACATGGAAAACAAATACCATCATATATACAAACAAAACACTTTATCGGTCCTTCATCTTATACTCTTCAAATGGAAAACATATGTAAAAATCCACAAGATTCTGTTGTTCCTAATATTACAAAAAACTTTTGCGTTACTGAAAAGGCAGATGGAGAACGCCGCTTATTATTTATTGACAAAGACGGAAAAATGTACAATATAAATACAAATATGCAAATTATATTTACTGGTGCAAAAACAGAAGAAAAATTATTGTTTAATACATTACTTGATGGTGAATACATAAAAACAAATAAAGTTAATGACAACATTAATCTATATGCCGCTTTTGATATTTATTACTTAAATGGTAAAGATATACGCTCACTTCCCTTTGTCAATGAAACCGATGAAAAACGCAATTTCAGATTGTTTTATTTGCAAGATGTTATTAAAAATCTAAAACATACTTCTATTATACCCGGTAAAAAAAGCGATTATCACATAAAAGCAAAATCATTTTATATTTCCAATGCAAATACTAGTATTTTCAATTGCTGCAGTCGCATTTTATCGAATATTGATGATGAATTATTTGAGTATGAAACAGATGGGTTGATTTTTACACCCAATCTTCTTCCTGTCGGTTGCAATACCACAAAAGATACTCCCGCCAATTATAAAATATCATGGACACATTCATTTAAATGGAAACCCCCCGAGTTTAACACCATTGATTTTCTTGTACATATCAAGAAAACAAAATCAGGTGAAGATGAAATACATCACGTCTACGAAGATGGACAAGACCTCAGTTCACACACAATGTTAAATAAATACAAAACACTTATATTAAATTGTGGTTTTGATGAAACGAAACATGGTTATCTAAACCCGTGCGAAAATATTTATCAAAATAATATTGTGCGCTTGAAAAACAAAGACGACAATTCAAATTATAAACCTATGCCATTTATACCCACTGACCCATATGACGATAAAGCATACATCTGTAATCTATATACTAAAACTGATGGTAAAAATGATATATTATTTACAGAAGAAGGAGAACCCTTTGAAAATAATATGATTGTCGAATTTAAATATAATACTGACGCAAAAAGTGGTTGGAATTGGATTCCACTTCGTGTACGTTATGATAAAACTACCGAACTTCGAAATGGAAATAAAAATTACGGAAATGGTTATCACGTTGCAAACAGTAATTGGCGTTCTATTCATTACCCTATAACCGATTCGATTTTACGTACGGGAGAAAATATCCCATCCTATTCTGAAAACAGCGATATATATTACAATAGAACTACTAATGTCAGTGAAACCCGTTCATTACGCGATTTTCATAATTTATATGTCAAACAACGTTTATTGACAAATGTAGCCAAAGAAGACGATATTTTAATTGATTATAGTGTCGGAAAGGGAGGTGATCTTCCAAAATGGTTACATAGTAAATTAAAATTCGTATTTGGCATTGACATATCACCTGATAATATTCATAACCGGGCTGACGGAGCTTGCGTCCGTTATATTAAAAAAGTACTTGATAATCGTAGTATATTTGATGCACTATTTGTAGTTGGTGACAGTTCTAAAAATATTAAGAAGACAATTGCATATAGCAATGACAAAGACAAAAATGTATCAAATGCTGTATTTGGTGTAGGTCCCAAAGATAAGACGCTTATTGGTGATGGTGTTTATAAAAACTTCGGTATTGGAGCAAATGGATTTAATGTCGGTTCTTGTCAGTTTGCTTTGCATTATTTCTTTGAAAATAAACGCACATTACATAATTTCATTTGCAATTTGAGTGAAACCATTGCATTAAACGGTCATTTTATTGGTACTTGTTATGACGGTAACTCAGTATTCAGATTGCTTCAAAACAAAAGTAAAGATGAAAGTGTGTCTATATTTAAAAATGAAAAGAAAATATTCGAACTTATTAAAGAATATGACGAAACTGGATTTCCTAATGACGATGAATCTCTCGGATATCCCATTAAAGTTTTCCAAGAAACAATTAATTTATATTTTAGAGAATATTTGGTAAATTTCCCATATTTTGAAAGTGTCATGGAAGATTATGGATTTATACCTATTAGTAGTGAAGAATCTATGTCAATGGGATTCACTTCTTATAGTGGTTTGTTTTCAGATTTATTTTCGAAAATGGAAAGTGAAACCGACATATTTTCCGGAAAAGCAAAATCGATGAGTGAAGAAGAGAAAAAAATATCCTTTTTAAACCGCTATTTCATATTTAAAAAGGTTCGAAATGTCGATGCATCCACCATTATGAAAACAGCATTAAGTAAAATAGAATTACCCGAGGACAAAGTAAATGAGTCCGTCGAACCGGAAACAAACACAACAAATGAAACTGCTACTGAACCCATTCCAAAAGGTAAGAAAACAAAAAAAAAAGCACTTATAAAACAAATAGAAGAAGAATAATCAATATAAAAGTAATTTTTTAATATATAATAATACACTTATGACTTATTATATGTTACCAAAAACACCACAAAATATTTGTGATCATATAAATATCGAATTCATTGAAGAAGAACCCGAAACAATTATATCTTTTTCTTTATCTAATTATTTATCTAATGTAAAAGAAAAAATAACAAACGTTGAAAAAGATTGGAGTACTTATAAAAAATATACGAATCCGTATGAATTTATACATACTGTTATACCCGGAAAACACAAGGCCATCAGTAAATGCAAACCATTGTCTCGTTCATATTTTAAAATGCACGAAATATTACATATTTTTAATCTACACGTTGACCCAGAACCAATTAAAAGTTTCCATTTGGCAGAAGGACCAGGAGGATTTATCGAATCATTATTACATATTCGCAAAAATAGTAAAGATACTTATTATGGTATGACCATTATTGATGAAAATGAAAATGATTATAATATTCCATCATGGAAAAAAAGCAGAACATTCTTGAAAAATAATCCAAACGTTAAAATCGAATATGGTGCGACTCAAAATGGGGATTTATTGAATATTGATAATTTTTCACATTGTTATGATAAATACAAGGGTTCTATGAATATTATTACCGGTGATGGAGGATTCGATTTTTCAGAAAATTTTAATAATCAGGAAAATCAAATCGTAAAACTATTATTTGGACAAATATGCTATGCATTAATTATGCAAAAAAAAGGAGGTTCATTTGTATTGAAAATTTTCGATTGTTTTCTACAACACAGTATTGATTTATTGTATTTACTTACTGCGTTTTACAGTAAAGTTTATATTGTAAAACCCCATACAAGTAGATACGCTAATTCAGAGAAATATATTGTATGTAAAAACTTTAATTTTACTGACAATGTTTATGATTTACTTTATGAACCCTTCAAATCTACATTGAATAATAACAAAAATATTAAACGTTTTTTAGATATTGATATTTCTTCCTATTTCTTAAATAAATTCCAAGAATATAATGCGATTTTTGGACAACAACAATTGGAAAATATTGCCCAAACATTGTATTTAATATATGATCAAGATAGCAAAAATGACAAAATTATTAATTATGTAAAAAATAACATCATTAAATGTATTCAATGGTGTAATAAATATAATGTGGAAACAAATATTATTCCTGGTGTTTTACCTATTCATACCACTTCATGACCACATATTTTACAATACGTAAATGTCATACCATACATTCCTTGTTCTATTTCTTCTATGTAGATATGACCCGTTTCACTATTTGCACACGTTTCTTTTATTAAATTTTCTATTTTTATTAATTTACGCTGTATTACATTATATTCCCTAAGTAATTCTTCTTTTTTCTCAACTAATTCTCTTTTTTCTTTTTGCAATTCTTCCATTTTAATATATTTACAAATATATTAGAATTTTATATCATATTACGTATTGTTCGTACATAACAACAACGTTTTTGATTTTCTCCTAAAACGAATACCGGTGTTCGTTTGATTGGATACCCGATCTTATCCTTTTCGGTATAACCTGGACTAGGTACGCCATATGCTAATGCATTTGCCACCGCAGGACCATACGCTGTATTATATGCAACGCTCGAATTCGTTATTGAATTGTATTTTAAACGAGCAATTCGAGAACTTGATGATACTGCTCCTTGTGAACCATATTGAGGATTATTTGGTTTATAATGTACTTCTATATATTTGGGTTTCAATCCAGGATTCAATGAAGACAAATACGTAGATTCAGTTGTTTGAACACTGCCAGAAATAATATTTGCTGGATAATTACCAGTTAATCCAAGTGCACTATTTAAAAATCCATTTGGTATATTTATTCCCAATATATAATAACCCACGGCAGGGTTTGTAGGAAGTGCCCAAGACGTAATAACATCACCATTTTCATCTTTTGGTAGTTCATATCCATTGGCTTCGCTATAAACATTTGCAAATGAACCGTTTGGCATTGTTGTGCGAAATTCTATTTTTTGTTGAGCACGATTATAAGTAAAATCCATAAATGTTACTTTTGTATTTCCATTTTTTTTAACTACATAATGATAATTTTGTATCATCGTATTTTGAAATATTGTATTTATAGATTGAATATCATATTCACCTCTTGGTATAGTTACTGTATTACTGCTTTGTGTTGGAGCATTTGGATCTGTTGTATTCCACCAATAATAAACAAACGTTTCATCCTGATGAAAATCCAATTTACATTTTGTCACTCCATAAGACGAATAAATATTCTGCTGAGCCGCTCCTGTTCCCGGAACAGCGCTCGCATCACCTTGACGAACCACCGCATATTGGTTCTGTTTAAATGTTTTCGCTCTCTTTTCTAAATATTGATTTGTATTTGTAAAATAACTATTTTTTGGCATACCACTACTACGAACACGACGCCTTGCATCATTTGCCTTCGAAAAACAAACACTACCCGATTTTAATCCACCATTTTCACTTTTTAATTCTACATAATTAAAATCTTTGGTTCCTTGTAATCCATTGCACGTTGCTGAACTCGAATTAATACTTGTAAAACCAGGAACTTCCATTGTATTTGTCGACGCGGAAGTACGTTCTCCACAACCAGTTAAATCTATTTCACGACGATATAATTTTAATGGATTTGCTTTAAATATACTTCCTGATTGTCCTTGATTCTTTTTTTTAACACTAACTACTTCATTAAATGTCCTTCCTTTCCAGGATATTATTATATTTGGTTCTGCTATCATTATATTATATGATTATATATTATAATGAATAAATTTATTTTAGAATTAGATTTTATTATTTACCTGTTTTTAATTTCAGTATTTCTATTTATTTTTATAACTAATTGTTCAACCCTTGAGAATTATAATAATTTTTCACAACCAAACAAAGATGACGAAATTCTAAAAGAAATCAATACACTTAAATCTGAAATACAAAATGTTAAAAAAAATGTCGAAGCAAGCACATCAAAAAGCTTAAATAAATCTAGACAAGTTTTTTGCACAACTAATTACGACGACAGTAAAGAGAAAAAATCAAAACGACAAAAAATGTTAAATAAAACATGTCAACAATATGCAAAACATTATAAATGGGATAAAAAACTATTACAAACTTCTTCCTAATTATATATATGGTTCCTGATTTCATTATTATTGTTCCTTATAGAGATCGTCCAATTGATAAACACATTTATTTAAATTATATGAAATATATACTCGAAGACGAATCCAATTATGAAATTTATTTTTTACATCAAGACAACGAACTTCCATTTAACAGAGGCGCTATGAAAAATCTAGGATTTATTAAAATAAAAGAAAATTATCCAAACAATTATACACACATCACTATTGTATTCCAAGACGTTGACACAATTCCCTACAAAAAAGATTTAGTTTCATTTACCACATCTAAGGGTATTGTAAAACATTTTTATGGTTTTGATTTTGCTCTTGGTGGTATGTTTTGCATAAATGCAGAGGATTTCGAAAGTATTGGGGGTTTTCCCAATTTTTGGTCTTGGGGTTTTGAAGATACATTATTAAATAATCGGTGTGTAAATAACAAAATACACATAGATAGAAGTGTTTTTTTTAAATCAGGAGCAAAAGAATTTATGCAGTTCTCTATTACGAATCAACAACATTTGAATTTAAAAAACCTAGAAAAAACATCAAAAAATATTGGCGATACATATAATGATGTTATTAATATTAATAATAATAACCAAGAAGATTATTCACAACCAATAAAACATCGCATTTATTATCTCGATTTTAATACTAAACAAAAATATAATCTCAACGACGAAGGTCTTACTGATATGTCCAGAAGAAAGTTCTTCTTTGATAAAGGTAATAATATTAAAGTTATGGCAAGAAAAAAACTATTTTTCCCTAAAAATAATTAAAAACACAAGTATATAAACATTATACTTGTATTTAATATAACTTATGAATATTGTACTATATATGGATTCATTTAATGATGATTATATTAATTTTTTAGAAACAAAAGAGAATATGATAACAAATGGTCATTTTACCAAAATCATTTATTCAAATTCTTTCTTTTCAATGAATGGCCTTTACTTCTTTTTCCCAATTAATATAAAAGATATTAACCATAATTACAATAAAACATTTGTAAAATTCGATATACATCAAGAGATTAATGAAAAAATCATTTCATATTTAAGTAATATTGAATTATCATTGCTAAGATTGTATGACACTGACAAAAATAAAATACATAAACCAATTTTTAATCAACAACTCAAATCTGGATACGTTAAAATACATACAAAGAGTGTTATTAATAAAAATAGTCGATTTATAGTGAAACTATCGGGATTATGGGAAAATAATAATGAAATTGGTATAACATACAAAATTATAAACGTGTCCAAGGACTATTCCTTATAATATTTCACCAGTATTGATTTCGGTATTAACAAATGTTTATTTTCATATAATTTTTTTGCACATTTATTTATAGTCACCTCACTCACTCCACATATAGTTTTGATATCTTTTTTACAAATACTTATATCTACTATTTGTGATACGAAGAAAATGATTCCAGCTGCAATTGCGTGAGGTATATTGTTAGAAATTATATTTGTTACTTCTATTTTCTTTGCGACGAACTTACAAAGCATTAAATTCTCTTTTGAAAAATTCAGTTTACTACAAAAACGTTCGATAAATGACATTGGCGTTATATTTTGTAGTGTTGTTTGTTCACACGGTAACATATTACGTTCTATATTATTCAAAATATTCACTGCCATTGAACAACCACTTGTTGCTGCTGCGTTGTCCAATTTAAATATCTCGGCGATTTCGTGAGCATTACGAGGACATCCATTTAATCTACACGAAATATACAACGACGCCGCCTTTATACCATCACGATTCAATCCCCTAAACATTTTTTGTTCAGAAATATCTTTATGAATTACCATTGCACAATCAATAAATATCTTCGGTATTCCCGCATTGTGTGCCATTATAGTAATAAATTGGAATTCGTTATATAATGCCTTCTCACGATGAGGCATACATTGCCACGATGCCCACTTGCCAATCTTTCTCATTTCAAAAGAGGATTTGTTATTTGTCATTACTTTACATCCAAATGAGGATTCCACTAAAAGAGGATTTATTGGATTACCGCAACGCGCTGGATCTTTTCCATTTCTATCGTCACTGCCATAATATGACCACTCTGGTGAAAAATCCAACACATCCTTATAAACGATTCTACATTTGGGATTCACACACGTCGGAAAATCATGATCCATTATCATTAACTCTGAATTGCACTTCATACAATGGTTGTCTGTCTTACTATTATAAACACATTCAGGGTCCGTTTCCTTTTCTGGTAAATTCGTTTCCTTTTTATCACTATCAAATATATTCCATAGACGCGATTTTTCAAAATCAGTATAATTCTTTTTTACACGTTTAGTTTTATTAAATGTGGTTTGAGTCGGTGCTATTTCTACTTGCATTTAATATACTATTATAAATGTAATAGTATATTTTAAACTAATTCAATTTTTTATTTGAAACTCACTTTCTTTTCTAATTTATCAAACATTGATTGATTATATATTAGTTTTCCTGTTGGTTTATAATCCTTCGTTGATGTAAAATCACTTGCTACTTTTTTATTTTCTTCCGTATTTTGTTCCAATTCTTCTTCTTCACTTGGTTCCTCATTTACTAGTTCACCTAAGTGATTTATCTTCTTACCTGTCGTTTTCTTGAATTCCTCGCGAACATATGCGGGTATCCATTTCTTCCAAGATATAAATAAATTATTTGGATGTAAATAATTCACAAAAAAACCATTTGACTCTAACTCTTTTACCAAATAAGATAAACATTCCGCTTTGTCATATATTGGTTCTCCAAATATATATTCAGGTACATTAAACCATATATATTTATCTGCACTTTTGTTTCTACTTGTTATCTTTATTTTTTTATGAATACGATTTAATATTTTATTAAATATTGATAATTGTTTTAGATTTTTTTGATGATTCATTTCAAATAATTCATCTATATCAATTTTTTTATTTTCGTCTTTTTCATCGGGAAATATAAATGACATTAATTATTTATCTATAATTAGTTGCTACAAAATAAACATAAACATATAAACTTATTTTTAAATAATTAAATGACGATAAAACACTTAATTATTTCCGGTGGTGGTGCAAATGGTCTCACATTTTGGGGTATGATAAAAGAATGTATAAAACATAATGTTATTAACTACAACACTATTGAAACAATTACATCAACTTCTGTTGGTAGTTTTCTTTCTGTAATACTTGCATTAAAATATGATATTGATGTAATAGATGATTACTTTATTAAACGACCATGGCACGAAACAATACCATTAGGTGTTTATGAATATATCGAATCGTTTAACAAATGCGGCATATTTAATAGATCCACTATTGTTACTATTATGAAACCTCTTTTTGGAGGAAAAGACATTTCACTTGATATTACATTAAAAGAATTTTATGAATTCACAAATATAGAATGTAATTTTTTATGTACAAATGCAACCACATTAAAACCTTGCTTAATGAGCCACGATAACTTTCCAAATGAAAAACTTTTAGATGTTATTTATTGTTGTTCTAGTATTCCCGTTATTTTTCAACCGATTGAAATACAAGATGTTCATTATATTGATGGTGGTATTAATGCTAATTATCCTATCGACTTTTTTATTAAAAAATACGAAAATGTTAATACAGATGAGATTTTAGGCATTCATAATAAATTGGTATTACAAACAAATTTTAATTATACCAATTTAATGTCGTACATTTCTTCATTAATATTTACAATAATAGGAAACGTTATTACTAAACCCGTTGAAACAAAAATTAAATATGAATTATGTATTTCTCCTAATATGACTGATACATTTGATTTTGCTTCTATATTATATGATGAAAACGTACGTAAAAAATATATAAATAATGGTAGTTCTCTGGCAGAAAATCTAATAACATTATATAATGGAAACAACACCCACAGAAACGATGCCTCCGGCTGTTCCATTGAAAAAACGCCCATCGATTATTGAACAATACAATGAACTCAGTAAAGACCAAGATTTTCAGCAAAAAATGACCGTCACCACTACACTTATTCTCGAAGTTTATAGAGTTTTAATGGGCGCTATGCTAATATTATTTGTTCCTCAAAATTGTGACGGAGAAATATGTTCTCTATCCGGAAATTTTTACAGAGACGATAATGGTTTAACTAAATCTGCTTTTGCTTTAAATTTATTTACAGTGGCATCGTTTTTAGTACTTTACAAAATAGAAGTCACTCGCGAAAATAAAATGATTAATTATTTAAATGTTAATCCCGAACTTCCTCGCGATGATGACGCCGTAAAAGAAGCATTAGAACAATTGGAAATATCCAAAAAAGAGGAAATTTGGACTCTAGATAAACATTACCAACAAGCTGGTTATTTTTCAATGGGTGCATTCTCTATTAACTCTGCTATAAGTTCATATGTTATTTTTAATAATTTTTTGAATGACAAAACCCTTACAGTATTATTTACTAATTTATTATTTATGGGTTTGAAAATTAATGACGTTTTCACTGTTGTTAAAACCGACAAGAATATATTCTTATCTGCATATCTTACACGCAAAATTCAATACAATGATATTGACCCTGACCATTGCCCTAAAGAAGAAAAAGATATTGAATCAGCTACTTCTAACGAAAACCAAGTTCCTGACCAAACTATCGTAGAAGCATAAATAAATTATTATTATTTAAATACTAATTTATTTATTTAATCGCTCGTAAATGAGTTTACGAATTCTTCTAAATTATTACGTGTTATACGCGCTTCATAATCTATTATTTTTCCCTCGCGGTTCATTTTCACAGTTGGGAATGAATCAATATCATATTTATTTATCATTTGAGTTATCTTGCTATTATTTTCCTCCGTACAATCCACATCCAAACATATTATATTGTATCCATTTAACTGTTTTCCCTCAAATGCTGATTTAAAACTGTCCCATTCTGGTTTCGCTGTTTTGCAATGAGGACACCAATCTACATGAAAGAATAAGATTTCTAAATCTACCCCTTTTGTATTTGTGTTTGCTACATCCTTGAATTGTTTTTCTTTTAATTCTTTCTTTACATATTTATTATATGCATACAAACCTGTCAATACAAATACTATGAATATCACAAACGCTATTATATAAAACATATATGGTTTAAAATATCTATTTACTGTTTCATAAAAATTGCCCATTCTATATAATTAGTATTTATTAAATAAATGCCAATAAAACTAATTTTTCACGTGGACCTCTTTTACTATATGTTTCATTATTTTCGTTAAATACATTGAATCTTTGTTAGTATCGGCTCCGCCAAGGGCTTCTGTCGCTATTTTCATATAATGTTGACTATCTGTTGAATCGCATTGTAGAGAACCTGGATGGTCCTTTTGCCATTCCTGTAAATTGTCATAATTCTTTGATTCGACGTTTTTTATTAGCTTTTTCAAGTGCTGTTTATCTTCACTGTCTCGTTCCCAATCGGTTCCCTGTTTAAAATAGAGAACCTCTCGTTTTAGGTCCGTACAATGCAATGGTCTTTTATAAACGTCCATGTTTCCTATAGTGTTATTGAAAATATCTATCATGCCATTTAAATACCCTACATCACCCATATGTTCTAATTCTTTACAACCTAACTGAAGGTTCTCCATAAAGGATTGAATAGACATTGCATCCTTACATTGAGTATTCAAAAAGAAATTGAGATTGAACTTATTGTTATTGTTTGTAGTGTTATTGTTGTTTGTTATTGTTGATATTTTTGAGATTTGATGGGTCAACTTTTCTATTTCTTCCTTATGTTCTTCGTCCCGTTTTCTTTGTTCTTCCTTATGTTCTTCGTCTCGTTTTCTTTGTTCCTCGTCCCGATTTATAATGAGTTTATGAAGCTGTTCATTTTGCTTCATCAAATTATTAACAATACTATCATGTGCTATTAATTTATTTGTTTGAACTGTATGGTCTATTGTGGTTTCTTCTGTAATGTGTTGTTGTTTCATTTCTGGTTCATTTACAAATGAACATTTCTTCTTATGGTTAAATAATGATGCACGATGAGTGTATTCTTTACCACATTCACAGTTAAACTGTTTGGGCATTTTTTTTGTTGTATTTGTTGTATTTATATGTTTTGCAGTCAATGTGTGTTTATCCCAATTACTTTTTTTACTGCATTTAAAGTTGCAATTTTCACAATAAAAAATGTCGGCATTTTTTGGCATTTTTTTTGTTGTCATTCTCCTAAACTATTACAACATAATAAAATGCCGATTTAACATAATAAATAAATATTATGCAACCAAATATTTTAATACAAAATCATAACTAAACCACATCACTGCATAATGAAAAAACCGAGTTTCTTCAAAAAAAACTATTTCCAATATTTCACTTTTGGACATTTTTAAAAATGTCCAATTTTGAAAATTCGTTTCGACTTTTTTTGAGAAGTTGACAACAATATATATTATCAAAGAACTTAAAGAAACGTAACACTCTTACGGTAAATTTCATTTATAGAGAACTGATAAATGAAATGTTGCACCATTTATGATTTCACGTGGACCTCTTTTACTATATGTTTCATTATTTTCGTTAAATACATTGAATCTTTATTGCTATCGGCTCCGCCAAGGGCTTCTGTCGCTATTTTCATATAATGTTGACTATCTGTTGAATCGCATTGTAGAGAACCTGGATGGTCCTTTTGCCACTCCTGTAAATTGTCATAATTCTTTGATTCGACGTTTTTTATTAGCTTTTTCAAGTGCTGTTTATCTTCACTGTCTCGTTCCCAATCGGTTCCCTGTTTAAAATAGAGAACCTCTCGTTTTAGGTCCGTACAATGCAATGGTCTTTTATAAACGTCCATGTTTCCTATAGTGTTATTGAAAATATCTATCATGCCATTCAAATACCCAACATCTCCCATATGTTCTAATTCTTTACAACCTAATTGAAGGTTCTCCATAAAGGATTGTATTGACATAGCATCCTTACATTGAGTGTTAAGAAAGAAATTCAAATTGAACTTATTGTTATTGTTTGTAGTGTTATTGTTGTTTGTTACTGTTGATATTTTTGAAATCTGTGATGACAACTTCTTAATCTCTTCTTTATGTTGTCTTTGTTGTTCTTCAATATGTTTCTTTTGTTCTTCGTCTCGTCTTTGTTGTTCTTCTTTTTCTTTCTTATGTTCGATTATGAATTCCTGTAATATCTCGTTTTGTTTCATCAAATCGTTCAATATATTATGATGTTGGTGATTATTTTTTACATTTTCATTATGTATAATAATACATTTTTTTTTATGTTGTTGCAATCCCTGTCTGGATTTATATTCCTTACCACATTCACAACTAAATACTGATTTCGGAACTTTTCTGTCAACAGATGTCAACAAACTATGTTTTGCAGTTAAACAATGCTTGTTATAATTACTCTGTTTGCTGCATTTAAAGTTACATTTTTCACAATAAAAAACTTTGGCATTTTTTGGCATTTTTTTTGTCAACATATTCCTAAATTCTATTGACAAAAAAAATGCCGATAAAATTATAATAACTGATTTTTTATGCAAACAAACGTTTCATTCGAACAACATAAACACACCACATCACTGCATAACAAAAAAATCATTTTTTCCCAAAAAAAACTATTTCCAATATTTCACTTTTGGACATTTTTAAAAATGTCCAATTTTGAAAATTCGTTTCGACTTTTTTTGAGAAGTTGACAACAATATATATTATCAAAGAACTTAAAGAAACATAACACTCTTACGGTAAATTTCATTTATAGAGAACTGATAAATGAAATGTTGCACCATTTATGATTTCACGTGGACCTCTTTTACTATATGTTTCATTATTTTTGATAAATACATCGAATCTTTGTTACTATCGGCTCCGCCAAGGGCTTCTGTCGCTATTTTCATATAATGTTGACTATCTGTTGAATCGCATTGTAGAGAACCTGGATGGTCCTTTTGCCATTCCTGTAAATTGTAATAATTCTTTGTTTCTACATTTTTTATTAGCTTTTTCAAGTGCTGTTTATCTTCACTGTCACGTTCCCAATCCGTTCCTTGCTTAAAATAGAGAACCTCCCGTTTCAGATCCGTACAATGCAAGGGTCTTTTGTAAACGTCCATGTTTCCTATAGTGTTATTGAAAATATCTATCATGCCATTCAAATACCCAACATCTCCCATGTGTTCCAGTTCCTTACAACCTAATTGAAGGTTCTCCATAAAGGATTGTATGGACATAGCATCCTTACATTGAGTGTTAAGAAAGAAATTCAAATTGAATTTATTATTATTGTTTGTAGTGTTGTTGTTTGTTGTATTATTTGTAATACTTGATATTTTTGAGATTTGTTCGGAAAGCATTTTAATTTCTTTTTTGTGCTCTTCCCGCTCTTTTTTATGTTCATCATCACGATTAATAATAAGTTTATGTAGTTGTTCATTTTGCTTTATCAAATTATTAACAATACTATCCTGTGCTATTAAATTATTTGGTTGAACTATCTGGTCTATTATAGTTTCTTCTGTTATAATTTGTTCTTTTAGAATATTACACTTTTGTCGATGTTTCCATAAACCACTATTATTCTTATATGATTTGCCACAATCACACGTATAATGCAGCGTCGTTTTTTTTGATTTCCTTTTAGGTTCAATCATTTCCTTTTTATGTCGTGCAGTCAAAATGTGTCGTTTGTAATCACTATTATAAGTGCATTTGAAGTTACATTTTATACATACGAAGTTGTGCTCGTTTTTCTCGTTTATTGAGATTTCCATTTCACCTAAAATATGGAAACAAAAAAAAACGAGAATTACAACTTAAAAAATATTTAATACGCTAACAAATAATTAAATATAATAATACATTTAAACCATATCGCTGCATAAGAAAAAAACTGATTTTCTTCAAAAAAAACTATTTCCAATATTTCACTTTTGGACATTTTTAAAAATGTCCAATTCTGAAAATTCGTTTCGACTTTTTTTGAGAAGTTGACAACAATATATATTATCAAAGAACTTAAAGAAGACACTGTTCTAAAATAAACATTCGTGGAATAAATTAAAACAACACCATTCATCGTCGCGTTGTTGTTTTTCGGGAGAAGAAAACATATCAGAAGTAAAATATTTCGATGTTGTGGAAGAAAAATGATGATATCTTACAACACCGTCACATTGTTTTCCATTGAAAATGTGTTTTGAAATTTCATTGTGAGTGATTCCCGGTGAAACATTATAAATGATACCTGAAATCCGTTTTGCTCGTTTATTGACTAAATCTATAAACTTATTTCTTTCTTTTTTATTTTTGCATATATCATCAATGTATAATTTACATTTATCGCATTGTATATTTGGCATATTGTAATAATAACATATATATTTTGGATGTTATTATACTAAATGAAAAAGTATTCAAATGTGTAAATATTTGCTGTTAATTTTTATGAAATAAAAAAACGTTTTAATATTATTAATTATAAAAATTTTATTTTGCTCTTATGTCACCAAGCACCAATATCCATAAGATATTCAGCCACATCATCGTTTTCATATAGATATGCAATATCAACTAGTGTATTATCTTCAAAATCTAATACTTCTATATCTGCTCCTTGCTCTACAAGATATTTGACTATATCAAGATTTCCTTCCATACACGCATAATGAAGAGGTGTTTTATTATAAAAATCTTGTGCATCCACACTTGCACCGTGTTCTACAAGATATTTCAATATATCAAAATTTACATGTATACAAGTAAAATGAAGAGGTGTCAAATCATCGAAACCTTGTGCGTTTAAATCAGCCCCTAGTTCAATAAGATATTTAATCATATGAAGATTTTCTTTTTCACACGCTATATGTAGTGGTGTATCACCATCAACATCACAAGCGTTTATATCTATATATGCCCTTAGTTTTATAAGATATTTCACCACATCAATATTATCACCATTCAATGCATAATAAAGAGGGGTATAATCATAACAATTTTTCGCATTCATATTTGAACCTTTTTCTATAAGATATTTCACTGTACAAAGAGTTCCTTTTTCACATGCTATTTCAAGAGGTGTATAATTCTCACAATCTTTTGCTTCTATATTTGCTCCTTTTTCTTCTATTAAATAGTTGATTAGATTTATATTATTATCTGTTTTACAAGCACAGGCAATAAATAATAAATCATCTACACACTCTATTTCATATCCCCACGATGGGATTGATTTTAAAACATTTAATTTATTCAATTCAGTCGCCTTTGTATACCAATTATAATTGGGTTTATTAATAAAACATACATTACATCGTAAAAACTCCATAATAATATCACCGATTTCAATAGGTAATTTATGTCCTCCTTTACATACCACTCTTTTTAATAATGACTCAAATGCTTGCCAATTATATTTTGAATTTGAAACATTCATAATAGATATCTTATTATATGAACTTACTTTTTTATCTCTTTCAATTTTTACAATGATAATTTACACAAGGTATGAGAAGACCTAAACTTTGAATAATTTAATTAGCATTTTTTGTGGGAACTTAAATGTCCGAAGGTGTATATTCAAATGTGTAAAATCATTATATACTTTGTTAAATTATTATTGATATTTCTTATCAAATTGCGCGATTAGTGTGTTTGTCCATAAAAATACCCAGTAATATGACATAGCAATTAATGATATGTTTCCTATATTTGGTATAATTGGAAGAACGGTTAACAGTGAATTATATGAAATAGAAGTATACAATATACATCGTATGTAAACATATTGTAAATACATCAAACAATCAAACCATAGTTCGAGTTTATTAAATTTTTTTAGTATGGTTCGTATATTTACAAAAAGAGAAGTATATTCGAGCAGCGCAAAAACAAAAAACATTGTTTTGATTTCTTCATATGAATAATAAGTGTTATATGCACAAGAAACCAAAATCATCGAGCAAACATGATGAGGGATGTAAATCGTACGTTTATGATACAATAATTCCCATAAGCCATCTAATATGTAATAAAAATTTATGTAATGAATACAATAAGGTCGTACGTCATTCATAAATATATCTTCGTCTAAAACCATATATGTAAATGGTAACATAGCAAACGACACATTAAAATACATATTCCATAAATATTCAAACATAATATAGCATTGTATATGCAGTATTGTTTAAACATATTTAAAAAATACTTTGTCACCTTTTTACTTATTATTTTTTTTAAGTTTGCAATATTCAATGTAAATTATTCCCAGATTATAGACAATACAAACGGTATTGAAACCAATATAAAATGCCCCCGTATAAAAAATAGTTTCACAAACAGTCATATAATAAATATTATAAATTAATTATAACAATTAACCGACAGCTGCAGGATTCGAACCTGCGCGCCCATAGGGCAATGCCTTAGCAGGGCACCGCGTTAACCACTCCGCCAAGCTGCCAAATGTCACAAACTGGGATCGAACCAGTGACCTCAAGATCTTCAGTCTTGCGCTCTCCCAACTGAGCTATTGCAACAAAGAAAATACAAGCACCGAGAGTCGAACTCGGATCTTAACGGTGTTAACGTTATGTTCTAACCACTAAACTATGCCTGCACGTATTATATACATTTATTGTCTTTAAGTCAAAAAATAGGAAAATTATATATGTTGAAGATTTAAACCCTAATTGATGTCGAGTAGATCGACACTTTGATTTGTAGTATATTTTTTTGTAAGTTGTTCCGTAAGGTAATGAATTGTCTGTGTATTTTTGAAATTTTCATTTTCAAGCCGAGCAATAATAATTTTTTGTTGATTTAACAACTCTTCATTACGTATACATTGCGCAAAATAATTACCTCTATTTTCACTAAGATGTATTAGCCACTCTTTATGTTTTTTGGTCTTCATGTGTGTTCTAAATTTGGCAGATGTTCCATATACCTTGGTTGATGACGAACATTGACATCGTATGCCATTGATTATTGGTGGAATTCTATCAATATACTCACCTTTATCATTGACAAAAGGAACATAAGTATCGGGTGTAACTGTAATCTCATTTTCCATATTGTGTAACTATAACTCTAATAAATGTAAACAGTATTATTCAATTTTCTAATTTGCAATGCTACTAATATTTGAGGACGTTTCGAGGACATGATTAGTATTCATATCAATAACAGTGCGGGTTTCTTTGCGCGTTCCTTGTGTAGTTTCAATACGGGTTTCTATTCTCTTACCATCTTGAAATGAAATCGATGTTTGAACACTATGACTAGACATATTACCAGAAATCCCAGTGTTAAATGAGAACATTTGCTGTTGTCCTTGATTCATAAAGGAATTATTTTGTTGTGAAAACCCATTATTAAAAAATTGTGCAAACATTTGATTTGGGTCGACAAAATTAAATCGTCTACCCTGAAATGGATTTTGTGGTGATTGTTGTGGTGGTGATTCTGATTGCTGTGTCAACATTTGATATGCTTCGGATATTTTCTTGAATTTCTCTTCTGCATCGGGTGCTTTATTTTTGTCAGGATGATATTTAATAGCTAATTTATGGTACGCTTTTTTTATTTCACTTTCATTTGCGCCTGGTTGTAAACCTAAAATACTGTAATTGTTCTCCATTATATATATAAAGTTTATGATTTTATATATATTTTGTAAGTAATCAAATATTTTCAGGACTGTTAGAATAAATGATAGAAGTTATGAACTTACATTCGGAACGTATGGTTGAATCAATATGGGTTTTCATATTTTCAAGATTATGGAAAATGATTGTTTCGCTATTATGAATAAGTTTATACACATTGAGTTCAGCTATAATGTCAACCTTCGATATAATAAGATGGGTTGTTCCGGAAACATTTATAGCATGTATTAATTTATTCAGATTAAGCCAATTAACAGTGCGTCTTCGATGTGTTGTTACTCCATATTCTTCGCCTAGTTCTCCTAATTTATATAATTCACTATTTTTTAATAATGAATCGGGAAACAACGGGTCAATGCCCGAACGGGTATCATATATTTTTGCAGCACCGTATATATGATTGATCATTTTTGGATTAAAACCCAAACTGCAAGCCCCGTATGGTAATGTAACACAAGAAGTTGTGTATGGATAATTTCCTTCATTAATATCTAACCAAAATCCTTGTGCGCCTTCACACAAAACATTACCATATAATTGTTCATCCCATAAAAACGATTTTAGTTGTTTGCAATCTTTTACTTGTATTCCACAGCGTTTATATTTGTCACTATAACAAGGAGCAATACCCCGTTTTGTTGTACCTTGACTTTGGTTTAATTCGTTAATATCATAGTCAATGTGTTTATCGGTAACAATGTGTGCTTTGGGACTAATTTTCACAATACTAGTGTCAAAACCATTGTTTTTTAAATACTCGATTTCCTCAAAAAAACTTTCAATATTAACAACACAATCGGGTCCAATAATAGAAGGTATATTATAAAAAATACCACTAGGTATAAGATGTGTTTTATATTTATCGTGATTAACATAAACAGTATGACCGGCATTATTTCCACCACTCCAGCGACAAACAAAATCATAATTATTGTTTTTTGCTAATTGTGAAACGATTTTTCCTTTGGCTTCGTCACCCCATGCCAATCCGCAACAAATATCAACATTTTCTATCGATTTTAACATATACATAATTATATGATAATTCCTTAAAATTGATTATCATTAAAGTATTATAATGATTTAAAATAAATATAATGAGATTACCAATTTTGCTATTAACTATTCGTCTTGTTACGTCTAGTGACCTATGTTTTGATATGGGAAACTATTGGTGTTACAATCGTCAATGTTTATCATTTGAACTAAGCGCAGACAGTTATAATTGTAGGGGGTCGGGACACAATATACCAGCAAGATGTCCTGAAAATGCAATATGCACAAACGATAGATACGTGTGTAAACCGGGCTATAAAAGTGTATGGAAAAATCCAGGAGGTTGGGGAAATTTTTGTAATAATTGCAAGTTAGACCATAGTTGTGTTGCAACTGAAACGACAACTCCTACGAATTTTCCTACAAGTATTCCAACACAAATTCCAACAACGCGTCCTACATCTAATCCAACAAATATTCCAACTCAAGAGCCAACAACACAAATTCCAACAACGCGTCCTACATCTAATCCAACAAATATTCCAACTCAAGAGCCAACAACACAACAAATAACAACACACCCAACATTAAGTCCAACATCTATAGAAGTATCCAACCAAACACAAGACGAAGAAAAAGAATCAAATTATTCATTCTTTAATACCTATATAATAGTAATATTCATATTACTATTTCTGATAATAATAGTAATATACAGATTAATTAGTCAGTGTATAGATAAATGTAAGCATGAGAATACGTTACCAATTACAACGGTTGCAAATACACCATCACCACCACCAATTACAAATGTTCATGTATATCAAGGACCAAATATACCATCCCATTTACCTGAAGTACATGCACAAGAAATAGTACCAAGTGCTCCACCAATGATGGATAAGGTATAAACAGTGTTAGATAACTTACGTGTTTTTTTACATTTGTATTGTTCTATTATTAATATACGCTCCATATCCAAGAAGCAAACACATAATAAGAGGCGTAGCAAAATCATACATGAAAACTTGATTTTTATATAACCAAGATGTACCAGGTTCAGGAGTTTTATCTATATTTGTTATGTAAAACAACATATCTGTAGTAGGTAAAAGCAGTTTATTTATATATCCTAACTGATTTCCCCAGTGTTTTCTATTTTCAGTTTGTTCATATATTTGGTATACGATGGGTTTATAAAAACAAAAGCGATACACATTTCCTTCTTTATTGGTATATACATCAAAATCATAAATTTTGTTTGCATTTTGTATAGCGTGTTCTATATATTTTTGTGAATAAATATTTGCGTGTGTGCCAGTCGATATAATACATTTTCGAAAATATTTATTGTGTTTAATAGTAATATGAGGCATTGTACCTAGTTGAAGTAATCCGCCCTTTGTATTAATATAATTCAAAAATTTATTAATTTCGTGTATATAAGTGCGATTTGTAATTTCCGGTGAAAGAATGAAGTCATCTTCTAAAACGAGAATGTTTTTAAATTTGTGTTCTTTTGCGTGTTTAAATGCTTGTAAATAAGCGTGTGATAAATCTAAATAAGAAATATTTACTTCTCTATTTGGCGGTAATGTTTTTTTACATTTTTTGTATCCTTTATTGTGCTGTATATATGTTGTTTTAGTAAGAAAATATTCACTTAATTGTTTTTTCACATTTGCTAATCGGGGACTATTTTCCATTGTCAGTACATAGGTAGCATCAATGTTATCAAATAAGTAGGTTTTATTGTGGTATATTTCATAATTATAGCAATTCATATATTATATATATTCTATATATAATACAAATGAATAAAACCCGAAAAAAAATAAAAACACCATTTAATCAACAAGATTATAAAAGTAATGATGGAATGTTAACAACAATATGGGGGCCTCCATTGTGGCATGTGTTACATACAATGAGTTTTAATTATCCCGTCCAACCATCAAAAGAGGAAAAAAGTCATTATCGTAACTTTATTTTGAATTTGAAACACACATTGCCTTGTGGAAAATGTCGGGAAAACTTTAAAAAGAATTTAAAAGATTTGCCGTTGTATATGAAACATATGGAAAGTAGAGAAACATTCTCAAAATATGTCTATGATTTGCACGAATTAGTAAACAAAATGTTAGGTAAAAAATCAGGACTTAGTTTTGAAGAAGTAACGGACCGCTATGAGCATTTTCGTGCACGCTGTGTAAATGAGAAAATACAAACAAAAATAGAAAATGGATGTGTTAGACCATTATATGGTAAGAAATCCAAATGTATATTAAAAATAGTACCAAATGAAGTAAAGTGCGATACATTGGAAATTAACAAAGAATGTATGAAACACGCGTGAATTTTAGATAAAACATAATGATATAAATCTCATTATGTTTATATATAATGACAAAGAAGAACTGTAAAAGTTGTGATATAACAGAAGGATTTGATAACAATGAAAAAAATAATGAACCCGTTCCTTTTTGGTATGAGGACCCCAATATAATTTTTCATTCGGATTATATTTATGAATTATTTCCAAATGAAAAGATGGAATATAATCAAATGTTAAATGCAGTAACACGCAGTGTAGTTTTGTTAACCGCAATTATATTTTTAATTCAGCCATCATCGAAGATGTTGTTTATGTTAATAATTTCGTTGGGTATCATATTTTTAATGCATTTTTATAGAAATAAGCAACATAAGAATTTAGAAGAAAAGGAAGGATTTTCCAATGTTGCACAGGACTATTTAGATGATAGTTATGAAAATAATAATTATGATGAAGTATTTAGTGAACCAAATGATACTAATCCATTCGGAAATGTGTTAATGACAGAGATCCACGACGAATCTAAGAAACCAGCACCTCCGGCATATAATCAAAATGTTCAAAGTAAAATAATAGATAGCGCAAAACAAATGGTACAAAAAACAAATCCGGATCATCCTGGAATTGCAGATAAACTATTTAAAGGTTTAGGGGAAGAATTAAATTTCGAACAATCTTTACGTCCTTTTAATAGTAATCCATCAACAACAACGCCGAATGATCAAGGAGCGTTTGCCGAATTTTGTTATGGTTCAATGGTGTCTTGCAAAGAAGGCAATCAGTTTGCATGCGCGCGCAATTTATCTAGACACACAAATTATTAATTAAACAATAAAAACTCTTCTCCACGTATAATATAATGGCATCAACAAGTAAATACAATTTTAACGGATTAGGAAGAATCGGAAATGAAATCGGTGAACAAAGTCAACGTACGGCTCATAACACACGATTTGCAAACTATATGTTATCCGATTATTTTAGCACAGATTTGTCTGATAAACACGTCAAGTTTGCTACGCAACAACCAATTATGCAAGCAAATGGTTTAGCTCACGGCAATGGTTTAAGTGGAAATGTGATTGATATTAATTCATTACTTACTTTGGAAACAAAGGAAGAACGTGCTCACGAGAAACTTCAATTGCACGAACGTCCTTTTGCGAGCGTACCTTATATGGGACGCGGAAGTGTCAACCCCGATGTTGAAACAAAGTTAATGCACGGAGATGATATATTTGAGAAGCGCAGTGAAATGCCGGTAACACTTTCTGAGAAATCTTTTGCGAACGTTCATTTTTATCCATTAGATGAAGAGGCAAAAGATAAAGCGACAAATCCTAAGTTTAGTGTACAAGAGGCGGCATTATCCGGATGGGTTCGCGGTGGTGTTTCTACACGTGAAATGAATGATGAACATCAAAAGAAGTAAATATTCAATGGTATAAAAACAAAATTATACACTATTGTATGTATAATTTTGAGACAACGGTAGATTATAATGATAATTTTAGTTATCGAAATGTGATTCGCAAATTATTCAGTTTAAAAACAATAGATCAGCAAACTGATATAGATGTTGAAACGGCGGATGAAAATGATTATGACGAAGAGGCGATGAATAAAGGGATGGATTATATTTATATGATTACAAAAGATGAACCTTTATTTATTGAATTGTATAAAAAAACGGCCAGTCAAATGTTATCCGAAGACGTCCATATTGGAATGAGTTTGATGTTGAGTTACAGTAATTTAAAAGAATTTCACGCGTGTTTAGTGGAATATAAAACAAATCCAAGTGATTTTAATAAAAACAATGATAAATATATAAAAATATATACAAAAGTATAAGTTAAAATATATTTATACTTTATAATGGCATCTACAAGGAGAAAAAATAATAAAGGAGATTATGTATTAAAACAAGAGCAACACGAAAATATGTTGTCAAATAGATTATATGAGCATAACGCATATCCATCACAATCACATTTACCTGGTGATGGATTATTAGTAGGTCAAATGGGACCAATGAAAATGTCTCAGAATTTCGCGGATATTGAATCATTTTTGCGAGGTACAGGCAGTGTAGATCTTGTAAATGAGCGCAAGCAAACAGTGCCTATATTGAACAATTTACAAAGCTTATCGATCATTGACAAGATGAAACTTCAAATACCAGAACCATTGGTTGTTGAACACGGTCAACGTCCATCGTATCAAAAATAAATAATAAAATAAACATTTGTATTTTATTATTACACAGTGGCAGGTGGGTCCGCTTATCATTTTCATCCTTCTATTATGTTATTACTGTAGCTTCACCTTTAATTTTAGTTACTGTAGCTACACCTTCAACAGTATTTTCTCCATCATCATCTCCATCGTCTTCGTGATCTCCATTTCCATCATCATCTCCATCGTCTTCGTGATCTCCATTTCCATCATCATCTCCATCGTCTTCGTGATCTCCATTTCCATCATCATCTCCATCGTCATTAATTACTGTATCTTCACCTTCAACAGTATTTTCTCCATCTTCATCATCATCTCCATCGTCAGTAGTTTTGTTATTTATATAAATCTCATATAGTTTCTGGCGATTAAGACGCTGCTGAATCAAAATTCCACCCATTTTTTTTTTACTAAAAAAATCACAAATATATTCATCAGTAATAATATCACTGCCTTTTCCAAAATGTATAATTAGTTTTATAGCATTATGCACATTAGCCATACTAGATTTTATTTCAACTATATCGTTATTTATTGCGTTTTGTAGAGTGTCATGCTTTCCATCATCTATCTTATAAAAATAAAATGTACAATATAACATAAAATGAGTTAATGATGATATATATGTTTTGTAATTCTTTTTATCTGATTTGTTATTTTTTATATTTTCACAAGCAGCTTTTGCTTGTGAAATAATATCAGGGTTTTTTTTAGTATTTTTTTTATTATTTTCTATATCATTTATTTCATTTAATAATTCTACATCTTGTTTATTTTTTTCTTCTGATGATTTACTAGGTGATTGGTCTACTAATACTATTTTATTTAACTTATCTATATCTGGGCTATTGTCAGTATTAATGCTATCTTTAATTTTTTGTTCTACACTTATATACATATTTTGGCGAATTTGTTTTAAATTATTTTGGCCTTTGTCAATATTTATCAAATTGTCATATATAATGTCTTGAAACAATGTATTTTCTAATTTTATAGCTTTTAATATAGCATCTGCATTACTATTTTCTGGTATATTAGTGCGAGTACTGTTTTCTTCGCCCATTTTTTTTAAATCCATTATACCATTTTCCATATCATATACTAAACATTGAGTTGCAACTCCTACATTGTACCATGCAACAATATGTTTGCCATCCATATTACATTGTTTATTTAACAATTCTTGTTGGATTTTTTTAGCTGCATCTGATTCGTTACCTTCGTCTGTTTTTGATTCTTTACCTTCAAAAAAAGTAGTAAAACCAGTAGTTAAATCTTTTAATCTATTATTTAATACTTTTGCAGCAGTACCTTTGATACTTTTTGTGCGACAAATTTCGTCAATACACTCAATGTTGTCGGGGATTGCCATATTTCCGTTGTTTGGTTGCAATTTACAATCATTATCTTCATTACATTTTTTTCCCGCATTTTCATGAGGTTTCAAATAATCTCGTGCCTTTTCTAAGTTCTTTGTGATGTCGACCTTCATATTACCAATTTTAATTCCACCTTTATTATTTATCTTATGTTTTTTTGTTTTATTTTTATCTAATGTTTTTTTGTTTACTTTTTTCGTAGATGTCATATTTTTATAAGTGTTATATAGAATGCGTACATATAAAAAATTGATTAAAGTGAACTATTTGACGATGATTAAACAATGAAGCCCGTAAATAAAATATTGGTATTTGATGTGGAAACATCCGGGTTATTGCCCAAAGATGTTAAAATGACAACACATACAATAAATGAATATCCTCATATTTTACAATTTAGTTATTTGTTATATGACATTAAAAAAAACAAAATCATCAAAAAAAGCGATAATTATATAGATGTGGATTCAACCGTACATATTAGCCCTAAAATTACTGAGTTAACTGGTATTACACGTGAAAAATGTAAAAAAGGAATAAAAATTTTAAATGCATTAAAGGATTTTTATGATTTATATAGTCAAAGTGATGTAATCGTTAGTCATAACGTTAATTTCGACCGAACAATGGTATTGGCTGAATTATGTCGTAATCATAATCATATAACAAATACAATGCCTTATGTGTTTACATTATTTAATAAAACGTATATGGAACGTGCGGAGATGTCTACGTATTGCACAATGAAAAACGGTATAGAAATGTGTAATATAATGGTAGAATCCAAAACAAAACCCGGTGAAAAATATAAAAAATGGCCGCAACTGATTGAACTATACGAATATTTATTTCAATATCGTCCTGAGAATTTGCATAATTCTTATATAGATAGTTTGGTCTGCTTGCGGTGTTATCTAAAAATGGCTAAAAATATGGATAATTCAGAGTTCGATAAACTAATCCCTCGAACATAAATGGATTACAACAAAATAAGTGTTTTGTTACATTATGTAGTTCTTTTTTACTGCAATAAAAAATTGAATGACAAAAAACACATTACAATTATACAAATATAACATTTGTATAATGGAAAATACGGAAAAAGTATATCGTTTAACAGCCGATTACAAAAAATCGACATATCAAGCGGAGCATTGGACAAACGTATTATCAAATGGAAAACGCGTGACAGTTGTTGTAACTACTTATTTTTGGTGGGGTACATTTGAAGTAACATTGAATAATAAAGAAAAAGAAGAATTATTAAAAAAAGAGGAAATTGTGTTGAATGATTATAGTTGTTGCTGTGAAGAATTGGAGGAAGGATGTGACCGGTACGACGAAATAAAAAATAAATCTTCGTATACTGACGAAGAATTACGGGAAATACATCGACTCATCTATTGCGATCAATACAATAAAGAAAATTATGACAGCGAAGAAGAATATAGTTTAGAGGAAGATATATTGGAAGCAAATGGATGGTCAATGGATGACACAATATATGGCATTGATTCGGGTTGTGTATTAGAATGCATTGATGCGGAGGAAATAAATGAAGACGACAATGAAAGTGTAAGGTCAGGTCAGTTCAAATGTGAAAAGTGCGAAATAATAGAAGAAAAAAATAGTTGTTACAAATGCGCCGAGGACAATATTTGCAGTAATTGTTATGGCGAAGGCGGGGATTATGGACCATACGAAGAATGGGTATGTGAAGAGTGTTTACCCAATTGTTTAATATGTGGTTCTACACTAAGACATGCACAAGACGAATGTTGTGGAAATAGCAGAAGCGATATGGTAATAGAAAATAGTGAAAAATAATTATCCAGAACACATTTCACATACTTCGTGTTCGTCATCATTATGTTGTTTTTTTTCCGGTTCAATGGTAAATTGTTGTGCTTGGTGTACTGCACGCCGGCGCAGATAATAAATACCCGTTTTTAATCCCTTGGACCAACCGTAAAAATGCATCGACGTCAAATTACTATAATTAGGGTCTTCCAACCATAAATTCAAACTTTGACTTTGACAAATAAACACTCCACGATCCGCTGCCATATCAATGACATGCTTCATTGGTATTTCCCATACAGTTTTGTATTTTTGTTTAATATGTTCGGGGACATTTTCAATATGCTGAATACTACCCTGGTTGGCAATAATATTATTTTTGATGTCTTCATTCCATATACCCAAATCAATTAAATCTTTCATCATATATTTATTAGCAACAATGAATTCACCTGCAATAGTGCGGCGATTATAAATGTTGCTAGTAATGGGTTCAATACATTCATTATTTCCTAATATTTGGGAGGTAGATGCAGTAGGCATAGGTGCCATTAATAAAGAATTGCGCATACCATATTTTTTGACTTTTTCTTTTAAACTGTCCCAATCGTATGATAAACGACTGTGATCAAAATCTTCCCATAAATCAAACTGTAATATACCTTGTGACGCAGGTGAACCTTCAAATGTTTCATATGCACCAACATATTGCGATTTTTTATTCATTAGATTCCACATAAACGTTTGTTCTTCTTCCTGAAAAATAGTAAAATATGCTTTTCGCTCAACAATCTTCTTATTATAAAAATTATCAGCAATAAAATCATAACGTTCTTTTGCAATATCATTTGAACATTCTACTGACGCGTGATAAATAGTTTCGAAAATCTTGAAATTGATAACTTTGGCTTCTTCGCTATGAAAGGGTATATCCATTTTAAAATAAACATCGGCTAATCCCTGAACACCAATGCCAACTGGGCGATGACGCATATTACTTTTGCGTGTTTTGGGGGTGGGGTAATAGTTAACATCAATGATTTTATTAAGATTGCGCGTAACAACTTTTGATACCGCGTGGAGTTTCTCATAATTATAAAACAAATTTCCACTTGTATCGGTTTCAATAAAAGCAGGCAATCCAATACTGGCTAAATTACAAACAGCGGTTTCCTCACTATCACTATATTCTGTAATTTCAGTACATAGATTAGAAGATTTAATAATACCCACATTTTTCTGATTTGATTTGCGATTTACACTGTCTTTGTAAAGTAAATATGGCGTACCGGTTTCCATTTGACTATCTAATACTTGAAACCATAAGTCGCGGGCTTTCATTGTTTTGCGTCCTTTGCCGGAAGATTCATATTTTTCATAAAGAATATCAAATTCCTCACCATAAACATCGCTTAATCCAGGACATTCGTCTGGACACATAAGAGTCCAGTTTCCGTCGGTTTTAATGCGTCTCATGAAAAGATCAGGAATCCAAAGTGCATAAAACAAATCGCGGGCTTTCATTTCTTCGTCGCCGTGATTTTTACGCATTTCTAAAAAGTGTTCAACGTCTGCGTGCCAAGGTTCCAAATAAATCGCAAAGCTACCATTACGTTTTCCACCCCCTTGATCGACGTATTTGGCAGTATTATTAAATACACGGAGCATAGGAACGATTCCATTAGAAACACCATTTGTACCGCGTATATGACTACCAGATGCACGAACGTTGTGAATATGTAATCCAACACCACCTGACCATTTTGAAATTAATGCACAATCTTTTAATGTATTATAAATGCCATCAATACTATCATTCTCCATACCAATCAAATAACAGGAACTGAGTTGAGGATGTGGAGTACCAGCATTAAACAATGTGGGTGTACCGTGTGTAAAATATTTCTGACTTAAATAAGTATAGCTTTGTTTAACACTTTCCAAATCATTACCATGTATACCAATACTGACACGTAACCACATATGTTGTATGCGCTCTACAATGACTTTATTAATACGGATTAAATAAGCGCGTTCTAATGTTTTAAAACCAAAATAATCAATTAAATTATCTCTGCTGTGGTCAATCAATGTTTCCCACACTTCTTTATTGGCATTAACCGTTTCTATGAATTCCTTTGTTACCATTGGACTATGTTTATTGTGTTTATCTTTGAAATTATAAAGCTTGTTCATGACGGTATAAAATGACGGTTTTGTATTTTTTTGATGATTTGATACAATAAGACGACTTGCTAAAATATTGTATTCGGATCTAATCGAGCACATAGATGCACATTGCTCTGCCATTAATTCATCTATTTGGCAAGTAGTAATACCATCGTATAATTGGTCAATCACTTTCATTGTCAATGTGGTGTAATTTAATTTTACGTTTTCTTCATTGCCTATTTTTTTCACACGATTTAGAATCTTATTGAAAGAAATGACTTCTTTCGCACCATTGCGCTTTGTAACAAACATTTCAGCTTCATCATCAACAAAAGACGACATAAAACACTATTTAATAACAGTATAAAAATATATTTATATATATTTATAAATATATGAAAAATACGTTTTCGTGTCCCGCGTACATGATATTTGCTTGTGATAATAAATATGGTATTGGTTTTAATGAATCGTTACCGAATTGGAATTTAAGAAATGATTTATACCGATTTAAGCGACTTACATCGGGTGAAGGAAATAATTTTATTATTATGGGGAAAACAACGTGGTTATCATTAAATAAACGGCCATTGCCAAATCGTACAAATATTATTTTATCTACAACACTGGATAAGAATACGAAATATGACAATGTAGTAATCAAGTCAACAAAAGAAGAAATATATGAATATATAGAAAAATATAAAAAAGATAACTCCCTTGTCTGGATAATTGGTGGGGCTCAAGTATATAAATCGTATTTATACGAAGTAGATAAAGTATATTGGAGTCATGCGGATGGATGTTTTACAGCAAATGTATTTTTAGACGACGAAGTAATTCGTTTTTTAAGAAATCAAAACTGGAATGTTGATGAACATCAATGTTCTTCGGAAATGTATGATAATTATAAATTTAAAGTGTGTAACGTAAAAAAATGAATTTTTTAATATATTTAAATATTAATTAAATATATTAATGCCCAAATGTAGTTATTGTAGATCTTCCCAACATATCATATCTCAATGTGATGTTGACGAAGAACTTGTCAATTTTATAATGGATTCTCATAAATGTCCGAAATTCGATAAAATGAGTTTACCATTGTTAAAGCGTATTAATGTATATTGTGGTTTTCACTGTAGTGTGCACATAAATAAATTAGTTGATAATGCATTATCATATTGGGAAAATAAAAGAAAAGAAAATATATGTTCTGTATGCTATGAAGAATTAGAATATAAAAATAGTTGTGTAACAAAATGTAATCATCGTTTTTGTTTAGATTGTATGTTACAATCAAATAAAATATGTATTGCACAAAAAAAAGAAGAGTTCACTTGTCCTATGTGTCGTGAAGTGCTAATTACTTATGTTGGATTAGTGCGCAATAATTCATATGAAAATATAGAGTTTGAAACAATCAACACAGAGGAGGTAAATAATACAGTACAAGCAAACACATTTAGTATAAGTAATTTAATGAATATATTTCGGTTCACTAATATAGATAATATAAATAATATAAATAATATAGAATCCATTAACGAAGGCATACAACACTCAATAAACGAAGAACCAATAATAAATATGCGACATATTAATACAGAACCATTTATAACCAATGAAAATGATTTAGATGATGTATTAATGAACCATTTTACAAATAATGGAAATATACATTCGAGTTTCATCGAAAATAGATAATCTAACATAATTTAATTGTTTCAATTACATTATTTACTGCAAGATTATGAATAATCCTATTATTATTATCACCACTTTCAATAACAATCTTTTTTCGTGATTTTGTCCCTCTATGTTCATATCCTGTTTCACGTTCCGTTAATATTGTATTCCAAGTATCTTCTATGATTGGAGCCGCAGTTTCAAACCATTTTTTATTTCGCTTAACTAAAACACAGCTCATTTCATCTAAATAATAATAATATTTTTTTATAAGTACGTGACTATTTGCATATTCAATTTGTTTTGCATCAATCCATAAATCATTATTTTCTTTATTTATTGTCTGGTTAATATCTTGATATACATAAAACGGTTTGTAACCATCATCATTTGTATCCTGATACAATGATGGTTTTTTAATAAATTGCAATATTATACCTTTATATGGCTTGTTATCATTTTCATAAAATAATTGTTCGGTTTCATATTCTTTAAATCGAGTTTCAAAGAAATCACAATAGTCCAAATTACATGTCTCCATTTGAATTTGCATTTGAACCCAATATTCTTCTTTTGGGATCCCCGTAATTTCACGATTTACAATGTTTTTGATTTCCAACATACGGCCATAACGTGAACTATTGACATCTACATTTATTCCATCAGGCGACGCCCCTATATATTCATATTTGTCGTGAGTAATGCAACCGAAATCATCAACCTTTGTTTTATACTCGTATTCATATAACATAACACTAACGGGTTCATATTTATTGCCCCACTCCATCGGGCCACCATAATATTGGGGTGGTTTAGAACTGACATTGCATTTTTCATATATAATGCTATTTCGCGTAGATTCAGATTTAAATACTTTCCATAAATTACTTGCAGTCATCATATTTTTACGTTTTATATACCATTCGTCGCTTTTTTGGTCGGGTTGAGGTTTGCTTTTCAATAATTCAATTGTGTTGTCAATCGTATTACTTTCCGTGTTAGTGTTTAATGGTATAGTGTATTCGGGAATGTCATTATAAAGAAGAACATTGTCAATATGTTGTTTATAGTGATATGCATTTACTTCACCAAACATAACATCAAGACACATTTCGAGATTTTTCTTATAATTATGTGAATAATATTTCACAAAAGAATCGTCAATCAATGTATTTATTGTATCATAAACACATTCCAAGTCATTATCATCATCTATCGAGACACTGTTGTCATCATCCTGTAATAATTCGTTGTTTTCTTCTAAATCCATATAGTATATATTAAATTATATTTTTAATATCTACTAATTCAATTTTTTGCCTCTTTTTCATTATTGCGCTTTGTTTTGTTTTTTTTTGGAGTTAAACTCGACAATATACTTTTCTTTCCACCATTACGTATAGAAAAGTTATGGTTATTATTGTTGTAATATAGACCAGGTATATCTGTAATTTTCATTGTTTCTTTATTATAAATAACATCTGTAATTTTTGTTAATCTATTTTGTGCAATACAATTAATAAAATATTTTTTTAATATTTCACTATTCTCGCTATTTTCTGCGCAAAAATCGTTAGCGTAGTCATTTAATAGCTTTATTTTAATATTTTTTTCGAGTTTATTCCATGATTTATTTACACTAGCAGTTGTGTCTTTTTCCAATAATGTTTTTACTTCATCGTTATTATCGTTTTGTTCAAACATATTATATCTATAATATATTTATATAGTTATATCTATACTATTTATAAAAGTGTATTTATGGAAAAAAAAATAGTGGTATTGGAAAAACCCAAGAAAAATAGAAAAATAACAGCTCATAAATTATGGAATAATAACATTAATTGTGAGCAACAATTATTACTAGTTAAAAATATACAAGAAAATATCGAGAACAGTGATATTATTATATTATTACAGCAAATAAATAAGAAAATGTCTGCTTACAAGCAACAAGACAAACTTAAGGGTTTATTTGATGAATTAAAATTTATTAATAGAGAAAAGATTATAGAGTTAATGGTAAATCAAGAAAATAAGTGTTTTTATTGTAAACATTCAACAACATTATTTTATGAAAAAGTAAGAGACCCAAAACAATGGACATTAGAACGTGTAAATAATAAAATGGGACATAATAATGATAATTGTGTGTTGTGTTGTTTAAAATGTAATGTAACACGTAATACAATGTACTTGGAGCGATTTAAATTTACTAAGGAACTTGAAATAATTAAGAAAACATAATATAAATATTACTTTCTATTATGTTTATGTCAGAAGAAATCGAACAAAAATTAGATAACTTTATAATAAATAATCGCATACCCCATATTATATTTCATGGGACACATAGTGTTGATAAAAAATCAATAGTTAATAAATTCATACAAAAGATTTATAACTATAATAAAGAACAAATCAAAGAAAATATATTATCAACAGATTGTTCTTATGGTAAGGGTATTAAATTTATACGAGAAGATCTCAAGTTCTTTGCAAAGGCAAATATTAGTTCAAGTAATACCAATTTATTCAAATCTATAATTCTGTATAATGCAGACAGTTTGACAGTTGATGCTCAGTCCGCATTGAGACGCTGCATAGAAACATTTAGTAATACTACGCGTTTTTTCTTGATTGTTGAAAATAAATATAAATTATTGAATCCTATTTTATCGCGTTTTTGTGAAATTTATGTTCCCGAAAAAATAGAAAATGGAAAAATTGTAAAAAATGATAATTGTCTTGATTTAAATCTTTATATTGAAGAAATAAATAGTAAAATGTTGATACTAAATAAAAATACTACGATTACGCATAGTCATCTCTTGGAGTTAAGCAATTATTTTTATTTAAATGGTATAAATTGTTTACATTTTATAGAATGGATTAAAGTATCGAAATTAATAGATATGGCAGATGTGGCAGATATTTGTTTATATTTTGATAAAGTTAAACGCGATTTTAGGAATGAATCTTTATTGTTTTTACATTTATTAAATTATTATTATTTTCGTTTAAAAGTTAATATAAAAAAATAGAATTATTATATTTATATATGGACGATTTTGTCATATCAAACCTGCACGAATCGCGGAACGAATGGTGTTCCCGCCTTGTTTCTATTTTAAGTCCTCTTGTTGTGGAAGGATTTAAATCAATATTTAATGAGTCGTGGAAAATGTGCATTGATAACGATGAATTGAATAAATATTTAATGACCTTTCAGGAACTTTTGAAAAGTATTCCCAAATGGAATAATGAAATTATTGGCGAAGAGCGAAAGCGAATTATTGAACGTAGTGGCTGTAATTATTTAGAAGATTTAATCACTTGTGTTCATATTATTCAATTAAAGGTTTTGACATGTATTCGTGTTGGTAATAAACAGAAGAAGATAGATATTTCCACTCCCAAATTAGATGAATTTATTCACAAAGTTTATATTCATTGTGCTCGTAAAATTTATTCCAATGTTTATTTATTTGAAAAGAATATTTCACCTTTACAAATTCAAAAGAACAATCGGGAATTGGAAGTAATAATTCAAGAATGTATCTTGATTGCCATTCGCGATTCTATACCAACTGAATCGATTATTCGTGCATATATGGATGAAGCAGTAGAAGAAGAGGAACAAGTATTTATTGAGTCCATACCTAATAACGAGATGAAACCATCTAGCGGTTCTCTTGAAACTATGGAAAATAAAGAGGTCGTTGAAGAAAAACCTCATATAAATGAAATAGTTGAACCAGGTAAAACTCCCGAACAGGTTTTAGGTATAAAAAATGCCGATGATGAAACACCAGTAACCCGACTAACGTTTAATGATATGGATAGTGTTTTAGATGAAAGTAATAATGTAAAAAATGTGGAAGCACCCAAAACAGTTGAACGTTTAGAGGAAATTAGTATGAACCGAGCATTAGAAGATAAATTAAATAGTCAAGACCCCGATGATATTGATGAAGAATTAAAAATTGGCGAAGAACTTATTGATTTAAATGATTTTGAAGACCTCAATCCCGTTAAAAAATCAGAACCGTCATTAGATGATATAATATTAGATGGTGTAGAAGAATTATCATAAATTCGTAAAAATATTAAAAAAAATCCATACTATTATTTTATTATGGAAAAGGAATTTGCGTTCTCCCTTATTATTGTCCTGCTTTATAGTTTAATGAAATTTGCTGAAATGAAATTTATTGAAAAGGAAATGAAACCTATTAAGGTATTAATTCGCGATAGTTTTTTGGTATTTGTTTCGTCATTTGTTGGTTCTTATTTATTTATAAATCATTACCAAACATTTAGTAATTTTTTTAGTGTTGTTACAGAAACAAATATGTTGGATATGACAGATACTAAGGTCTACACTGATAAACCTACTTTTTAAATTTGTATAAAAATGATTTTATATACAAATATAATATATGGATCAAGTTGATTATAAGGAAAATGCACTTAAGGTTCTCGAAACCGAGAAAACAAAAGCAATACGTAAAGGAAATAAAATACGTGCAAGTGCATTTAAAAAAGCATACGAGGGTTTATTGATGTATGAAGAACCCGTGTATGATATTGATAAACTAATAAATGTCAAGGGAATTGGAAAGGGTATTGTAAATACATTGAAAGATAAATTAATCAATAATCCAGACCAACAAGAATCGGTTGACCCTGAGAAAAAAGCAAAATATGATTTATTAGAAGCACTTACAAATATTCATGGCGTAGGACCCAAAAATGCCGAAACGTTAATAAATAAAGGTATTGTTTCTATTGCTGATTTACGCAGTAAATTGGAAACTGATCCCAAATTATTAAATGATGTACAAAAAAAAGGATTAAAATATTATGAAGATATTTTACAACGTATTCCACGCAGTGAAATAGAAACGTATGAAAAAATGTTTCTAGACGTATTTGACGAAATTAAAGAAGAAGATAGCCGTTTTATTATTGTTGGAAGTTATCGTCGAGGTGCTGAAACATCGGGAGATATTGATATATTTATTAGTTCGAAAAACAAGGACGTATATAAGAACTTCATCGATAAATTAGTCAACACAAATGTAATAGTGGAAGTATTGTCAAAAGGACCTACTAAAACATTAGTAATTACTAAGTTAAATGATAAAAGTATTGCACGTCGTGTTGATTTTTTGTATACACCCATTGAAGAATATCCTTTTGCTATTTTATATTTTACTGGAAGTAAAGATTTTAATACTGTCATGCGTGCACAGGCATTGAAAATGGGATATACTTTAAATGAACACGGATTGTCAATTAAAGAAAAAGGAAAACCCAAAGGAGAAAAGGTAGATACTAATTTTACAGAAGAAAAAGATATTTTTGACTTTCTAGAATTGGAATATAGAGAACCTACACAACGAAAAAATGGATTAGCTGTAAAAAAAATAAAGAAAACCGCGGAAAATAAGACACTTAAAAAACAAGTGGTGCAAAATAAAACAGGGTCAAATAAACCCGCTTTAACTATAGAAGAACCCATTGTTGGAGAACCCAAAACACAGACGATTAAAACAGTTAATGACGAAATAGATGAACCATTGGACATTGAAGATATTTCTCAACAAGAAGCACCTACAATAGTAGAAGATGGTGTTGCAGATGAAAAAACAATGATTGAAGAAAAACAAGTTGTCACAAAAAAGAAACGGGGTCGTCCTAAGGGAAGTAAAAATAAGACCGTTAGAAAGGATAAAAAAGTAAAAGACACAAATAAATTACCAGCAATATTAGAAGAAACCATTCGTGAAAATGAAACAATGTTACAAACAAAAGAACCTATTTCAAAAAAAGAAACGCTTATAGAAAGTATAATACCTGTTGATGAAACAGAAAAAATAGAAGAAAAAATTGAAGATGGAGAACCTATAAAATTAGTAGAACCCCTTGTTTTAGAAACGACGATGAAAACCAAAAAAAAACGTGGAAGACCGGCAAAAGGAGAAAAAAATAATAAAACAAAGAAGTTAGAAAATAAATCAGAAGATAAAGTAATGAAATTAAAAAAGAACGATGTATTACAGCGTATGAATGAGTTTAAATCAAAGGGAATGTCTTATTTAGAAAAACTTTCAGAAAATGAAATCAATGCAATGATAGTATTGGCAAATAAACAATTTCATTCGTATATGAAAAAAGAAGACACCCCTGTATTAACTGATAATGAATATGACATTGTAAAAGAATATTTGGAACGTAAATATCCAAATGCACCTGTATTAAAAGATGTCGGTGCTCCTATTGAAAAAAATAAAGTAGATCTTCCTGTAAATATGCCTTCAATGGATAAAATAAAACCATCTACAAATGCAATTGATAACTGGAAAGCGAAATATAAAGGACAATATGTACTTTCGTGTAAATTAGATGGTGTAAGTGGATTATATTATGCTTTAAATGGAGAACGTAAATTGTTTACCCGTGGAAACGGTAGTGTTGGACAAGACGTATCTCATTTACTGAAACACATTAAAATCCCTGATATCAAAGACGTCATTGTACGTGGAGAATTCATTATTTCAAAGGATATTTTTGAAAATAAATATAAGAATGAGTTCTCTAATGGTCGTAATTTAGTTGCTGGTATAGTAAACAGTAAAAAGTTGGATGCAAAGGTCAAAGACGTGGAATTCATTGTTTATGAAAAGGTACAACCCGAAATGATACCAAGTAAACAAATGTCTTCGATGGCGGAAGAAGGGTTCTCCGTTGTTCAAAATAAAACTATAAAAGAAATAAATAATGACAGTTTATCTAAATTATTAGTTGAATGGAGAATGAATTATAAGTTTGAAATAGATGGTGTCATTGTAAGTGATGATGCTATTTATAAACGAGCAAATAAAAATCCGGATCATTCTTTTGCATTTAAAATGGTAATGGGCGACCAAGAAGCTGAATCAAAAGTCGTAGACGTAATATGGAGTGTAAGCAAAAGTGGGTATTTGAAACCTCGTGTTCGTATTGAACCCATTAATATTGGTGGCGTAAAAATAGAATATGCAACTGGATTTAATGGTGATTTCATAGAGAAAAATAAAATTGGTGTTGGTGCATTGATTAAGATTATTCGAAGTGGTGATGTTATTCCATATATTAAAGAAGTAACTACTCCTGCTGAAAAACCTAAAATGCCCGATGTTGAATATAGCTGGACATCTACACACGTTGATATAATGTTGACAAATAAAGAAGGAAATAGTGAAATGCTGGAAAAGACAATTACTACATTTTTCACAAGTTTGGATGTTGCAAGTTTATCGTCTGGAAATGTAAAACGTTTGATTGCTGCTGGTTACAATTCTATATGCAAAATATTAGAAATGAAAGAAGAAGATTTCTTGAATATAGATGGTTTCAAAGAAAAACTCGCCAAAAAAATATACGAAAGCATACAAGAAAAAATTAAAACGGCGTCATTGGTTAAAATAATGGCGGCATCTGGTAAAATGGGGCGTGGTATGGGTGAGCGTAAACTGAAGCCAATTATGGAAAAATATCCCAATATTTTGAATATGACTGAAAAACCAGAAGAGAAAGTATTAATGTTACGTCAAATAAATGGTATTGGTCCTGAAAATGCCAAAACATTTGTGGAAAATATTGGTTCTATTTTAGAGTTTATGCGCCAATGTAAACTAGTATATAAATATGAAGAGCCACCGACAGAAGACATGATGACTACTACTGCCGAACGTGTGATGGATAAAACAAATCCGTTATTTAGCAAAAAAATAGTAATGACAAAAGTTCGTTCAAAGGAAATTATTGAAAAATTACCTATTTTTGGTGCGGAATTGGAAAATAACATATCCAAAAATACATTTGCGTTAATAACAAAATCGAAAGAGGAAAAATCTAATAAAATAATCAAAGCGCGTGAAATGAATATTCCTATTTTTACACCAGAGGAATTTATTGAAAAATATCTTAAGTAAACATATATTATATATTTTTTTTTATACATTAAATATATAATGAGTAAGAAACAATCACCACAAAAATATAAATCGATTGAAGAAATAAAAGTAAAATTATCGGATGTTTACCGTGATTATAACAAGCGTAATAAATTTGAAAGCGATTTTGTAAAAGAATTAAATTCACATACAGAAAAATACAAAAACATGACAAACAAAAAATCATTCAGATTTACAGAAGATGATGAAGATGATCGATTACTATTTTTAATCAAAGATGATACATTATTACATTTATTTGTTCGCACAGGATTTGTTGAAATTGTGAGAACATTGGTTAATCTTAAAAAAAAACTTAACATAAACATTGATGCAAAAAACAACGATGGTGAAACTGCTTTACATATTGCAGGAACGTGTGAAAAGGACGTGTATGTTGGAGAACGTCAATGTTTACCTATTGTCGATATTTTATTATCTAATGGTGCAAATATTAATGTTCAAAATAAAAAAGGTGATACTGTATTACACAATGCTGCGTCAAATGCTCAGTTTGAATTAGTTAAAAAGTTAGTAAATAATAATATTGATTATTTTATTAAAAACAAAAAAAAACATACTGCGCGTGAAATGATAGATATTCAAATGAAAAATGATGACAGCGATATGTATGACGATTTATTGACAATTTCAAGTTATTTGAAAAATATAGAACAAAGTAAAAAAATAGAAAAAACAAGAAAAAATAAAACAATGAAAGAATTAATGGTTTATCAAACATTAAAACCAATACTGACAAAGGGTTTGAACCTTGATAATATGACTGTCAAAACATTGACAAAACAAATAATGAGTTTACGAGGAGGAAAAAAGAAAACACAAAAACGTAAAATAAATAAACTTAGAAAAACACAAAAAAATAATGCATAAAGTGTATATTATACTATATAATATAATATATACAATGCGTGAATCACCTTGTTTCTATGTTTGCAATAATCACATAGAGCGATTAATTGAAACAATGGTTTCCCCTTGTAGAGGGACTTGTAAAATATGTAATCAAAAACGTGTAAATGGATTTTCTAATCCTGACCATGTATCAAACCCATTTGGCTATTTATATTTAATACCTGATTTATGTGAGAGTTGTGCTGTTAAACATAAAAAATGTATGTGGTGCAAATATTAAATTTATTTTTTTCCTCCAAATATAAACGCATCTTCGTTCATATCCATTTCAAAACCAGCTTCTTTGATCCTTCTTAAAAAATCATCATTGTTTTTTAATAATCCAGCATTATCAATGTTTCCTATGACTTGTCCATTTTTGTCTACAATATTTCCATCTTTATCATATATTCCAACAAATTCTTTCTTTTCTCCCAATGTATATACGTTGTCGTTGTTATCTATATATACAATAATTCTACCGTTTATTACTGGAATAGTGGGTTTTTCAACATCTTTGTAATACCCCCACATTTGAGCGGCTGCTATTCTCTGTTGTATTTTTTCTTTTTTTTTTTTAAAGAAATTTTCATCTTGTATTTTTAAGACATTTTTTTTTGGAGTTTCGTATGATTTATTGCGTGACTTTTTTTCAGGTGATTTTCCTCCTTTTAATGAACCACACTCACCCATTGTTGCGCCCGAATATTTTACATATTCTTTGAAATTACATTTTGTACTGCGATTACCGCGACATTTTCGGCATTTTTTCTCATATTTTTTGATTTTCTTTTCGTTATTTCCTTCGTCAATAAAACGCTGTAATTTCTTGCACGTATTACAGCGTCCATATTTTACTTTTGGCGGACATTTTTTAACGGCATCGGAGTTATTCATTAAACTTTCGAAATCACTTTGATTATGCGTTTTTCCTTTATAACATACTTTATTTTTTTTTACAAGTGAACTTGCTATTGCAACACTTCCAATAGCAATAGGTGCAAACATCGAAATATTACCCCCTTTGTGTTTTTTCATCGTTTTGTTCTTTTTGACTTTATTTTTAATGTTTTTATTTTTTTCGGTCTTCATTTATATTATAGTTATAAAAAATAATTAAATATAGGGCTTTCACTAATTGGAACAATATTTCCAGAAAATAATGCTAATAATGCGATATTTGCACATATGTGCACACCCATATGAAAGTAAACAGAATTCCAACAATAATCGTATTTTATACATATATATCCAATGAAAAAGCATATTATAGCAATTATCATAAAAATATTAAACAATAATTCGTTTGTAGAATTAATAGCGCGTATAACAGCGTAAATGTATGCAAATACAACATAGCAAATGTCTAAATATCTTCTCCAATCGTATAATGGTTCATACCAATTTAATGTAGAGGTAATAAAAACTAAACCAGGTACAATTAGTGCAATATCAGTATGACCATTGTAAAGACCATATATACAAGTAAATAATGATATAAAACTTATAAAAAATATACATTTTGATTGTGTTTTAGATAAACAAAATGTTGATTTAGTGTCCATATAATATATTTATACATAACAATGCACTTCATTTATATTAAATATATGATTATGATTATCAGAAATTTCAGTTGTTTCATATACTTTAAAGAACTCTTGCTCTAATTGTGAAGCAGGAGTGTGATTGTGCACTTGACGGGCAATCATTTTATATAATTTAAAATTCGGATAACGCTCTTCTCCATTTTTTTTATATAAAATATTTTTTCCATTATCGTCGCTGCACCAACGTGCAATGGTTTTTTGAAGATCGTTCATAGTCGACATTTTCATTTCACTATCAATAATAAAATCATAAATAGAACAACCTAAACGACACAAATCAAAACTGTAATTCGGCATTATTTTCTTTTTGGAAGTATCATAAAACGGTTCAAAATTATATTGTGTATGTGCATCACCCCCTTCTTTGAAACTGTCGCTGCAATATGTGATCTTGTTGTATGTGACAATGGCTCTACCAAAGTCAATTAATTTATATATGCGACCATATGTTGGTACCTTGTATGTTTTGTCATTGTAAATGTAATAAATATATTCATAATCCACTTCATCATACATGATATTGTTTGTGTGGAGATCGTTATGTGTAAAGTTAAATGCTTTCTGTAATGTAAGTAATATCATTATTATTTGAAATAAAGCAGAACGTCCTTGGTCTTCGTCGATTGCATTATTTGCCAATAAATTATCAAATGTATTATTGCATTTTTCAAGACATATCATTTGAACGGGGAAATCATTAATATATGCATATAATGGTTCTTCTTCTATACTACTGTCTTCATCACTATCTTCGTCATCTGGAATGGTTTCATCATCATTTTCGTCATTATCTGAATCTTCATTGCTACTATTATCTTCATCAGAATCTGATACAATACTATTATCACTGACGCTCTCTTGATCATTTACGTCATTTTCATAAACAAGGTCGAGTGCAGTTTTTTCATTATTTAAAGTTTCATCTATTTCTAATGTTTCAACCTCAATTGTTACATTATCGTCTTCAATATTTAAAGAGGGTTTATTTTTTAGTGAATTATTATTTGTATATTGTGCATATGTGTCTTTATCGAAAATGTTGGTATTGAATAGTTTTCCGAGACCATTTTCAAAAAAATCATATGATTGTAAATAATCAATGTCGTCAATCACGTTAATGCGATATTGCTTTTGAATACCAATATAAGAACCATAATATTCTACACTATTGAAAAAATTATAATGTTCTTTAAGTTTGTTTATTAGTACACAGCACATATTGTCAACATAAGAAGCATTATGCACAGAATTAATTTTATAATGCAGATTATCATTGTTGTAATAAGGTAATTCTTTTAAATGTAGGTCGTGCTTGTATTTACCAATCATATAATGACAAGGGTCTAAAAGAGGAGCATATTTAAAGAATATTTGTTTTTCTATTTTTTCATTATGATTGTCGACAATGGTATTGTTGTCGTATAAGTGGTATTTATGATTAAATTGAGCGTATGTGAAATTTTCACTATTATATTCTTTATAACAAGGGTTGTATGCGATTAAACTGTCTATTTTATAAGGATTATAGTCCTCGGTGTTATTTACCCATCTTTCGGGGGTTACTATCGGTTTTTCCAATAATTCAATACTAAATTTAGTCATTTGTTCTAATAATGTAAAACTATTTAATAAAATACTAAATTAAACACATTCGTTATAAAAATGTAAAAATCATCATATGTAATATTATAATGACTTTGGAACTAAAAAAATTCGATATGCGTAATATTACATTTAAACCAGATGAAAATAAAGGACCAGTAATTGTTATGATTGGTCGTCGTGATACTGGTAAATCTTTCTTGGTTCGCGATTTATTATACCATCATCAAGATATTCCAGTTGGAACAGTGATTTCGGGAACAGAAGCCGGTAATGGTTTTTATGCAAAACATGTACCTAAATTATTTATTCACGAAGAATATAGCAGCATTTTAATAGAAAATATTTTAAGACGACAAAAAGCCGTTTTAAAACAAATGAAAAAAGAAGAAGCGTCTTATGGTCGTAGTCGTGTTGATCCTCGTACATTTGCAATATTAGATGATTGTTTATATGACCAATCTTGGGCACGTGACAAATTAATGCGATTATTATTTATGAATGGTCGTCACTGGAAAGTAATGTTAATTATTACAATGCAGTATCCATTGGGTATTCCTCCTAATCTTCGAACAAATATTGATTATGTTTTTATACTTCGAGAACCATATATGACAAATAGAAAGCGTATATGGGAGAATTATGCCTCCATGTTTCCCACATTGGAATCGTTTAGTGCTGTAATGGACCAAACAACAGAAAATTATGAATGTTTAGTTATAAATAATAATGCGAAATCCAATAAATTAAATGACCAGATTTTTTGGTATAAGGCGGAAACACGACCTGATTTTAGATTGGGTTCAAAAGAATTTTGGGAATTATCAAAGGGCATTAACTCTGACGACGAAGATGAAGAATATGACCCAAATAAATCACGTAAAAAAAGTAAAGGACCACAAATTAATGTCAAAAAAACAAAATGGTAATATGTTAATTATTGGTTTCTATATCGCTATTTTCACTTTCAGTGTCCACTAAATCATTGATATCACTTATATGATTATTATTATTGTTTATTATAATATTAATGCTATCATCGTCACTTTCACTATTACTTTCGCTATCACTATCGCTATCACTATTATTGCTCAAGCTGTTTATGATATGCTCTCTTAATATTCTTGAATTACCTGTATCTCTTTTAAATATAGGTTCATATATACGTTTTTTCTTAATAATTTGTTGATGACTATTTTTGAATTCCTCTACTTTTTCTAGTTCATTAAACTGTATATATTTATCATTTACAGGTAATCTGTGGGTTTTATTGAAGCGAACAATACATTTCATTCTTCCAAAACGATTATTATATATTAAAAACTGTTTCATTTTATAAAAAAATAAGTTTTCATAATAATTTATTTTGAAAAAATCGTTACTGTAATTCATTAACAAATATAATCTATAATATGGAGTAAATGCTTTTACAACTAAATCTTTGTCGAAATCAGGCGATATAGATAATTTATACGCATTGGAATTCATTTCATTGTTTACAAATTTTATCATTTTTCTAATTTTTTTATATAATACATTACTTGACATATTACGTATGCTATCATTTATTGATTGTTCCTTTAATAGTGTCATATTATGCTCTTGAAATTCATAAATATTAAAATTTACTTTAAAAAAATGATGTAATATTTCATTAAAATATAATGTATCAAATTTCATTTTAAAATAAATATTGTATAAATCTGCTTTTGAGAAAAACATATTATTATATGGATTTTTAATTGGAACCGAATTAATAAAAAACTCGGTTCCTAATGTCATTTTATCATTTAATATTTTAAATATGTCAGTGATTTTAAATAAATATTTTTTTTTATTCTGTATTATGCAAATAACGTTTTTATTTTTTTCATTTATTTCTGTAAATTCCATATCTGTTTTTATTTGCGTTTTATAATATTTGTGTTTGAATAATTCTCGAAATCTTAATAATCCAAAATAACATTTTTGTATCTTACAGAATATACTTTCTATGTACGAACGCTGTTTCTCAGAAATAAAAAGATTTTGAATTTTGTCTTTATAAAAACCAAATTTGTCTTCAAATTCGCAATTATTTTTATGGATACAAATGTCTAGAAATACATTTTTAGCCCTTGTATAATCATAATCACACGTTGTCTCATTATTGGACATTTCATTTGTTAAATTCATATATTTTATAAATTCATCGTCGTAATTTATTGGCTCGTAATCTATTTTACATTTTAATACACGATAAATAATTTTACGATATAATTCCATTATATAAAAATACATGTTATTTTTATATAATTAAAAAAAGATTTAATCTTCCTTCTTAGTGTTTTCTGCCATATTTTTCAATATTTCGGTATTATGCTCTTTAATACCCTCTTCTGTGGCGACTTCGCGACTCTCAAAATCAACTGTTTCTGTTACACCGGTTAAATTACCTTCTTCGTCGATTGTTTGAGTCAAAACATTTCCGGATTCTTCTGCCTTTTTAATATTTTCTTCAATTGCCTTTTTCTTTGTTTCGCGCACACGCTTTTCAAATTCGTCTTTGGCTTTCGATTCATTTTTCATTTTCTCACTATGTAGCTGGTTAAGTTCCTCCTCCATAAACTCAACACGCCCCGTTTTATACGCATCCGGGTCCCAAGGAATCCACATACCAACAGGACCTACAAAAATATCGTGATTGGGATCAATGTCACGCAATGATTTGCAGCGGTGTTCCGCCTCTTCCTGTGTATTATAAACACCACGAACCTTTAATCCACGCACAGAAGTTTGAAATACATTTTTACGATTAAACTCTTCATTTAGTCGCTCTTCATTTTTATCCATAAATGTTTTATAATCATCTTCCACACTCATCTTTTTTAGATTGTCCTTTTCTTCCTTTACAAATTCGTTGAAATCAGCAATGGCCGTTTCAACATTTAGGTTATATTTATAAGACATAAAATGAATAAAATCAAAAAATTTAGACATGGATTTAGTAAAATCCCACGATTTTACAAATTCTTCAAATAAGAATTGCTCGCGACGCTTTAGTATATTTTCAGGAGAAACAAATGACAAACACGTGAATTTTTGTCCAGCAAGGGGGGCATCTTCATCACATAGGTCAACATATTTAGGATTTGCTTTTCCGTCAATCATTTTTCTTTCAAAACCTGACATATAATATTATTTGTAATCTTTTATTTATATTATATTTTAGAATTATTTTGTATTTATATAATATAAAATGACTGGTGTGTTTGATTTCCAAGAACTCGTTAAGCGCGTTGTTAAGTACTTAGTTGAAGGTATTGTTGTTGCCATTGTTGCATTTGCCGTGCCCAAGAAACAACTTAATATTGAAGAAGTTGTTATTATTGCCCTTGTAGCTGCGGCCACATTTAGCATCCTCGATGTTTTCATTCCAGCAATGGGATCTACTGCTCGCACTGGTGCCGGTTTCGGTATTGGCGCCAACCTTGTTGGTTTCCCCCGCGTGGCTTAAGCAAAATATAATATTTAATTAGTATATAAATATTATAATGGACGATACTCATAAAAATATTATTATGTTTTATCACACGACATTAAGAAATGTAGGACTTTATACATCTATTTCATTTGGTGCTCTTGGATATAGCCGTTATTATAGAGGTAAATCTCAATCCTATAATATTGGATTGATTATTGTTGGTTTGATGTTTAATCTAATCGCATTTATTATTAATTACTACTTTTTGGATGACATGAAATCATTATTGCACGCATACAAAGAAAATCCCGATGCATCAGAATCATTGGATAAATGGATGTTAATTCCTCAAGTCGTAATTGTATTGCAAATATCATTATTTTTGTTTGGAACATATACATTGTTTAAAAACATTAGACAGTAGGAAAGAACTGCCAATCCAACGTTTTACATACATCTTTCCAAATCATATCTTGTTCCAATTGTTTTTCTCGGTCTTTCATCATTGGTATAAATGGTAAATACTGGTCTTGGTCTAGCAATACACATAATTGATATAATGTGTATGTGTAATTAAAAAAGTTTGTGCGATTGGGTGGACAATGTATTGCCCACGGTTTTTGTATTTCAATAAATAATACGCATAATGTTTCGTGTAATTCTTCATTCATTATGGGCGGTTTAATTCCAAATATAGAATTAATATATTGAATATGTTCAAAATATTTATTTAATCCTAATTTGCGCAATATTTCTCGCATTTTACCATAATTTAATTGCGATTTGTCTGTAATACGTTCTTTTTTTATGCGATTTCTAATTGCATCAATCACTTCGTCGGGAATTTGTGTGGTTTCTTTTGCTTGAAACTGTGCTAATATTTCCTTAAAATGATTCAATCGAATATATGCTGTATATGACACTTCATTTGGTGGTTCTTTATTTGAGGGTTTGTTTCCATCTACAATGTGTGTAATGAATTTTCCACACGCTTTATTATTACATATTAAAATACCTTCATCTTCTTGTGCTATAAATTCACCTTCATTGCAAAAAATACAAATGTCACAAAGTAAAACATAATCTGTTGTTGTGAGTTTTTCTTCGTGAACATTTTTCCAATAATTTTTATACATTTGTTTTGATTCACTATATTTCTGATCTTGTAAATCACACGATTCTTTATTTTTGGCTTTGATTTTGAAAAACGAATTAATCACCGTGCTTGTTTGATTGTTATCATTGTTATTAATTTTTTGCTTTTCTTCGAAATAATTAAATACATATTGGGAATTTTCCAAAAAATAATTGTTTTTCTCTTTTTTGTGTTCTTTAATTTTGCCGTTGATTTCTCTGATCTTATCTTTAATTTCCATATAACGATCAATGTTATTTGATTGTAAATTTTTGAGTTCATTTTTAAGTTCGTCTTTCTCCTGTTCCAGTTTTGGTATTACTGTTATTTCCAAATTCTGAAAATGTGCCAACATTTGGTCATGTTTCACATCGATAGACAATAATATTGCCGACTCTTTTTGTTTAGATGTCATTTAAAATATATAGATTGTTAAATTTATATATTTTTTTTGCTATTTACTTTTTCTTATACGTACTGTTTTTTTTGTGTTTTCTTGTTTTTTGTTTGACGGTTTTTTTGTGTTTTCTTGTTTTCTTTTTTCCACCCCAAACATCAGTATCAGTACCAAACGGATTTGTCACTGTGGTTGAATCTACATCCATCTTATTTTTGTCAGATCCTTTATCTACAACCATCCTATTATTGGCATATTCTTCGGATTCTGCTTCATCTTTTTTGTCTTCTTCTACATATTGATGTTGAAGTGTATCTATTTTATTCAATAAGAAAATTATGTAATTTTCTTCTTCGTTTATAATGTTTCCACCTTTTGTTTTGCTCAATCTTTGTTTTTTAGCTTTATATGAAGCATTTATCATATTCTCTGCATTGGTTATAGTATTATTCAAAACGTGCAATATAAGATCTTTATTAAATTTGTGTTTACCTGCTTTTGTTCCACCAATAAGCGAATAAAAACTTCCATTTGCTGCGTCACACCATTCTTGTATTGTATTTGTTATTGATTCTTTTCGGGTTTTCAAAAAATTATTATATGTAAGTTCATTATATGTTAATAAATCTTGTGTTAGCTGTATACGATCCGGATTATATTCGTATTCGTGCGTATTTGTATATAGTTCACCAAATTTACCAAATATTTGATATAACATATAATCAACACCAGCGTCATCAACCATCCATCCGCCTGTTGTAGTTAATTGAACACCTATGAAATTCGATTTTGTTCTATTACAATCAATACAAGAAGGCATATATGATTTATAAAATGTACCTCCTTGTGAACTTAACATTTTCGATAATAAAGATGCCATAACTGCAGATACATGTTCACAATCACCACAAGGGGTTGCATATGTATATTCATCTTTTTTTCCAGCAAATGCTTTTACTTGTATACCACATAACCAACATTCACCGCAATTTCGCATGTGTGACGGTGTAAATGGAACCATTGTCATTTTACCGTTAACTATTGCAGGAGCTGCCGCTACTGGATAACGGGATTTATCATTTTCTTCCATCAATGCCTTAAGTGTATTTCCTTCGAATTCTTTTAGTTTATGACCCTGATTGTCTGGGTTGTTTTTAATTTCTTGATTTTTTGCATCCAGACATTCCTTTTGCGGAGAACCCTTTGTAACTGCACTTCTCCAATTTGATGCAGACATACCGGGATAGTGTTTACTCACTGCCTTTGTAAATGCCGGGGTAAGTTTATTAGTAATTTGCTTTGCAGTTATTGTATTATTGCGAAACAAACCAGTTGTTAACTTTAAAATATCACTTGCAAATTGTCCCGTTTTAACAAGTTTATTTTTGCTAGGTTTGTTAGGGGCAGCTGTTTTAGCAGCTAAGGGTTTTTTATTAGTATTTTTTGCAGACACACCCCCTTTTTTCATATTTATTTTAGTGTTCATATAAATATATATATTATACATTTATAAAAAAGCGTAAAAAAATCAATAATATAAAATCCATTATTTTATATGCAAACAACAACAATAGAAGGAAAAACATCACCAAGAAACATAGAAATAAATCAAAAAAAGTTTCAACGAATGGTATTTCTAACAAATGCCCTAGAAGATGGATGGACAATAAAGAAATCCGCAGAGAATTATATTTTTTCTAAAAAACACGAAAACAAAAAAGAAGTATTTCAAAAAACATATTTAGAAAAATTCATCTTATCTAATCAAGACATCAATACAATACATAATAATTAATTTCGTTCCACCATTGATTCGCTAACAACAACATCGCGCTGTTGTTTGGGTTCTGATAGATATATGTCATCATCACTATCAAAAATATCAAATATATCTAAATCTTTCCAACACGGGCATTGGGCATTTCCATCCCATATATATTTGCATTTATGACATTGCATTAGTGAACCTCTATATAGTTGTTCAATCGTATTTCTATCATAGTCAAGATGTTGCATTTCAAAAATGTCAAAATCTGTTTTACCAATTTCTCTCATCCAATATACCCAAGGTTCATAGCAATCTTTGCACGTCCCCCAATCGTTACCTACACCTCTGTTGTCATAATTCATTGTTTTGATTATTTTACAAGCGTTGCATGTTGGATTACTACAAATATAACATAGATTTTCCGACTCATTCTTATTACAACATTTACACTTCATATTTTATAAAATATAATAATTTTGAAAGCATAATCAATTTTTATTTGTATATAAAAATGTCATAATACGCATATTATGCTAACAATAATATACAAAGGTTATTTTTGCAAGCACTATTAATGGTGTAATAAATATAAACCTAAATACTTTAGTAAAAATGACATTTATTAAATTAATTTAATTAATTTATTTTAATTTTTCCCAAATTTTTTTCTTTAGTAATTATATAAAATGGGTGGTGCTCTTATGCAACTTGTAGCTTACGGTGCTCAGGATGTCTTCCTTACTGGAAGCCCTGAGATTACCTTCTGGAAAGTGTCTTACCGCAGACACACAAACTTCGCCATGGAGTCGATTGAACAGACATTCTCTGGTCAAGCCGATTTCGGCCGTCGCGTTACTTGCACAATCAGCCGTAATGGTGATCTTGCCTATCGCACATATCTTCAGTTGACTCTTCCTGAGATCAACCAAAACGTTGCCTCCGGTGACGTTTACGCTCGTTGGTTAGATTTCCCTGGTGAGCAACTTGTTTCCCAGGTCGAAATTGAGATTGGTGGCCAACGCATCGATCGCCAATACGGTGACTGGATGCACATCTGGAACCAACTTACTCTTCCTGCCGACCAGGCCGCTGGTTACAACAAGATGGTTGGCCAGACCACACAGCTTACTTACCTCGTCGACCCTGACTACAGTGACGTCGCTGGTGCCTGTGCTGCCACCGGTAGCGTTGCCCAGGTGTGCGCTCCTCGCAACGCCCTTCCTGAGACAACTCTTTACGTCCCCCTTCAATTCTGGTTCTGCCGCAACCCCGGTCTTGCCCTTCCTTTGATCGCCCTTCAATACCACGAGGTCAAGATCAACATTGACTTCCGCCCCATTGGTGAGTGCTTATGGGCTGTTGATGGTTTAACCGGTGGCAAATCTGTCTCTGCTGCCTACCAGCAATCCCTTGTTGCCGCGTCTCTCTATGTTGATTACATCTTCCTTGACACTGATGAGCGCCGCAAGATGGCCCAGAACCCCCACGAGTACCTCATCGAACAAGTTCAGTTCACTGGTGACGAGTCCGTCGGTTCTTCCTCCAACCGCATCAAGCTTAACTTCAACCACCCCTGTAAGGAACTTGTCTGGGTTGTCCAACCTGATGCCAATGTTGACTACTGTGCTTCATTAGAGAACACCGATGCCACTGGTTTATGGTCTCTCTATGGTGCCCAGCCATTCAATTACACTGATGCCCTTGATGCCCTTCCCAACAGTCTTGAAGCTTATACCACTGCTGCTGGTGCTTCTCAAGTTATCAGCGGAAACCTTTTCGTTGATGGCCCCACCGTTGTTGATAACAGCAACGCGAGTGTCGGTGATGCCGCCAGTTTCGTCCTTGCCGAGTGCGCCATGGAGAAGCACTGCTGGGGTGAGAATCCTGTTGTGACTGCCAAGTTACAACTTAACGGCCAAGACCGTTTCTCTGAGCGTGAGGGTTCTTACTTCGATGTTGTGCAGCCCTTCCAGCACCACACCAAGAGCCCCGATACCGGTATTAACGTGTACTCCTTCGCTCTTCGCCCCGAGGAACACCAACCTTCCGGAACATGCAACTTCTCTCGTATTGATAACGCTGTTCTTCAACTTGTTCTTTCCTCCAACACTGTCTCTGGCTCCAACACTGCCAAGGTACGTGTCTACGCTGTTAACTACAACGTCCTCCGTGTCATGAGTGGTATGGCTGGTGTTGCTTACAGCAACTAAGTTGTTTGCATAATCATTTGCATAAATTAAAAATAATTTAATACTATAAATTATTTTTTAAAGATAAAAAAATACGTAAAGAAATTGATTAAAAAATATAGCTAAGTTTATATAAAACCAGTATGAGCGAGTGTCCAATTTGCATTGAAACCTATAATAAATCTATAAAGGCGAAAATATGTTGCAATAATCCATCTTGTAATTTTCATGCGTGCAAAACGTGTGTTCGCACATATTTAATGAATTCTACTGCGGACTTACATTGTATGAACTGTCGTAAATCCTGGGAGCAGGCCTTTGTTATTTTAAATTTAAACCGTTCGTGGTTTGTAAATACATACACTCCCCATCATAATGGATTATTGCTTGAACGTAATAAGTCCCTTATTCAAGAAACAATGCCGGAAGTGGACGCATATATGGAACGTAAACGTCTTCGTATTAAAAATGCACCAAAAATTAAAGAAATTAGAGAACAAATAAACAATAAAAATACGGAATTACATAATATTATAGTTGAACAACGTAAACAAGAAGAAGCCGCCAGAAAAATTTATTTTGATACTTTACGAGCAATTCGACAAGAAACAGAAATAAAACGTGTTGATATTCATACTGAAATATACGAACTTCGTGAGAGTAAAACCGAATTGGAAAATGCGTGTGGTATTGAAGTCGGAGACAAAAAACGGTTTATTATGCCGTGTCAAAAGGCAGAATGCAAAGGATTCTTGTCCACACAATATAAATGTGGTGTGTGTGAAACACAATGTTGTCCTAAATGTTTAGACGTATTAACAGACGAAACAAAGGCCGACCATGTGTGTAATGAAGACACTGTTAAAAGTGCAAATCACATAAAATCAACAACACGACCGTGTCCCAAATGCGGAGAACGTATTTATAAAACAGAAGGTTGCAATCAAATGTGGTGTACTGTGTGTCATTGTTCATTTGATTGGGTAACTGGTCGAATTGAAAATGGTACCGTGCATAATCCTCATTATTTTCAATTTTTAAGGGAAAATAATAATGGCGTTGTTCCTCGACAACCAGGGGACGATCCCTGTGGAAATTATTCTATTTTGTTAAATTATTGTGTGAATTATATTGGTCGCTATTTATATTCCAATGATGATAGAAAAATGATGGATTATGAAAGCGAATATCACATACCTGCTGAATCTTTGTGTAATTTCACTCGAATGATTTCTCATTTTGAAAACGTTGAAATGACCAATGCGCGGCAGATATTAAATGATTGTGAAAATGTAACTGAATGGCGAGTTCGATGGATTGTAAAAGATATGTCCGAACAGCATTTTTGTTCTTATATAAATGAGAAAAACAAACGTCGTTTGAAATACACTGATTTATTATATATCTACGAACTGATTGTTAACGTTGGGAAAGACATTATTCAGGGTCTTTTGATGAAAATCACTGATAACAATATTAATATTGATAATTCCGTATTAAAAAATAAGATTAAAAACACATCTATTGAGGTGTATATACCATTATTTAGAGACGCATATAGCGAAATAGAAAAATTTATTAAATATTGTAATGATCAGTTTAAAGTTATCAGTATGTCTCATAATTGTAGTGTTCATCGCATTCTTTGTGATCGCATTACTACAAGACGACGTTACTCAAATAATAGCGATTATCAAAATCACAAATGTTATAATTTCAGAATTCGCTCGCAAAAATCGAATATTACAGATGTAAAAAATATGATGATGCCCGTCGAAAAACTATCGGAAAATACATCAAATGAAAAGACGGGTTAAAAACAACAACAATTATACCATTTTTTTGTCTTGAGCTTTACAATATATCTTGAACGATGACATACTAAACAGGCATTGTCATCAATACAATTAATACATACGGATCTACCACAATATATACAATTTGTTAATTGTAAATTTGTTGTACAAGAAAAACATTTTTTTACTTCTAATCCTTGCGATACTTTTCTAATCGATTTGGTTAACCCGTTTCTTCTTTTAGATGGTTCTACATTTGAGTTTATATTTTCATTCATCATAAATATATAAATGGTTTAGAATTTATATTTTTATAAAAAATAATATAAAGTACAACGTATTATATTATTTAATGTCGAGTCGTTATTCAACAACACAAAATGAATTATTACTGTCTAGTTTAATGAATTTCTACAATAATAAAAAACATTTGGATTCAATTATATCAATAATTAACGGTGAAGGGAAAATATCATTGCGCATTATAGATTGGTTTGTAACGAATTATGCAAAAGAAAAATATGTTGTATACATATTAAACAATAATCGTTTTAAGGTATTTCATGAGTATAAATTAAAATTAAAAGCGTATTCAAAAAAACGGTTTGACCCCTTTTGTAGATGGGAACGCATTTGTATTCCATATGATGACAAACACAATATGGAAACGACAATCGGGCAACTGAATTTTTTTCGTTGGGCTCTTGAAAACAATATTGTAAAATACATTGAAGAAAACTACGAAGACATAGAACAAGATATGAATTCGAGAAATACAAATTCACGAAAAAAGAATGAAACAACTAGTGAAAATAAAACGCGTAAAAAAAGAGAGGAATTATCAGTTTCGGCGTGTAAATGTATCAAAAAGGAGAATGTACACATCGTCGTTAAGTTTACATAAATTTTCCTATGAATTCTGTCATTTGATTTGTCCATAAATGAAAGTAAAACTTTTTATCCGATTCATCACTAAATTGATAATCTGTTTGCAACCGTAACATTCTTGCGGTATTGTTTTCAAAAAGCCAGGTTTTATGATATTTTTCACATTGTTGAAGATATGTTAGTGGTATATCTTCTTCACCATTTCTAGATCGCATTTTAATACGCTGATAGCATATTTCGGGTCTGGCATCAATATATATAATACCTTCTATCGGATAATCTTCTTTGAAAATCTTATAAAATTCTAAATATATCTTATAATTAATATCTTCAATTTTTTTGTCGCTATGAAGCATTTTTGCGAAAATATTGTAATCCGCCTCCAATGAGCGCTCACAAATCATAACTTTTGCGTCGGGATTATCCTTTATCTTTTGTCTCATTTTTTGGATACGCGTTGCAAATGCCATAATTTGAAAGGAAAATGCGTATTTTTCTTGGTCCGAATAAAATTTTTCCAATACCGAATGTCCTTCATCATCTTTAATATTTTCCCATACACTTGTGGGTTCCAACATAAAAATTACATAAGGATTGTTTTTCAATCTATGTTGCAATTCTTTCAACAATGTAGATTTACCGGCGCCAATATTTCCCTCAATAGACAATATTTTCATTTTATATTACACATATATAAAATAAAATAGCAAATCAATTTTTAATAGATTATTTTCTCTGATTTGAACTTTAATATATCAGTTACAACCGATGTCGTTTTAAAATGCTCTTCGCTGTATATTTCTTGCAATAATATCCATTCAAATAATCCAGCATTATACACATAAATATATTGAAATCCTAAGTCAATTAATTGGTTTGCTTTATTTATTGCACTATTATCATTGCAGTTTTTTCCATAAATCACTATTTTTTTTGATTTGAAATCATAATTTTCAATTAATTTATTAAATATTTCTTGTTCTCTATTATAATCGATTGTGTTTAATATTAGACATTCTTGTTCTCCACTTTTAAGAGTGTTTATTATTAATGTGTTTGTATCATTAATACATTGCTGCATATTTTGATAATTTATGTATTGTATATTTGCCTTTTTCATAAAAAAATCAAGCATTTTTCTCGTTATTATTTATATGCAATTAGTATTTATATTTATACATGCATATAAAAATTGAATATAAAATGATTTTTATATTATATATATAGAATACAATGGATTTAAGACAGCAAAAGCTTACGAAAAAAGAATGGGAATCATTAGAAGTCCCGGTAAACGGTATGGAGAAAAATATTTTACAGATGATTGATAATGGCTATAATAAAACTGATATTTATTATAACAACAATAAATCATTAACATCGTTTTTGAAAATAGAACCGAATACTATTATACATCATTACTTATACGAGAAATATTTTAAAAAAGGTATTGATAAAATAAATAAAAAATACCATTTTGAATATGTTCCCGAAAAATCATCAAAACTACAAAAATTAAATAGCAGTGATACAGTTAAAATACAAAACCTTGATGAAAACATAGATAGCTTTAAAAAGGTAATTTTCGAATATTTATTAATTGAGTTGTGTTCATATATATTAAAATATATTTATAAAAAGAAATCAGGTTATATTAGTTATTTATACAGTATTATACAAATAAGAAAATCATCCATTATTAATATTAATACCACCATATTGGATTATGTCGACAAAGTCATTAATTTTGCCTCGCCCAAAGTTACACCTAATGTGATTCTCCAAAATGCACATAATTATATTGAACGTAATGAATATTTATTGTCTTCTGAGGATAAAGTATTGTTTGAACACCAAAAAGACATATTTAATCTGTTTAAAACAGATAAACAATCCAAAATTGTGTTATATTGTGCACCCACTGGTACAGGTAAAACATTGACACCCATTGGATTATCTAATCAATATAAAATCATATTTGTATGTGTTGCTCGCCATATTGGATTGGCTTTGGCAAAATCTTGTATTGCATTGGGAAAAAAAATAGCATTTGCATTTGGCTCAGATACGGCTGACGAAATTCGTCTTCATTATTTTTCGGCAAGTTCGCATTTCAAACACGAATTAGATGCAAAGGGAAGATGTGTTTGCAAGAACCCAAAATGTCATAAGATTGGACAAGATATTAAGTATAAAAACGGGTCTAAGAAAATCGATAATAGTGATGGTTCTAAAGTCGAAATAATGATTTGCGACGTGCGCTCCTACATTACATCTATGCATTATATGTGCGCTTTTAATAATAAGGAAGATATTATTACTTACTGGGATGAACCAACCATCACATTAGACAGTGAAACACACGAATTACACGACGTTATAAACAGAAACTGGTCGCAAAATAAAATACCCAATGTTGTATTATCATGTGCGACATTACCGAAACAAGATGAAATTAAAGATGTCATTGAAGATTTCAAAGGAAAATTTGAGGGATCTACAGTTTATAATATTAATAGTTATGATTGTAAAAAATCTATTCCGATTTTATCAAAATCAAATGTATGTATGCTTCCTCATAATATGTATGAAAGCTATGAAGATTTACAGAAATGCGTTAAGTTTTGTAAAAAAAATAAAACATTGTTACGATACTTTGATGTTGAACAAATAGTGGAATATATTTATTATTTGCACGAGAATAAAATATTAGAAAAGGATTATATTATTGATAATTATTTTAATAGTATATCAGATATTACTATGAATTCACTTAAAAATTATTATTTACAATGTCTTGAAATTGTTAAAGCAGAACATTGGCCAAACGCATTCAAGTATTTTAAGTGCAATGAAAAGAATAAATTTTCGAAAACAATTACTCGAACAATGTCACTACCAGATAGTCATATAAAACCCGGAGAGCCATTGCGCCGCACTCAATCTGTCTTTGATAATACAGTAAAACAAAAGTCGGGAATTTTATTTACCACTGAAGACGCTCATACTTTGACAGATGGTCCCACTATTTATTTGTGCGAAGATGTAAGCAAAATAGGAAAGTTTTATATTCAACAATCGAAAATACCAAGTCCTGAATTTCAAAAAATAATGGCAAAAATAAACAAAAATAATGATTTGACAAAGAAAATCGACTCTCTTGACGCTATTATAAAAAGCAAAGAAGAAGCAAAGGGCGACGAAGATAATTTTAAAGAAGCAACTGATAGAGAGAGCAAAGCAATCATAAATGAAATCAATAAATTGCGAAAACAAATAATGGTGATTT